TAGTGTTCCCACGATCACCCCTGTCCATCTGGTAAGGAGTTCCAGTATACAATATATTATCTTGTTCTTGTCTGTGATGGATGTGACCAGAGTAAACCCTGTCATACTGGGATAGTGCGGTAATTTCTAATCCATGTTCAACTTTAGTCCATCTATTAAACTTTAGTCCTTTGATATCTGCGTGACATACAATACGTTTACACATATTTGCATAGTCTGCAACATAATTACCTAAAGTTTTAGTATCTTCAACCCAAGGTAACATTAACCAATTTTCAGTATCGTTAATAGTTAAGATTTCTGGGCTTTCAAATACATGAATATTTTCGGCTAGGTGTTTAAGGTGTCTAACTGAATTAACTTGATTAGAGTCTTTATAATAAACATCATGGTTTCCTAAAATAATAAAGACTCCTCGCTTAAATACTTTAGAAAGTTTTTCAAAAATTTCCATTGAATCATTTTGAATTCTAACATTAATTGATTCTCTGGAATGAAAGATATCACCTTCTAAAATAAGAATATCTGTATCTGGATTAAAACCATTTTCTTGAGCAGTCTTTGGCAAAACTTCTAAAAGAAAATCTTTTTGAATATCTGCCCACTCCACTGAATTATTTCTAATTCCTAAGTGTAAGTCGCCTACCAAGAATATTTTGTTTATATTGTTTAACTTCATTAAAATAGTTTTTTAAATCTAACTTTACCGTCTAGTATTCCAAATTTATTATTAAGTTCTAATAGGAGAACTTCTTTGTATTCATATTCAAGAGACTCAAACAATCGCTTAAAATCCATTTGAGAAATCATTGAAACAAAATCTAAAACATCGATTGGACCAATGAATGTAGTTTTATTATTTTCTCTAACTAAATCACAAAGTCTAGAAAAGGCAAGATTGATTTCGGGCTTTGTAAATTTTCTACCATCAACCATTGTAATGTCCATCAATTTAACTAAAATCTCATCATTAATAGCGATATTGTTTAGATCTCTTTCAATGATAACTTTATCCATGTATTTGTCATATGATGCACCATCTAAAAGATGACTATCTGTATGACCTGGATCTAATCTAATTCCAGTGTTATGATACATTTCGTCACTAACTCCTTCACCACTATTCCAAGAATTATTAAAGATCTTATCTTCTCTTTTTAATTTTAGATGTTGTTGGTATCGGGCTTCATCTTCATCATCAATTGATTCGTGATCAACTTGTCCAATTTCATCGTCTTCATCTCCTTCAAGCTGATCAAGTCCTTCAAAATCTTCTCCATCTAAAGCTGACCAATCGTCACCTTCATTAATGAATAGGTCCTCTTCTTTAGTTTTTTTCTTCCACATAATATTGTAGTTTTTTTATAAATCTCCTAAAATATCTTCATGTTCGCCAAACTGCTTGATACTAGGAGCAACTGTCAATTGTGGTTTAACCTGGACGTTTGCATATTGTTGACGCAAATCGTCTTCAATTGAAGAAATATCATCGTCATCAGAGTAGTATTCGCTTGCTGGATCAGTTTCTTCTACAAGTCTAGAGAAATCATAGAACATTCGATACATTTTAAAGCTTTCTGTGTAGCCTTCATCACGGTTAGCAATAACCTTGATTTTAATTCTTTTTTCCATTGGTCCTCTCATTAGACCATATAGAGAATCCACTGTGTGTACAAGACCAAAGGATTCAGCAATATCTGACATTCCAATATCTTGATCATCTACTGCATCACGTTTAATTTGAGTTGCAGTAATAATAGTCCATTCATTACGTTGAGCGACTGCACGTAATTCTTCAGAAATTACTTTGATTTTTTCATAAGTATTTCCTTGTTCACGCATAGGTCTCATCAAGTTAATATAATCTACGACTACAACTTGAAGACGCTTACCTGTACTTTCTTGAACTTTTAAAAAGTAGTTTTCAATATCAACTGCAGTTGCACTACCTGTTGCAAATTCCTTAACCCATAATTCTCCAGGCTGAGAGCCGCTTTGTTTAAATTGTTCGATTTTGGCTTCAATTAATTGAGTACGATCTTTTGATGTAATCTCATTATATTGATTGTATGGAATATTTAAGATATTAGATCCTAAACGTTTCATATATTTAGTATCAGCTAATTCGAGAGTGGCAACACCAGTTTGGCAGCCTGACATAAAGGCACGCGCTGCAATATTTGAAAGAACCATTGATTTACCAACCTTAGGTCGACCTTGAAAAACTACTAGGGTTTTTGGATTCCAACCTCCACCTAATGTCTTGTCAAAAAATGGAAACCCAGTTGGAGTTCCAGTTTTAGAAACCTGAACGTGGTCGCCAGCATTAAAGAAATTTAATCCGGATTCAGCATTACTAAAGGAAACATTTAAGTTTGTATTAAGTTTAGTTCGAACCTGATCTGTAATAATATTAACATTTTCTGGACTTATTTCAGAAGTCTTTAAGAAAGATAAAATATCAACGATAGATGAGTTAAGATTCTTAATTAATATAAATGACTTTGTGTATTTAGTTAAGAATTCATAATTGTATTCTCCAAGATTTACACCAAGCAAAGTATTAAAAGTGTCATCCGAAATTTCATAACTGGTTAAGTTAAGCATTTCTCGAATTTCAGTTTTAGATGGAATCTTATGATATTCTTTATAATAGTTTTTTACAACTTTAAAGATATTTCCAAGATCATCGTTATTGAAATACTGAGTTTTCATTTTTGGAATAACTTCCCTAATATCAAGGGCCTCTACGTTCTTTGGCCTAATTAAGGTCTCATTATTGTCATCCATTAGAATAAAGTTAAGAATAACCTTTTCTAGCAACTCGATGTTTTCTTTAAAGTCTATCATATTTTTTAGTTATACAGTTCGTTAAATACTGCTTTATTAATATACAAAAATTCTCCCTTTTTAACAAGAGTTTCTGCATCCATTAAATTTTTTATTACAATTCTTAGTTTATCCTTAAAACCAGGAGTTACCTCATTTTCATTAAACACATATTTAAGAGTTTTTGCTGAAAATTTTAAGTCGGAAGGATTAAATTCTTTATTCTTTATTTCGCAAACCTTAATTATGTACTGAATAATATCAACTACAAAATCAGTTTCAGTTGGGTAGCTTGGAAGAACCCTATGCAAATTTAATTCGTATTTAATCGGTAACTCTGGCTTAAGCTTATAATTAATCTTCTGATCCATCAAATTCTGTCATTTCGTTTAATTCATCTGTTTCCATATCATCAATTCCATCCTGAGTTTCAGGGAACTTAAAGGTTGGTTTAATAATTTTTTCATCAAGTTGTTTTAGGACCTCATCAGTAAATAGTCTTGATGAGAAAAATTCCTTGACTGGAACAGCATCACCGTTATGACGAACGATATAAGATTTTCCGAGCTTTTTAGGATAGAAATAAACCTGCTCTCCATTTAATTCAAATGGTGACAGTATTTCCTGCTCGTCAGCTTTCATTTTTTCAAATTCCTTTTGTGTTACAATAACTCCACGACCTACTCCACATGTTTCCCAACTTACATATTGTTCCAATCCGACGAATGGATTCATACCCTTATGGAATGAAATATGGAATTCAATATCAAGAGGACGGGCCAAACGATTCTTTTTGGTTTTACTACGAACAATAATACCAGTTGTCGTTTTGTTTTCATCGCGAAGCGTTCCTTTGCTCAACATTAAAATAATTGAAGCAGAAAACTCTGGTCCACCTCCGCCTGACATTCCCTTTGGAGTATATTGATCCATTGAGGCATAGGTGTGGTTTGTAAAAATAAATGGAACTTTGTGATTAGAAAGGTCTAGGGTTAGGGACTTAAATAGAGAACGCATCTCCTTTGCACGAAGACCCATATCCGCTGCATTTTTACCCTTGTCCATGTCAGTTTTACTTTTATCAGTATCTAACATTCCAACGGAGTCAACGAATAGCGCAATTTTAAGACCTGGATTTTCTTTGATTGTATCAATTAAGTCATTAACGAAGAATTTTACTTCGCTAATAAGACCCATACGAAGATACTTAAGTTTAGTTAAGTCAACTCCAAATTTTACATAGTCTGAAGAGTCGATTGCACCTTCAGTATCAATATAAAATACCATGTAGTCTTTTTTCTGTAATTCACGAACTGCATTTAAACATAGGAATGTTTTACCTGCACCTGAATCTCCAGCGATTCCAATACTTCTTGTGTTTGGATATCCACCGAATAGAGAGCCCGACATTTGGGCATTTAGTAGATAATTTCCGGTTGGAATATACTCCTCAATATCGGAGAAGCCACGAATTTCAATTTTAGATTTTACTTTCTTTTCAAGTAAATCATTAAACTTTGCGAATGCATCTAATGTAGATTTTGCCATAAATATTTAATCCTTTTGTTATACCCTCTTTTACACAGCAGGGGATAAAGGATCTTAGGCAAAGTATGATATAGTTAGGAAGCTTGCAGAAAGTAATTTTGAGTTTGAATAATCACCCTGCATTATTTTATAAAAAGGAACTCTGGTTAACTCTGATTCTGGTTTTAATCCACTAATGTTAACTGCAAAGCAAATATCCTTGTCTATTTTTCCTAATTTAAATATTCTAGATTGGTCTAAGTCTTCTACCCCAAGCTCTTGATACATGCGTTTAATTGCGGAAAAGCTTGATGCGTCCTTTGCATGATCGACTTGTATTGTTATTGGTTCGCCTTCTGGCGTGCAATAAATTGCTCTTAATTTTTCTGAGTCAGAAACCTCAATCGGTAAAATAATTAGCTCCACTATTTAGAATCAAGTTTTTTCAACAGAGCATCTTTAATGTGGTCTGCTGTTATTTGATTATTTATATGGTTTGCTAATTCAGTTAAAAATTCAGATTTATTCTGTGAGCTTTTATACATCATCTTTAATAGATTAATAGACGGTAAGTTCACTCTTAGATTTAAGTTTAGAAGAGACTCCTCGGTTGCAAACATTTCAAAAATGCCAGCTGACTTTGGATTTGGTTGGATCACTGCCTTGACTTGAGGCGTCGCTGATTCTTGTACAGGTTCAGCTTTAGGCTTATTTGGATCAATAATTGGTCCTCTAATAGACATACATTCGCCTCTAGTTAAAGGTTCTTGTCCATCCATAATTGCCATAAGCCTAGAGTTTAATTCATCTAAACTAACAACTGAGCCATCCTCTAACTTGGCAGCAATTAGACCGCCTCGACTAAATACATCAATTACTCTAGTTACAGTTGCAATTTTAGTATCGTCTGGTGTGTTTACCCATTGGTAATCTTTGCCCATAATAAAATCTCTTGTTTGGGCAAGTGCATCAATATCGTACATATATTTGTTTATTTTGTTTTTTATCCATTTTAGCATTAGTTTGCTGCTTTTTTAGCTGCTTGTTTTAATTCTGTGATGTGGCCTTTAATACTCATACGTCGATCGTACATCGACTTTAAAATAACTCTTGCAGCAGAGTCTTTTTTCTTAGTAAAAAGAGTACCATTTTTTGTATAGATTTCATCCTCTTTAAGAGTATGACCAGGTTTCATTTTACCTAAATAGGTATCTGGTGAAATATTAAATTGAATTTGTACGTTAGGGTACATTGATGAGAAGTCAAAACATGAAACGTATTTGTGGTGACCTGGAACAGGTTTACTTACATAAGCACCTTCATACGTTACCTGTTCAGCTAGATCTCGTTTATCTGAAGCCATTTTCTTGCCATCTCGTAAAAAGTGGCGACACATTAGGGATTCTGTAATAAACACTGCACTAAAGACTTTTGATACATCGACTTGTGCAGTTTTAGAAATAGCAAATGCTACATCAAGAAGACTTAATTTGTCTTCAATTAGTTTAACTAGCATAACGTCAATCGCGTTATACTTTACGAAGTTTTCAACATCTTGTTGAGCTTCCATCATTGATCCATAATCGTGATGTAATTTACTTACACCAAGAACCAATTGTGAAATATAGTCTAATTTATAGTTTTCAACAACCTTAATTGGTTTAAGGTTCATAAATACTTCAAGATAATCGAGAAGACCTAAGTGAACTGGAGATTGACCTTTACCAATAAGCTTATCGCAAACCATAGATTCCATTGGTTTAATATTAAGGCGCTTACAGCGATTGATTAGATATTTCCAGTCAAACTCAATTACATTCCAACCAGTAATAAATGGAAGTTTAGGAAGAATTCTATGAAAGAAGGTTGACATTAAGTCTTCTTCTTTCTCAAAGAACATATATTTAATAGTAAAGACCTGACCTTGAGCACTTAAATATTCATTGATTTCTGATTCCATTTTAGAAATGGCTTCATTATCAAGTTTTTTCATAGTTGATAGAATATACGTCACATTATCTGGACCACAAAATGAAATTAGGTTAACTGGCATGGCAGCTTTAGCTGGATCAGGGAACTCGTTTGAAGTTAACTGAATCTCAATATCGAGAAAGTATTTCTTTGGATTATGGTCAGAATAGATTTGAGCAAGTTCTTCTTCAGAAAAACGGGTTTGAATAAGCTCTTCGATTCTGAATCGGCTAAGCCATTTACTTTTGCTTTTGTCAACAAATTTATTATCCCAATTTCGATATTCTGAAGGGCGACCTGTCAATTTCCAATTGAATTGATCCGCATCGTGGATATGCTTTACTGCATATGCAACATTACCTGCTTCATCATAATATGAAACTACTAGTTTAGAATCGTCTTGCTTAAATTCTGAGCTTATTATCATTTTTATCTTACTTTGGGTTAATATACCAATTAATTTGTTCCAGTGGAACCAAATCCGCCAGAACCTCTTTCTGACTGAGTTGGAAATACCTCTTCTTCACTGTGACATTCAATTAATTTGGCTTTAATAATTGGGGTTAAAATAAACTGAACTATCTTATCGCCTGGCGAAATTAATTGATCGGTTGTTCCACAATTATAGTGATGGAGGTGGATCTCTCCTTGGTAATCACAATCTACTACTTGGGCGCCAACTTGGAGTCTCTTTTTTGTAGCAACTCCGCTTTTATTAAATGCGATTAGGGCTGTATGTAGAGGAAGCCTTGCACGAATACCACTTGGGATTAAAACTGATTCGCCTGGCTCAAGAAAAACTGATTTAAAATCATTTGGAACAAAAAAGTCGATACCAGCCGACCCTGGAGTTCCATATTCGGGAGTTTTTACGTCACCAATCTTAATAAATCTAATTAATTCTCCTCTAGATAGAGGTTTTGGAGTTCTTTTCATTGCATTCATTTGTGAGTAATTGGGTTTTTAGTAATTTCTTATACTGTCTTAGATATACTAAGATCTTTACGATGATAAATAATGATAGCAAAGGACAATCTAGACCAAAATCATGAGTCCTAAGTTAAATAAATAACTTAAAAATAGTAGGACCGAAATGGCACAAAAATTAAATCTCAATCGCTTTAAATCAAGTGGCGTCTACACAGTCGAAATCGATGAGAGCCAAAACATTGCATTACCTCTAGGAACTGGCCGATTAGTTATCGGATCTAGCAAAAGAGGACCAATCAATACAGTTGTGGCTTTAAGCGACTTAAACAGTGCGCTAGCAGTTTATGGTGAAAGAGACACTAAACTTGAAAGCAAGGGCAGTTATTTCCATAGAACACTAGAAGTAGCGCTAAGAAAAGGCCCAGTTTATGCTTTGAACGTATTGCCAACTGACGATACATTAGACAAAGTAACATTTGCAACATTCAACACTGAATCTGGATCATTTAATTCAGACTTTACTGCATCTGCATTCGAGCAACCACTTTCTAGTTTCTTTAACACACAGAAATTATGGTATGCTGACGAAGACCAGTTCAACAGAACTAAAAATAACGCGTTGAGCTCAGAAGATGACAATAAGATTTTTTCTATTGTTAACCTAGGAAAGCGCCCAGTTACTGTTTGGGCAAAACTAGCTGATGTTGCTGGATACGATGTAACAATTAAGGAATATTACAAAGTTACCGGTGGTGATAAAGTAACTATTCCGACATATCTTCACCCAGATGATATTGTTGCTGACTATATCATCGAATTAATCGCCGTAGAAGGTGATTGGACAGATAATGCAAGACTTGCAAACGACCCTGTTTACAAATCATACTTCAATGAAAGAGGTATTATTATGTCTAAGATTAACGGATTCTTAAACTTAAGAGAAGTTAAGAATATCGCAAGAGTAAACGGTTCGCTAATTCCTCAATTTAAAGACGCATCTGGTGCAGATATTTCAATTGATAGAGTATTCAATAGACTATTCTCTCAAACCGAATTATTTTGCGCATTAGATGAAAATAAAATCGAATTAATCGATCTTGAAACTGCATTTGCAAATGCTTCTATGGATTCGCACAGAATCGATTTAGCTGGACATGGTTACATGGATCTTATTGCAGCAGATTTCCAAGATTATTTCATTGATAATGGTTTCCTTGGAGACTACACTGATGCTAATGCTAAATTAGATGTACTTGGTTATAAAGCTCCTGTTAAAAATACTGCAGTATTTGAAGTTACAACTGGAATTTCTGATTCATGTAGAGTTGTAACTGAGAATGGTAATCAAATTATTATTGCTCGTGAAGGTACTCAACTTTATAAAGCATGGTATGACGGATTTATTGTAACAGGTAATGGTTTTATTACTACTCAAAATGGAACGACCGCATCTAAATATGTTAAAGTTGAATCAGGATTTACTGAAGTAGTTAACTTAGTTACCAAAAACTATATTAAAATTAAGTGTTTCGATAACATTACTTTAACTAACCAGAGCGCAACTATTCCAGTAATTACAGTAGTTGATACTTTTGTTAAACTTTCGTTAGACATTCACGGAACAAACTCAACTACGAAAGTATTTGATTTTGCTGCTGAGCTTGCTGCAAATAATAACGGTGCTGAAATTACAACAACTAAGCTTGCTCTTAATAAAATTGAGATGAAAGTTCTTAGCTCAACTTCAGTAACGGTAGGAAATGCTGCGGCTACTGTAACTCCAAGCAATGCTTCTTATTTAGCAGAAGTTGCAGAATTTGTAAAGCCTAACTATTATGTTAAAGCTAAAGCAAATGGAGCAGGTCGTTCAAGATTCTTAAAAATTGTTTCAGTTGCTGGAACTGATATTATTTCAACTAGTGCAGTACCTACGCCAGCCGTGCCTGCAGTTAATGAAAGTGGAATCGCAATAGATGCATTTATCGCAGCAGCAACTAGTATTACGCTAAGCGCAGCAAATGCAAATATTGTAATTGGATGTGCTGTATCTGGTACAGGTATTGCACCAAATACTACAGTAACAAATAAAGTAGGTTTAGTATTAACTCTATCTACTCCAACTACCGGAGTTAGCGGTGGAACTTACACGTTTACAAAAGCTTTAGTTCCTGGTTACACAACAACTACTGTAAAAACCTATAAGAACTTTGTAGTTACAACGTTAGTACCTAGTGATTCAACGATTATTGGTATTGATATTGATTCAAATATGATTTTCCATAAAGGTATTAGAAATTATATTACTGCAGCAAAAGGTGTAAAACTAGGAGGATTTACAATGAGAGATGCTCAACTTCCTAATGGAACATCTGCCCGTCAATCTGATATTTTAGGATGGTTGTATGAAAATACAAATATCGCTAAGACGTTAGCTGAAGGCGAAATCGTAGATTTTAGATACATTATTGATACATTTGAAGGAGATATTTCAGGTTCTTCTAAATATTATTTAGCAAAAATTGCAGCAGATAACGGACAGTGTTTAGCTATCCTAAACTCTCCATCAATTAGACAACTTGAATTATCAACTGAACCTTCATTTGCTGATGTAACTACAAAATTAGTTTCTGCTAAACATATCGCAGATGGTGGTAATTTGGATCTTAATCCAACTACAACATTTAGATTCGTAGATGAAGAAGTTAATGGAGTTCCAATGGGATCTTACGCTGCATATTTTATGCCTAACTTAATTGTAAATGATAATGGAAGAAATAAATCAGTTCCACCTGCAGCGTATGTTGCAAATGCATTTATGAATAAGTATGAATCTGGCAGACCTTTCTCAATTGTAGCAGGTAAACACGGTATAATCGGAGATTCTGATGTAGTTAATGTTGAATATGAATTATCACAAGAAGACAGAGACTATCTAGAACCAGCTGGTTTTAATATGATTGTTAGAAGAAGAGGTTTTGGTATTATGGTATTCACAAACAATACTGCATATCAAAAAATTAATTCAGCTCTTAACAACATTCACGTTAGAGAAGCTCTTGCAACAATTGAAAAAGATATCGAAAGAATCCTATTCAACTTCCTATTTGATTTTAATGATGAGATTACTCGTCTAAGAATTAAAACTCTAGTTGAAGGATATTTGGAGAGAGCAAAGAATGCACAAGGTATTGCAACATACACTGTGGTATTTGATACAACAAATAATGGCCCAGAGGTATTATCTGCAAATACAGCAATCATTGACGTATTCTTAGATTTCCCAAGAGGTATTCACAAATTCATCAACCGTATTACAATTACAAAAGTTGGTGGAGGTCTTTCTTCTCAAGCTACTGGATTTATTCCTTCTTTCTAATAAGAAGACTATTTAATAAACGAAAAAGCCGCACTAAGCGGCTTTTTCTATTTAACTAGACTAAATAAATAACTAAAAATTACTAATCAATAAAATGATTAAAAACTATTCACAATGGCTTGCGGAAAGTTTAGATCCAAGCCAAATTAACGAAAAACTTAAAATTAAAATAGGTAGAGGTAAACTCCGTGGAAAAAACTGGGTTTGGAGACCCGGTGGAGCTCTAACCATTGATCCAATGACCTGGGAACAAGAAGTTCAAACGCCAGAGGCTGAATGGGATGATTATTTGACTGAAAATGAATCACAAATTCTTGCAAAAATGAGTGAGGCTAGTAAATTACATTGGAACGAAATTAAAGCTGACCCTAAAATTAAAGGGTATGCTGTAGTTGCATTAGAGAAATTTATTGAATCTTATCCAACTTATAAGTGGCAGCATGTTTTTTGTGACAATGAGGCAGGCATTAAAGAAGAACTTAAAAAGATTCCAAAGGCCCCAACTGGAGATTCAGATTTAGGAAACACAAATGGAATTAATATGCCGATTGAATTTCCAATGAATGGCCCATCTAATAACTTATTTGCAGATAATGCATGGGTTCCTACATCGGACTTTGAAGCTAGACTTAATACTGAAGTTCTTGAACCATTACGTCAAATTGCAGAGTCTATGAAATATAATGTAGATATGACAAAGCCTAAATTTTTCTTAAAGTCAATTGAGGTTCATACATCGTGTTCGAGATATAGAAATACTGGGGCTGCCGCTAATATGACATTTGCTGAATTATCTAAGGCTAGAAATACTGCAGCTAAAGACTTTATTATTAAAAAACTTGCTGAACTTGGAGTATTAGCAGATGCAGATACTGTAATTACTCAAGATTGGGTAGGAGGAAATGGAGATGGTTCAACTGGACCTAACCCACCTAAAGGAATTGCTATTACTAAAGATGGAAAAGAATCAACCCTCGCTAAAGAAGAGGCTCGTGGTCAATTTGGGTCGCCATTGACTGATAAGACTGGATACGATAAATTTAAATATTGTATAGCTGGAATTGAGATAGTTGCAAATACTGGATGGTCAGAAAAGCCTGAACCAGATCCAACTAAAGACGGTGACGAAGATTATGACGTAATAAAAATAGATGTTCCAACGAAGGACTATGGAATTGGCTTCTTCTCAAGACCTAAGGGAATTGACCTTAGATTTAGATTGCCAAAAATTGAAATATCTGGAAGACTTTGGCGTAAACACTCTGGTAAATATAAAAAGGGAAAGAATTGGGGAGCTATTAAATGCCCTAAGTGGTAATACTATTAACCTAATAAAGAAAAGGTCCCAAATGGGACCTTTTTTATTTTGTACTATTTCCAATTGTTAATACTACTACAATTCGATTTGGGTCATTTTTATAATGGGCTATAGCTAAGCCAACTAACAAATTATTACCAGGCGGAGGGGTCCTGCACATATTTGCCCTATGCCCAGGTGAAATTCCCCAAGATTTAACGATAAGGTGTTCAGGCAAAAGTTTCCAGCCAGTATGAAGATTTTCAGATTTAACAATTGCTCCTACATAATTTCCGCGGTCTGATGAAGTTTGCAAAATCACCTGCAAGGTCGAGTCACAGACAATAGTCTGATTATGCTGAAATAACCCTGTACAAGCAACCCAATTTGCTTGTAGTTGAGCTGCCATACATAGCTGTTTATCTAATTGGACTGGCGCTAAATTCAAAGAATCTCTAAAATTTTGCAAGTCCTCAAAAATTCCATTAATAGTTGGTTCCCTCTTATCTAAGAGAAAGTCTTTTATTTTAACAGACTGTACGGTTTGTGCTAAACTGCTTAATTGAATAAAAAGTAATACACTAACAAATAACACTTTCATATAGTTAATATACTATAAACAAAAAGCCCCAAGCATAATACTTAGGGCTTAATATAATGAGTAAATGTCAGTTATCTTTCGCCTGGTTCAACAAAGGTTGGAACAGAGTCTGCTACAATTTTAGCAACAATTTCATGGGCAAGAACTACTAGATAGTTTTCGCCATTCCATTGCATATCTAAACCTGCATGGCGCTGATAGATTACTCTATCTCCTGGTTCCAATGGAATAGGTCGCTCTAAACCATTACCGACTGCAATAACAGTTCCGCTATTTGAGCGCTTTCTGGTGTCAGGTGGAAGAATAATACCTGTTTCAGTTTTTTTATTTTGCTCGTCTGGTTGAAGAACCACTCGATCGTAAATTGGGATTATTGGTGAATTCATTTTGTAGAATGATATTTTTTAAATGAGTTAATGTCAAATCTCTTTATAGAGGTAAAGTCAAAAGACTCTCGTATTGAGCCAGAGAGCTTCGCAGGGACATGATCTATTGAAAGACATATAATCTTAATATTAAAGTCCAAGGTCTTTCTGAATTGATCCTGTAACTCTTGGGTAGTTAATTTAAGCTCTTTTGTACTAGCTTCAACAATCATATCCTTTACATAAGGATCATTGGTTCTTAGTTTATGTACAAGGATTGACCAGTCTCCTTCATTTTCTTTAAGTTTAGAAATTACTGCTTCAATCTTAGACTTTGTCATCTTTGGATGGACTCTAGGAATTGTATCAGACGGATCTCCACCTAATATCTTTAACATAAGTTCTTCGGCTGGGTCTACTTCATATTTAACAAAGTCTCTTTGAGTAAATTCTCTAAGAAGTTCATCAATATTAGAATTATCGACAGCTGATTCAAAATTAAAAATATCAATTGAGGCTTCTTCTTGTTTTTTATGTGCAACAAATACTCTTTTATTTTTAGTCATCATTTTTGGTGTAACTAATATAACTGAGCGTTTGCCACTTTCTAACAATTGAATTAAATCCTTATCTACTGACCAAATACAAATATCTCCTTCAAAATTATCAACGATATGCGCGATTAAGTCGTCGCCCTCAGCTCCAAGTATTCTGGAAGATACTGCTCCCATTTCCTTTAAGTCTGATAATATCTCATTTTGAAATAATTCAAAGAAAAGATATATTTTATCATCGTATTTTCGATTGCCTTTATATTCAAATTGGTCGTCTTTTCTGTCTTCTTCTGTTGCAAAGAATTGTTTAATATATTCTTTTCTCCAGCTCTTTGAGTCAAAAACGAAAAAAACAGCTCCAGCGCTTCCCTTAAATGGAGAAACAATGGAGCTGAAGTAGTTGATAACAAAATTTCTAAATGTTACAGCAGCTTGCTGTTTAAGCATAAACTTGCTGTCATCCAATAGATCATTGACAAAGTACTTTTCACCAATTCTTTTGTCATTATGTAACATATTTTTGACAATAGAAGCGGATACGTTAAGAAAAGCATTTCCATCAATTACTATATTCATTATTTAGCTTTTTTAGCAGTAGTTTTTGCTTTCTTAGGAGCTTCCTCTTCTGCGGGTTGTTCTTCTTGAGCAGCAGATGGAGTAATTTTACGAATTGCTTTTGCAATAAGTTCAGCTTCATCCAAATTATATGCTCCTTTAAGTTGTCCATGATTTGCTGCTGAAATTAACACTATTAGTGCATGTTCAGGAGACAAATTTTCTAAAAACTTATCATAATCTGCCTTATCTGTGTAAGAAATGGTAGATAACAAATATGTCTTCTGTAATTCTGGTTGAGGAGTTGCCTCAGCATTTACTTGTTCTTGTGACATGTATTTAAATTATTTTAAAGATTAAAGATCTGCCAATAAGTCATCAAAATCATTAGATGGTGTAGACTTAGCCGGAGCAGCTGGTGCTGGAGCTGAATCAAAATCATCAAATGCATTAGTTGAAATTGGTTTAGATGGTGTAGCAAAATCTAAATCGTCTGCTACTACTCGGTTTACTGGTTGAGCAGATTTAATTGCAGAGAAGTAAGGTTTGATTTTCTCATCTCTTGTGTTTGCTAATACTGCATCAAGAATAGATTTGTGAGGAATAATTGCTTTAATAAATTCTGCAACCTTTTCATAATCTGAGTCAGACCACTCTTTGTAGAAGTATTGACCTAGATCTGGAGAATTTTTCTCCAAGAATCCTTTTACATAGGTTTGAACTTTTTCTTCTCCATTTACTGGAAGTTCACGACCGTCATCTAATTTTAGGATTAGCGGGCTTGTTTCTGACATAAATTTAGAAGAAGAATAATCTCTCCAGCTCTTAGTTTTACGTTTTACTACAAGTACCATGTCCTTTCCTTCCAACATTGAGTAAGGATTGATTTTCTTAATATTCATCAATTCTGCTTCTGGACTCAATTCTTGCTGGATCAAATTATCAATGTTGTAGCCAAAGCTATACACTTTAATTTTTCCTTCAAGCTGTGGAAACTGAGGGTCTTTCTTAATGTAAACAAGAGAGTAATAATTGTAAGCTCTCATGAAATTCTTTTGAATCTCTTTTACAATTTCTGGTTCTTCGTTTGCTAATTTACGAAGCTCTAGATCAAGAGTCCATAAGATTGAAGATTTTCCTAATGAAGAAGGGCAATCGATTGTAAATCTTTCACCAGTCAAAGGGTTTGTCATTCGAGCGTAGTACTTTTTGTACTTACTCTTAGCTGGATCCCCGATCCAAGGAATAAATCTGATTACTGAACGATAAACTCCATTTTGAGCTTGATCTGGTCCAGGATTGTAGAGGTTTTCATCTACTTTGCGTGCGGTGCCTGCTTTTGGCGCGGTAAAGTCGTCGGTGTTTAAATTGAATAAATCCATTGTTACTTTGGTTTTTTAAGTTTATTATAGATATTTTACCCAATAAACTGCCAAAGTTTTACTCGAATTTAATATTATGTTGGATTGCCCAGTTTTTCCAGGTGTTGAGAACAATATTGATTTGCTCCTGGGTAATAAATCCTAGTTCTAGGAATGGGGTTAAGTATTCAATTGCACATTCTTTAACTGTTTGGCCAGAGTGCTGAGCTTCTTCAGCGAGTCCTCTAACTTGTGCAGGTATTTCATCGCTTAAGATAAAATAGCGATAATCTGACTTTGCAGATTCTCTAGTAATTGGTCTAGGTATTTTAACTTTATGATCAGCTGAAAAATTTGGGCCTCGCTGAACAATATGTTCAAGTTCATGTCTAACTACATCAAGTAGTCTAGACTTTAATTTTTGTGAAGTTATTTGAGTTGGATCAACTGCAACTGAAATTTCAATTTCGGCCCCATCTTCTGAGTCTCCACCAAAGGAGTCCCCGTCTATTGCATGGCCAAATCTTTCAAATTTTAAAACTTCAGATGGAATATTCTTAAAATATAAATCTCTTGATCCAAATAGAGTTTCGGTAACTTTAATATTTACAGTTAATTCAAAATAAAGAGGCTTCGTATATTCTAAAGTAAAAGAACGATATCTTCCGATCTTTCCAGAATTTTTCTGAATTAATCGAAGGATATCGTCCGTTACATTTTGAGAAATTTCACTAAGCTCCATTATGCTAAAAATATTAAATTAATATCTTTTGTTGTTGGTTCTCCATCTTTTGTAAAATCTACATCAATTACAGTTTGAGGCTTTCCAAACTCATTTGCTTGAACTGCTGCTGTAAATTTCTTATGTGAATCTTTAATATCAACGTCCTTTCCATTTAAATAGTCTAATATATCTTGAGAAGAATCTTTTGCATTCTTTTCAATCCATTCTTTAACTCGGTCCATGTCTAAAACATATTCATTATATTGTTTAGTTGTCATGTCGCCAGGTTTATCGACTGATCCAATTGGATTAGATATTAAAATTGCTCTAATTTGAGACTTTTCACCCGGTGCTGCAGCTGGGGCTCCGGCTTCACCTGGAACAGGCATTGCTGCATCTGGTGCCATTGGATCGGCTTGTTCAGTTAACCAGGAAGTAAAGTTCTTAAGCATAATAATTGGTCTTTATTCTATTTATTAAGAAGAACAGGCAATACAATCGTCTGGATTATCAAGCGAACAAACTAGATCGCTTTGGATTTGTTCAGCAGATAGAGTTGACTGCTTTAGTGCAGCAGAGTCTACTCCAAGACCAGCAATAGCATCAACTGCAGATTCTGTTCTTAAATAATACATTCCAGTTTTAAGGCCCTTTCTCCAAGAATGGAAATGAGCAGAAGTTAATTTTGCAGCATTTGCGTCCTTAATAAAAAGGTTAAGCGATTGTGATTGACAAATAAATTTACCACGATCTGCTGACATATCAATTACTTCTCTTTGCTTTAATTCCCATACAGTTTTATAGATTTCTCTAATTTCAACTGGGATTTCTGCAATATTTTGAATTGACCCCTTTTCAGTAATAATTTTATTTTTTAAATTATCTGACCATAAATCTAATTCAACTAGGTCTCTTACTAGATGTTTGTTAACAATAACAAATTCTCCAGAAAGTGTTCTTCTAGTATACAAGTTTGAGGTAAATGCTTCAAACGCTTCATTATTACCCATGATTTGAGCGGTTGATGCAGTCGGCATTGGAGCTAACAATAAAGAATTACGAGCACCAGTTTTCATAACTTGTTTTCTAAGGGCTGACCAATCCCATCTGCCTGAAAGTTGAGAATCTTCGAAACCCCAAAGATTAAATTGGAATTTACCTTCACTTAATGGGCTTCCTTCAAATGATTCGTACGCTCCAAGTTTTTTAGAAAGATCAGCTGAAGCTTTCATTGAAGCAAAATAAATTGTTTCAAAAATATCTTCATTTAATTTCTTAGCTTCATCTGATGTAAAAGGTAAACCTAAAATTGCAAAAGTATCTGCCATTCCCTGAATACCGATTCCAATTGGACGATGCTTCATATTAGAAGCTTTAGTCTCTGGAGTTGGATAGAAATTAATATCAATTACTTTATTAAGATTTAAGGTAGTTTGATATGTAACATCGTATAGGGCTTGGTGATCATATTCTGCATGGGCTCTACGCTGTTTTAAAGATCTCTTTTCTGGAAACTTAATAAATTGATTAACTGCAATTGAAGCTAAGTTACAAACAGCCTGTTCGTCTTTGCTTGTGTATTCCATAATCTCAGTACATAAGTTAGAAGACTTAATTGTACCTAGATTTTTTTGGTTAGATTTCTCATTGGCCGCATCTTTATAAAGAATATAAGGTGTTCCGGTTTCAATTTGAGATTCTAATACTTTTTGCCAAAGAGCTCTTGCTTTTATTGTACGGCGACCTTTACCTTCACGTTCAAGTCTTTCGTAATTATCTCTAAATTCTTGACCATGCATTTCCCAAAGTTCAACACCAATTTCGGCCGGACAAAATAGAGTCCAATCTGCATCGGCTTCAACTCTTTCCATAAATAAATCTGGAGTCCATAGAGCTAAGAAAAGATCTCTAGCTCTGCGCTCTTCTTTACCATGGTTTTTACGAAGGTCTAACCAATCTTCAACGTCAGCGTGCCAAGGTTCAAGATAAATTGCAAATGAACCTTTGCGTTTTCCACCGCCTTGATCAACGTATCTAGCAGTTTCGTTAAATACTTTAAGCATTGGAACAATTCCATTAGAAGTACCATTGGTTCCTTTAATATAAGAACCGGTTGCTCTAACATTATGAATAGCTAATCCAATACCGCCTGCATTTTGTGAAATTGCAGCAACGTCAGATAGGGTTTTGTAAATTCCTTGAATAGAATCTTCCTGCATAGTTAATAAGAAACAAGAAGATAATTGAGGTCTTTTTGTTCCAGCATTAAATAGAGTAGGCGTAGCATGGGTCATTTTATGAGTAGATAATAGTTCGTATGTCTTTAGAACATTTTGAATATCATCTCCCCAAATACCAACTGCAACTCTCATGTACATATGTTGAGGAGCTTCAGCTGTCTGACCATTGATCTTAAGTAGGTAACTCTTTTCTAGAGTCTTAAATCCAAAGTAATCAAAATTAAAATCTCTATCATGTAAGATAGATTCATTTAAAATATCGGCGTGTTTGCGAACTGCTTTAATTACATCATCATTAATTAATCCAGCTGGAAGACCAGTTTTTGGATCAGTATATGAATATAAAGCCTCAATTACTTCTGAAAATTTCTTGCTAACTGTTTTGTGCAATCTGGTAATTGCAACTCTAGCTGCAAGATATGAATAATCTGGATGTACGTGATTTAAAGAAGCTGATGTTTCAGCTGCTAAATTATCCAGTTCAACTGTAGTAATTCCATCATAGATACCTGCTACAACTTTAGTTGCAACTTCTAGGGCATCTACGAAATCTAAATTTAAACCGTATGTTTGTTTTTTAATACGGTTGGTGATCTTATCTAGTTTTAGTGTCTCTAATGAGCCATCTCTTTTTGTAACCTTCATTTTTTTCTGTGTCTCTATTTTTTAAAAATCTTCATCGGTAGAAAAATCTTGCACAATCGCAGATTTTACGCCGGCCTTTTGGTATTCACCAACTCTTTTTTCAAAGAAGTTAGTTTTTCCTTTAAGTGCAATGTTAGTCATAAAGTCAAATGGATTTTGAACATTAAACTCTTTACTGCAACCTAAGTCAAGAAGCAATCTATCAGTAACAAATTCTAGATACTGCTTCATTAGATCAGCATTCATACCGATGAGTCTAACTGGAAGAGACTCAGTAATGAATTCTTTTTCGATTTCCAAAGCAGAAAGAATAATTTCTTTAATTTTTGCTTCAGAAACTTTATTTACAATATGATTATTATGTAAGTGTACGGCAAAGTCTGTATGCATACCTTCGTCTCTTGAAATAAGCTCGTTTGAGAAGCTTAGACCTGGCATAAGACCACGTTTCTTTAACCAAAAGATTGAACAAAAAGAACCAGAAAAGAAAATACCTTCAACTGCGGCAAATGCAATTAGGCGCTCTGCAAAAGAATCGCTCTTAATCCATTTTAGCGCCCATTGCGCTTTTTTCTTAACGGCATCGATTGTATCAATTGCGTTAAATAATTTTGCTTTTTCTTCTTCGTCATTAATATAAGTATCAATAAGAAGAGAATATGTTTCAGAATGGATATTCTCCATCATAATTTGAAAGCCATAGAAAAATTTAGCTTCAGGGTATTGTACCTCTCTCACAAAATTCTCAGCTAGGTTCTCATTTACAATACCGTCAGATGCGGCAAAGAAAGCTAAAACATTTTTAATAAAATAACGCTCTTCGTCGTTAAGTTTAGTTCTCCAGTCAGTTAGATCCGCGGCTAAGTCAATTTCCTCTGCTGTCCAGAAAGACGCTTCAGACTTTTTGTAGAAGTCCCAAAGGTCATGGTGCTGGATAGGGAAGATGACAAACCTGTTCGGATTCTCAGTTAGAATCGGTTCCATTTTTTTTTAATTTAATTTTTTAAAGGTGAATAAAGTTTGACTCGGTTGGGCTTTAAAAATGGATGTTGATTTGTGATAAGCTGCGCTGTTCTCTGTAATTTGACGTGCTTTCAACGTAACATCTGGTGTAATTTTGCCGTGTGTCATATAAAGATATTTATCTTAATATACTTAATTACCTAGTATCTCGAACCCTAAATTTTGCTTCAAAACATCAACTTTTTGAATTAATACCTGGCCTTCTGCTGAACGACCTTGCATTACTTGAGATGAAACTGAAACAGAGATGGTTTGTTCATCTGGTAGAGTCATTTTCATAGAACCCTTTTCATAAGAGTAATCTAATGTTTGACCCTCGATGCCATCTTTAAGGCTTTGCCAGCTTTTCTTAACTGGATCGATTGATTCCGGATTTACTGTAAGTATAATTCGATAATCTCCTTTCTTCTGTACAACGTCTTTAACCCAGAAGTCAATTTGATCGCCTGAACGTAAGCCTTTACTAAATTCTCTAAAGGCAGCGTCATTTTCAAAATCTGACTTGTGTATAAGTCCTGTATAGTAGTTTTGGAATTCAACAAAGACTCCAAAATCGTATGGATTATTGGTAAGAGTCCCTGTATATTTCTGACCAAATGAAAGATCAGATACTTTTTGAGGAAGAGTTTCCTTAATGTATTTCTTGTATGAAACAATGAATAAGTTATTAACTGAATCAAAGTTTTCAACCATAACTGGAATTTCTTTGTGCAAGTATTCAGAGAAGTCTCTAATTACGTTTGCTGCAGCATGAGATCCTGGAAGGAAACATTTGATTTGGTTTTTATAGATTGCAAGGTAACCGCCTTTAATAAGTTCAACCACTTTAACGTAGAACCACTTATTATTTTTAGCAAAGTATTCAACGTCTTCTCTAAGAGTAAGAGCAGCACAACGTTTTTCTGAACCTAGAATCTCGCTCATATTTGATTTATAGATCATAACTTTGTATTTACGATCTTTATCTTCATTTAAAAGACTTAAAGAAGGTTCTTGTGAAAATTCTCTAAATGGAACAAAGATACTAGTCATAGTCGACGCATCTTCCATTTCTACCATTGACATTGCAAAGTCAATTTTCTTAATGCTAACAGTTCTAATTTCTCCTACTGGAATATCTTTATTTCCAGCTGGCATTGGATGGCCTGCTTCAGAGCTAAAATAACGATCGTACATCTCTTGAGCGTACGGTTCTTTACAGAAAATTTTAACACCGGCTTTTTTATCAGCAGCAGTCAATTTAACAGCTTTGTTTACTTTCGCGTTTCCTTGTGCAAAAATAAATTCAAGTTCTTCGTTGGTATAAGTCATATTTTTAAATTTGAATAATCTAAAATATTATACCGATAAAGTACTAGTAGTTTTAATTAAGGTGTCGGAATATAGACTGGTGTACCAAGAAAATCTTGTCCCAGAATTGAACCAGTTGAGGCTTTTGCTTTATGTGCTAAATCATCTAAAAACATTACGTATAATGGATTCTTTAGACTAAGTCTATCCCAAGTAGGAAGGTCATCTTGATTTAGAATGGGGTGGACTGCTGACCTTAGGATTGGGCCAAGCCCCAATGAAGACCCCGCTGCAATTGGAAGATACACAGCAATATCTGGTAAATTTTTAGAAGCTTTATCTAAAACTTTAAGTGCTTCTAATTGTGCTAATAGTAATAGAGAGTTTATTGATTTAATAAACGCGGCGGTTGGCAGTTCTCTTTCTAACATTTCTTTAATCATTTTATAAATTTTAAGAAATGGATTGGTCATATCAAATAGTGAAGTAAATGCACCTTTAACACTTTTTATTAAATTTAAAAGTTTAAATATTGATTGAAGTGGATCTAATATTACTGAAATTAATTCCATAATAGCTCGTTTAAGGGCAGACTTTATTCCTCTAACAATTGCGTTAAGTATGTTTGATGAAATTGTGGTAAACGGCAAATCACAAACCTTAAATGGAAAATAGCTTAGTAGCTTGTCTAATAAAATTTGGATTGCACTTTTGAGTAGAGGTTTAACAATCGAATCTAGGTTAAGGGTTAGCTGAGGAACTCCAAGCGTTCTAGGAAGAGGCCCTAATGGAATTCTAAGTAACGGTAAAAACGGTTTAAGAGCGTTTATGATTAATTTAATAAAGGCTGCACCATTTAGTGGTAGATCTATATCCGGAATGTTTTTTGCTACTAGATCAACAACTGCTTTAACTGTATCTTTTGTTAATTGAAAAACTTGACCAAAAATTTGACCTAATATTTCAGTAGTTAATGCATCAATTGCAGTATGAGCAAGTTGCTTAAATGACATAACTAACGCTAACACTAATGGGTCTATAAATTGAGGCAGTTCTAATTGATCTGGGCAGCATTTAGGCTTAACAATTTGGGTAATTTGTCCTAAATTTTTTTGAATATCTTTGGTTAATCCCAATATAGTTTGACCTAATATCTCGGAAATTCTTTCACGTTTACGCACTTCCGCATCATAGATAAATTGACTTACTTTATTTTCCTTTATTGTCATTTTACTATCCATGTAATCTGCCTCGCTATCGAATGATAATTTATCAAAGGATCCGCCCTTTCGCTTTAGAGCTTTTTTCGTGTAGTCTCTAGTAATTTGCTCCTGTTTAACATGGCTTTTCTTATAATCATCATTAATCTTTGGAGAAGTTTCTATAATATTAAATAATTCCGAGTCAGTAATAGCAGTTGGATCAATGTTCGATTTTGCAATTTGTTGTTTAAACATGTCTATTAACAAATCTTTATCGTCTTTATTTGGAGTAGACCCAACCATATCTTTAATATTGATTCCATTTATTAAATTAAATCGGATTCTGCGCTTTCTTTCATTATTGACTCTTCGCTTAAAGGCTGGCTTAGTTTTATCAACCTTTATATTTTTACCAGACATTACATCACAAATTTCATCTACGTATTTCTTTAGGGTTTTCTTAAATGCAATTAAGTCTTCATTTTTACTAAGATCAACGCTAGCTTGGATTGCATCAATTTCTGCATCCAAGTCTAGATCTTGCATAGCTTTTCTAAATCTTTTATTTAAATTAATATTTCTGCTTTTTCCAAAGTTTGTATCAGATAAGTATTCAATTAAATTATCAACAATTTCATCTAAAAATGCTTGTGGTTTAATTTGTTTTCCTTTCTTTTTTGGAAATTTATATGTTCCTAGTTTGAGTTTATCTAAAAAACTATCTAAATCTAATGAAAGTGATAGAATAACTTCTTTACATTGCGTGCCAGCATCAGTATTTGCACTTGTAATAACATCAGCTGGTATATTATTTGATAGGTTAGCTGGATCACAATTTAACCAAGCTGAATCAAAATTATATGGTAGGCCGCTTAATATTTGAGCTCTATCTTTAGCAGCTTGTTCAGCATCAACTAGAGCTAGAGTAAAATTAGGTAAATCGATATCTCCAATTTCATCAATTTTCCTACAAATACGTCGACTAAGATTTTCAACAAATAACTGAAAATCCTCAACTCCATCTGCAACTTGACTAAGTAGGTCAGCGTCACCGGTATTAAAATTAGGTTTTTCGCCAAGCTTAAATGGAATATTAAAGCCATTTGGCATTAGTCTACCTTCAGTAACAAGTTCTGTAATTACTTGAGCCTTAGCTATAACTTTCGCAGTTTTTTCCATGACTGAATCTGGTAAAATCGTGCCAAACGTTAGAGTTTTAATTGAAGTTCCAGTAGGTTTTCCAATTTCACTAAGGGTAACTCCAAGCGGAGCTGGTTGTTTAGGGCTTTCGTTAATTGTATAGCCAACTGGATCAAATTGACCTTGAAGCGCTCTAAATCCTAATAGAATAATCTTTTTTCCATCTGGCCCGATGTACATAACAATTGGAGATGGTACTATTCCGCATTGAATATACCAAACAACAAGTGTACCAAATGGTAAATTTAATGTTATAATATGTTTCCAAATTTGAGGAAGCGGAATTCTAATTGGAACAGGCAAAGGAATTAAGATTCCTACTGGCCAATATCTAAGTGCCGGCAATCGCATTATATCTGGAATTGGAAGTAGATTTAATTTATTTAGGTGTTTAGTAACTTCTTTCCAATAACAATTACAAGTATAATCTGGTTGAGCCATTGTTGCTGGAATAGTCATTGATTTATAACCCAATGGGTCAGATCCAGCTTTAGGTAAAGATTTACATGGAGGTTCAGTTGGGGGAAGACATCCGGTTGCAGAAAGAGCGCTTGCTAAATCATCTGGATTTGGCGTGTTTGCTTTTTTAATAGCGGCAATACGAGCTTCAATGTCTTTAACTAATTTAGAAATTTCGTCGGCGCTCTTTTGAATTTTATCTCTAATCTGTTGGCCGTATTCGCTAGGTTTAATCTCTTTACCATTAACGATAAGCTTTTCAGTTGGAGTAGATATTAACTGACTATTGTTAACTAAATCAAATACCTGTTTTTTAGCAAGATTTGATAATTTTATTAGCTTACCTGTTTCAATTAGACCTTTTCTAAATTTAGTACGTTCAGCCTCAATTCTTTCCTCAATCTTAGGTTCAAGATTTTCATAAAATTTTTGATAGGTTTCTGTATTTTCAATATAAAATTGTTCTTCTCTTCCATCTGCTCTTTGCTCTTTAACAATTCCATCTAATTTTTCTTTGGTAAGATTTTTATCAGTTTTTACAGAATCAGTGGTTAATCCTTTTTCTTCTAGTGTGAAAAGAGTAAGAGGGTCTTCAATTTTCTTATAGAAATTTGCAAGATGTCCAGAAAATGGATATAGTGAATCAGTTGCAGATTTATCTGTATACCTTTGTGAAGAGATGTTAACTAAATTAAGGGTACGTTTTTGAAAAACTTTATCTTTAGTTTCATAAATTGAATCTTCTGGTAAAATTTTAACATTAACTTCAACTTGCTTGGTTTCAGAATTACCAAAAGAATCAACCTTTCCTGTTTTTTGATTTTCAGAAGACTTAATAGAAAATCCATCCTTTCCAGGAAGACTTATAGAAAATGTTGGATTATCTGAATTATATGAATATTTAATTGGATCAGTATTAGTAACAGCAAAGGTTCTTTTACTAAAATAATCTTCAATTTGAGACTTAATATCTTTGTTTAATTGATCAATTGCTGATATTGTTGTTGTTGTTGCAACTGCATTAAATTTATATGAATTTAGTTCATACTTATTTAAAATATTAGTAAATTCTGTATTGTAGTTTGCACCAGCTACAGTAAACCTATTATCTAGGTCTTTGATAATCTTATTAAAAAATTCTGATCTGGTTTTATAAAAATATTCAGCTGGGTAAAGAAGGTCTCTAAGTTCTTGTAATCTAGATATTACGTATTTTGCTTTGACTGCAGCCTTTAATTTTGCATCGTTTTTTTCTAGCTCTGAATTTATTGCATCAATTGATTTTTTAGCACAGGGATTTTCCGCAACTATTTCTTCAATAGCTTCAATTTGAGCATTTTCTAATTCATCTGAGCTAGGTAAACATGCATCTAAAGCAGCAAGATCCCCTTCAGAAAAGAAGGGGTTTTCTCTTAGCTCGCATTTAATTTGTTCAATAAGACTGTCGATTTCTGACAAAGCAAGTCTTCTTTTTTTTATTTAACGAAGACTTAGGCAAAATATAATTAAGCCTTAGTTTCTGTAGTTTTATCCTGAACCATTAGGCACTCGGTGGTTAGCATCATAGAAGCAATTGAAACTGCATTTTCTAGTGCAACCCTAGTAACTTTCACAGGATCAATGATACCAGATTCAATAAAGTCACAGTATTCTCTAGCCTTAACGTTATATTCTTTACCAAGATTTTTCATTTGTGCAAGAACTGCATCTGGTGATTCTCCAGCATTATTTAAAATTACTTGAAATGGCGCTAAACATGATTCCAATAAGATTGTACGACCGAGTCTATGTTCAAAGTTTGGCGTAGTATCAATAGTTGGTTTAAGTGATTCTGCAATTTTACAAAGAGCAACTCCACCGCCTACAACAATACCTTCTTCAACAGCGGCTCTAGTGGCTCCAATTGCATCATCAATACGATCTATTTTTTCGCGCATTTCAATTTCAGAGTGGGCTCCAACTTTAATAATTGCAACTCCTCCATCTAATCTAGCAAGACGCTCTTTAAGTATTAACGAAGCAGATTCACTGGTACTATTTTCAATTTGAGCATTAATATCAGTAATTCTTTCTTTAATTGATTCAGCCTCGCCGTCTCCTCCAATTATTGTAGTAGATTCTGCAGTAATAATAACTTTATTAGCTGAACCTAATACTTCAGATGCAACCGTTTCGCTTAGCGTATAACCTTCACGTTCAGAAACAGTTTTTGCCCCTGTTAAAATTGCAATATCATCAAGATTTTCTTTACGTAATTCACCAAAACCTGGTGCACGTACAGCCGCTGCTTTAATTGTGCCTCTTAATTTATTAAGTACCATTGTATTTAGAGCATCTCCATCTACACTTTCAGAAATAACTAAAAGTGGTCGACCTTTTTGATTTGAATATTCTAAAAATTGAACAATATCATTTAAGACTGATACTTTACCATCAACAAGTAGAACTAAAGCGTTTTCAAATTCAACTTGAGGTTTCTCATTAGAATTAATAAAATATGGTGATAGGTAACCAGACTTAAATTGCATTCCTTCTACAATATCAACATAAGTTTCAGCAGACTTACTTTGTTCAACTGTAATAATTCCATCAAAACCAACTGCCTCCATACATTGGGTAATTAGGGCACCCATTGACTCATCGTTATTGGCAGAAATTGTTGCAACTTGGTGAATGTGCGTAAGATCTTTAACTGGAATTGAAGAATTCGATAATGCCTCAACTACTTCAGATAAAGCTGCATCCATTCCTCTTTTTAATTCAATTGGATTTGCACCAGTCGCAACTGCTTTAAGTCCACGATTAAAAATTTCTTGAGTTAATACAGTTGCAGTTGTAGTTCCGTCACCAGCTAATTGTGCTACTTTATGCGCAACTTGTTTTACCATTTGTGCACCAACATCAGCAATATTATCTGACAGTTCAACTTCTCTAGCAACAGAAACTCCATCTTTTGTGACAGCTAATCCACCGTCTCTTGCAATAACAACATTACGTCCACCTGGACCCATTGTTACTTTTACTGAATTTGCTAATGTATCAACACCAACTTTAAGTCGGTTTCTTGCATCAGCATCAAAAATTATAGTCTTTGACATTTATCTTTTTAAATATTTTTATAGCGTATTTCTTGTTATACTCTCTTCTTCAAACAAGTTTAGTCCTGAGACCTTTAATATAATACGCCCGAGTGCAATGACATCTTCCATATTATATTGAGCAATTTCTTGAAGACGACCTTCCCAAAACGCAGCCGGAACTTCTTCACCTCGCATTGCTCCTTTAGGTGATGGAATATCAAGAACTCCACAAATAAGATCTAGTGAAGCAAAGCCTTCTTGCCAAGCTCCAAATGACCAAACGTCCATTGTATCTTGCATTGGAATTTCCCAAGGTTTCTTGTTATGAAAATGGAGTTCGTCTGGAATAGCCAAACCATTAATTAATAATCTCTTACATAGATAAGGAATATCAAATCTTTTAATATTATGACCAACTAGGGTTCCTCCAGTTGCAAATATTTTAGAAATAGATTTTTGGGCTTTAGTTAAGAGTTCTTCTTCGTTTTCTCCTGAAATAGCAGCAACTGTAAATGTAGGTTCGCCGTCTTTATAAACAATACGACCAAAACTAATACAGACTATTCTGCCGAACTCTGCTTGAAGTGCAGCCTTTTGGGTAAAAAGGTCTTCATCACTTAGGGTCTTATTATCTGGATATTTTTGTGAAAGAGTATCACGAAGGTATTCAGCACGTTTGTGCCATTGATTCTGTAGTGCGGGGCTCAAGGAACCAGCATCCTGTGTAGTAGTAGAGGTCTCAATATCAAAAAAGACCATCTTAGAAATTTGTTGTGGTGTAAACATTGCCTAATAATTTAGAAACAATATACTAAAGAGTCTTAAGTTTTGGTCAGACTGAGTCTCTAATTCTTTATTTTTAAAAAAATAAAGAGAATAGAGTCGATAAGTATCAGTCTGATTATCAGTCTGACACCCTCCCAAACCTTTCCCTTATTTTATAGTGCTTTTGAAGAAGGTTTTAGAAACCTTTTATAAATTTTTCAGTAAAGTATTACAAATTACTTAACTATGCGTGACTATTATAGGATTTGACTTCTCTATTAACTTCCCAGCGGCTTGTATCAGTCATGATTTCAAGACCTTTAAATGGGTTGCTGTCACCAATACTAAATTAAGTAAGTCTTACCTTCACTTCTTAGAAGGAATCAATTTAGAGTTTCCAGATATTCATATTGTTAATTTAGGTGAAAAGAATAATAAAGGCTTAAGTTATTCCGATACTGAAAGAAAGAAACTGCAAAATCAATTACTTTTAGTTAATACTTTAATTGATACTGTCTTAACTAAAGTTTCACAAAAACCTATTATTGTTGGAATTGAAGGCTTTGCTTATGGAGCAAAGGGTAATTCACTAGTTGATATTGTCCAAACTACAGGAATTCTTAAAAAAACTATTACTGATAGATTACTTGATAATAACTTAGCTGGGTTATTCATATTTTCTCCATCAGAATTAAAAAATGCAATAGGAGCAAAGGGTAACGCTAATAAGTTTGATGTCTTTAATCAATTTATAGAAGACCCTAAAATAGAGGCAGCACGAAACTCTGCCCTAGCTCAATGCTTAAATAAATATAGTACAGAACTAGTCACAGCTTCTGAAATTAAATCACCATTTCCAGACCTAGTCGATTCTTATTTAAGTGTATTAAAAATTTACCAGGCCCTAAACTAATGGCAAGAATTAAAGACCCGAAGTATTATATTAATAATAGAGACTTCACAAATGAAATTATCCGTTGTAAACACGGTCTCTTAAATGAAGAAACTGGTTATCAGCATACAAAAGGCGAACTTTCCCCAAAAGCAATCGACTATTTTATCCTTTTAGCAAATCGTGCTATTCAAAAATTAAAATTCCAAAATCCACTAGACAGGGAAGACTGTATTCAATCAGCTCTTTTAGATCTTTTACGATATTGGAGGAACTTTAATGAAGAAAAATCCAATAATGCATTTGCGTATTTTACCCAAATTGCAAAAAATGGATATGCCAAGGAATACAAGAAGATCTATAAACATATAGGAAAGGGTGAAAAGATCGTAACTATCTCACTAAGTCATTCTGGCGAGAGCGAAATCTACACTATCTAACTTGCCAATTCCTGGCTAATAAATAACAAAAAGCCAAGTTGATGCAACTGTCTAACCTCATATTTTTTGATAAGTTTGGTGAAAACTATAACTTCCAGTTTACTAAGTATAATGCTGAAACTAGTAAAAGTGACTCTATTGCCTGGCAGTATGGTCGAGAGTATATTAAACCAGTATCATTAGGCTTATTTGATAGTCGACAAATCTTTATCTTGGAATACTCTAACCCAGAGTATCTTTTTCCAACACTTAACCAAAACGAGAGAATTGTTTTTAAATGGGAAACATCTGACCCTACAAATAGCTTCTTTTTCTATAATATAAAACAGGATATAAGTGGTAATAGTGATACAGACTTACCCTTTATTGAAAAAGCCGATTCAATCACGTTAAATCATTCAGATTTTTCAAACGGGTCTTCTTCGCAACTTTACATTAAATATCCAATGCAGGTAAATATTGCCTTTTCTCCAACTGAAGAAAAAATTTATACCAGAAAGCTACTTGCATATCACGAAATTGTATCAAATGGAAATATTACTTCAACCAAAATACTTGAAATAGACTATTATGGAGAAGGTGTAGACGAGGATTCTAGATATCGTAATTGGATGGAAAATTTTGGAATATCGTTTCACATTGAAGATGCTCAACTATTAAAAGATTATAACATTAAAGAAGGTTTACCAGATTGGGAACAGATTAACCAGGCAAGAAAGGAAATTTTAGTAAATCGCGATCAGGTTTTTCCATATGTCGGTACCTATAAAGGTTTAGTTAATTTTATCAATCTGTTTGGATATAAAGATGTTCTTGAAGCTAAAGAATTTTGGAAAAACTCAAACTCAACCTCTCAATATTTAAATACATTTGCACTAGTTAACATTACAGATATGTTAGATGATGGCAAAATTGATAATATGGTTAGTGTTTCTACTGGTGGAGCCTTAACAGATTCTGCTCAATTTAAGAAAACTTCATTTTTAGCACTGTGCTATCAATTTACCAAAGCAACTGATAATTACGACGATGACGGTTTACCTGAAGTAGTTGAAACTACGGATTTTACTCCAGCCGAGATTTTTTATAAATTAGACGGTCTTGCTAAAAAGTTAAAGCGCGAAATTCTACCTATAAACGTTGTAGTTAGGGATATTATTGGTGAATTTATATTTTTTGAAAAATTTAATCTTAGATATTGGACAGATGACACAGAGATTAAAAGTGTTAATATTAACACTAAAATCAAAGCAAGCGTCCATTCACCTTCATCTGAAATTGCCGTTCCATACATTAGAGATATTAGACCATTATTCTATTCAGACAAGGCTGAAATAGGTAATCCAACTAAAATTTTAGAAGGGTTTCCTAAATATTCATTTAATACCGGAAAGGGTGTACCTAATATTTTACCAGGGCTACTTCAACCGCAGATTGATATGACCCCAGTCTTTTCTGCAATTGTAAATCCATATGACGGAGGTCAAACCTATTCAGCAGCTCAACAAAAAGCTCTAATATTAGCAATAACCACATTTTATGAACAGGTTTCAATTGAAGAATGGAGAAAGCACGGAAGATCTTACTATTGGTCGAATGGCGAAGTTAATGAACAATCACAAATAGGCTGCCCTATTATTTTAAAAGCAAATCTTCCACTGTATCAAATGTTAGACTATGATGGAATAACATTTAGCGATTTAGAAACTGAAGGAGTAAGACTAAGAGATATTGCAGTATATCTAAATTTAGTTGATATTGAATGGATAATTACAAAGAATCCGGAACCAAACTCACCAAACGCATATAAGTGGAGTTATAGAGGAAACATTTATGATTTCAATAAGATTGCACATGTTTTACCATATATTGGAGAATATTTAATTGAAGCAAGAGTATACGATCAATTTGCTGGAATATCTGTAGATTTTATTAAATTTAAAGTAAATCCAACTATTTCAACTACAGTTGGTTTTACCAGAACATCAGATAAGTTTTCATATCAGTTTAAAGACTTAACTAATGTTACAGTCGGAGATATGGGAGGAAGTTACATGTTTAACCCAAATGTAACAATTCCTTCATTCACCCAAAAAATAGGATCAATTGATTTAGAAAAAGAACTATTCGATTGGTCATATTACGCAAATAACTTTAGTAATAATACAGCACCGACTCAAGCAAAAATAAAAGACAAGCTAACTGGTGAATTTAAGGTCGTTAGCGATCCAACCCTAGTTTCAGATTATGCGTATTCTTGGGGACTTGGAGACAATTCGGTTAAGCCTAGAGTGAGTGATATTTCTAATGCAAAAATTGGAGATCTCTTCCATACTAAATTCTATCAATTATCGTATCAATCAGATTTCTTACAAGGATTTTCAATTGATGCACCAACCGTCGGTCATAAAATAAGATTAGGTTTACACGATCCATACACAGTTCCAACCTATTCAAATATCGATAATTTAGTTACTCAATTAAATGCGTCAACACATAGTGCTATTTCTAAATTTAGATATAAAGTTGTAAATAATAAAGTATATGCTACTGCTAAAGAAAGTTCAAATACAAATAATTTTACAGTAAAAGTAACTCAAAACTAATATGCCAGCATTCATAGACCAACCGGAAGAAGTAAATGGAAGTCCATTTTGTTATCAAATTGACATTGATACTAATCAAACTCCAATTAATGCAGTTGAGTTTCAATATACTGATTTTTCTAGTAACCAGTCGACTATTGTACAAGCTTCAAACTGGTTTCAAAGTCAAAATGGGTCAATTGTAACTTTAGCAGTATGTTCAACCTCACAACCTTTAATTAGGGTATACGGCGACTATGTGTTTGATCCTGGTCAATATGACATAACAGTTTCTGGAGGATTTACTTCATGTTTTGATCATAACGAATGTGTAGTTGGAGGAAGCCCAGTCAATTGTGTATTAAGCGATTGGGGTTATGGAGAAACTCAAGAGTCATTTGTAGTTGGAGCTTGGGGCCCATGCCGATTAATTAATGGATCTTATCAAGAGCAACAAACCAGATACGTTGTTACCCCAGCCTCAAATGGCGGAGAGTGTATAGGAGAAACTGTTCGATATCAAGCATGTACTCCACCTCAAACCGGTACGGTTGCAACGCTAACAACACCGACTTTTAGTTCAATTACAGCAACCTCAGTAATTGCAACAACCACAATTTCAAATAACGGCGGTAGTACTGTAACTAGTGTTCAATTTAAATTGTTTAAAAATGGTACGCAAGTTGGAACCCAAACCCTTACTGATTTTTCTCTTGGAATATCTGTTCAATTTAATGGATTGATTGCCGGATCTGCGTATACATTAACTGCAGCTGCAACAAACTCAACTGGAGTAGGGACATCACCTACTGGAAGTTTTAGTACGGTTGGAGCAAGTACAATTACTACCCCAACCATAAGTGCTATTACACAAACTAGTGCAATCAGTACTTCAACTTTTACTAATAGTGGAGGCGATGCTTACGTTAGGTATGGTGTTATTTACAAACTAGATAATTCTACAAACTTAGAAATAGGACAGCCTGGCGTAGTTAGATTTGAGTCTGGCCCATTTAATTCAGGAGTCAGTCCATCTAATTTAGTTACCCAACTTTCAGGGTTAACTGCAAATCGTCCATACTATTTAAAAGCCTATCTTCAGGGATCAGACGGCTCTTACTTATATTCAAGCTTTGTAACTTTTACAACTAGTAGTGTTCCACAGGGTCAAAACCTAGCGTCTCTTAGTATTGCAGCCGAGGCCATCTCCGGTAGTGTTGGAACATCTCAATCTTATTCATATATTACAGCATCAGCTGCAAACCAAGATAGAACTTACGTTTCTATTATTGAACAGTCGCCAGATGATCCTATTCCAGGAGTCTATAAGATTTCTGCAAATTTACAACAAGTAAACGCTGCAACTCTTTTTTGGACAATTCAACAAAAAACCAGCCCAGGTGAAACTGATTGGCAAAATGTTGCAGAGGTAACTACAAATACCGACTTAAATTCTTTACCAGAAATTCCAGGATTTTCATATTATCAATATGGACAGGGATTAATCTCAGTATCTTTTAGACCAAGAGTACCTGGTTATTATAGGTTTGGTCTTAAGGGCGCATTTGAGAATTCAGTTGGATTTCAAGTATACGAAGAAGTTGTAGTAGGCGAACCGATTAGTGATACTTATATCGCAAATCAACTATTAAGACAGGGTATTTCAGGAACAATCCAAGTTGGAGCCACCTCAACTTATCCAGAGTGGATTCCAGAATTTTCTGAAGATTCTTTGTATGGTATTACCGTAACTCAAACTGGATCGACTGTTATTCCATTGATTAACGTAAATAACTCAACCAGATCGTTTACTGCTCTTTGGGGAGTAAATCCAGCATATGAGAGTATTACCCCCACTCTAACTATTAATTATACGTCACCATTTAAAAACACATCGCTATCAAATAGTTTTTCTAAACAATTTCAAGTAGAGGTACTTGCACCATTTCCAACGGTTTCTTTTAGTAATCCTGGAATATTTTCATCGCCAGTAACAAGCGGTAGTAATGTAACAATCAATGTATCTACTCAATATGCTAAAACCTATACAATCAGTTCTTCATTAGGAACAGGCTCGCCAGATAGCCCAGTCACATATACAACTGTACCGACTGGTACCTATACGATTACAGCGACTGCGGTTAATGATAATATGCCAACTGCACAAACCTCAACGGTTACAGCTACCCTAACCGTTCAACCGCCTTCTCCAATATTAGCACAAATTCCACAACAAATAGTATCAAGAAATACTTATGTTGATATTAATACCTTACCGTATGTTAATCTAAATGGATCCTCATTTAATGGGTTTGAAATAGTTACACAGCCTAGTCAAGGAACTTTGTCTATCCTAAATTACGGAATTAGATATATTCCAACTTCAAATTATACAGGAACTGATCTTTTCGCAATTAGAGTAAAAGGCCCAAATGCCGTAGTATCTAATACAATTAATGTCTCAACTCTAGTTAGTGCCCCAAGTTTTAATGTTGGAACCGCAAACGAAACAATTGTATTTAATTCAACAGAGGTCGGTGCCGATAGAGATTTAACTGTTCCAATTACAAATACCTCAACTGGTACAAATCTTGAAATTGCCTCAATATCAATAGATCAGGATGGAGATGAATTTAAATTAGTTCTTGGATCAGGTCAAACTGAAAACGTTGTTGCAATTATTAATAATATTACAATTACTCCTGGAAATACGTACAGCGTTAAGATTAGAGTTCAACCGTCTAGTATTGGAGTAAGATCTGCTAAATTAAAAATTGATCACAATTAATGCCAATAACTTATATTAATATATCGACAATTGGATTACCTAGTGCAAATGTTACATTTACTTCTGCAAATAAGTACTCTTATTATGAACCAGTTGATACTTATTCAAAGGAACAAATGGGAAACCTTGAACAACTAAAATTATATGGAGTTATTCCAGAGTTTGATGTTGAGAATCTTATGGTATATGCACCACTTAACGATCAAATATATGGAAGAAAATTTATTGAAAATGGAGTCGAGGTAACTAGAAAAGTTTCTGAGCCAGAATACTGGAAAAACCGAGGTTTTATTTCATATAAAGATGGAAAACAGGTTGGATTTATTCCATCATTTTTTACCAAAAATTCCTTAGACGTATCAGAATTAAAAATTGCGACTGATCGATTGACTGTTCCAACACATCTTCCTGTGTTTATCTCAGCCAGGGAGGTTATGGGAAAAGCTAAAGTTTTTTGGAAATTAACTGATATAACTGCAGGGTCTGCTCCAAAAACCATAATTGAGGTTGAAGCAGGCTGGACCTTTATTTGGAGATTCGATAAAATTGGCGAATATGAAATATCTGGTACAGTAATTGATCTTTGGGGCAATGAACACCCGCTGCCATCTAGTCAATTCGTAAAGGTTCTATCTAAAGAAGCCTACATAGATTATATCGAAAACAGTTTAAATTCAAGAGAAATTACTTCAAGTTTAGCAAAAAATACACTAAATGCCGATTCTCAGATGATAGATATTAACTTCAACGATTATGAAATCCTATCAGATGGTACGATAATTAATCGAAATGACGGCTCTACAATAAATTTAAGTAATCCGTAAGCCAGTTTCTATTTTTTGAGTACAAGAAGGCTAGTCGTCCATTATTTGTGAGGCGACACTCTACTAATAAATAACAAAAAATAGAAAAAACAAATGGCTTTTGTTGCACTATCACTATCAACACAAGAAATTCTAGAAACCACGTATGTTTCAGATATGCGTATTATCTCAAATAGCAATGTTGGATTGCTTAAGAGTAAACTAGAAGATCTAATTAACAACTTAAAAATTGATCTTTCTGATAAAAAGATCGGAGTTGACCCAGATTCTACCCTAACTCCACTAACTGAGTTAAAAACAAGGGTATTAACTATTCAAAACGGACAGTTATATTTTAAAAATGTAAATGGTACTGCAGATTTAATTAAATTTGAAACTGAAACTGTTAACAGTGCTCTTGTAGGTAAAATTACAACCGGAACCTTAGTCGCTAACTCTTCAATTACTTCAGCTGGCCTTGCTATCTCTGGTACATCAACTTTTACCGGAGCAATTACAGCAAACGGTCAATCTAACTTAGCTGGTTCAGTTAATATTACTGGAAGCTTCTCTAATAGTAAGGAAGACGTTACAAAAAATCTAGTCGCGGTATCTGGTGCAAACCGTGCAAAAGCCGAAGTTACTCTAACTGCAACAAGCAAATCCTTAATTATATTAACTCTAGACGCTAGCTCATTTTATAGTGGAAGTGCTTTCCAGAGCACCATTACAGATGGTATTGATATTGTTCTAATAAACGATACAAACTCTCCAATAAGACCAGGTCAAGAATTTAAAATTATGGTACGAGCAATTACCTATACTACTGGTGGTACCACAACTCACGTAAGCGGAACTTATGAAACTTTTGCTGCGGCAAACTCAGCTACGCATAAAATTAGAATTATAGGACAAGATTTTGCAATAATGGATCAAGATGCAGTAGGACTAGATTCGACTCATACTACGCTTGCTTCACAATGGGCAGTTGGATTAAGCACAAATCTATTTAATTCATCTGTTACTCTAATGAATGTAGGTACTGTTAAAAACAGTGCAAACTTACCTTCAACTTGGGGAACTAACCAAGCAAGACTTGTTGTAACTGGAGATTCAAACGCAGTTTATAACATCTAAAAATAAAACCCAGAGCGCAAAATGGCAGTTGCTCCTATTATAAAACCTATTACAACTAGAAAGGGTATATTTTACACCTTTCAAAGTTCGTTAGAAGACTTAACTCTATCATTTAACAATAGTGGTAATCAATTTAAGTTTTCTAACTTTGTGCTTTTAAATTTACCTAATGTTGGAACTCCAGACGGAACTCCTTCAGATAACAAGCTATTTTTTAAAGCTCAAGGTGAAACTTTAATGACCGACCCAGGTCTTTATAATCAAAGCAACCAAAATTACAATTTAGCACAAAGCTTTCAAAACTACGCGTTAAATTTAGAAGCTCTTTTAATTTCTCAAACTTCATATAGTAGAGACCTTCCTCTCAATGTATCAGAGAGAGTTTTTTGGAAATGGTTAAAGGAATCTGGTGCAATTCGCTGGAGAGATGCAAATACACTAGAAACATCTCAAACTGGAATATTTGCAGAAGAAAATATGACAGTAGGCTCTTCATATTCCAAAGTTGTCCAATATATTGGAGAAATTGATATTGTAAATTCATATAAAGGTAAAGAAAACTCATATAGCGAATTATACTTGCATGTTCCAAACAATGCTGGATCAACTCCATACATATTGTTTAACTCGGTTGAGGATGCTAATTATAGACCAAATATGACGATTACTCATACGCCAGAGTTACCGGAAGATAGAGAAACAATTGTTGGTCGTCACTATACAGACGTTCACCCGCAAGGATTAAGTCTAAATGCATTCTATGATTTAGATGATTCGACCGTCACATTAGAACAAGCCGCATATGGCGGTAGCACATATACTACGCAAAACTGGTTTCAAGGAACCCTTAATAATTCATACTATACAGATGGTACTTATAATACACAGCTTACTGCTTGGAAATATAATACTGCTGTAAATAAAAAGATTAAAAAGACTAAGGTTACTAGTGGCGTATCAACTACAATAAGTTACACCAGATCTACACTAGATGGAGTTTGTATTGATTTTAAACTTTCTGACTATTTAGTTGCAACCCAAAATGCAGTAACATCATTTTCTGCGCTAAACGATATTAACGTACAAAATAAAAACTTTGACTTTAACACAGTTTTAGTTTATTATGACGTGATTGATCCAGTAACAAAAGTATTAAAAGCAAAAAATCTATATGGAGTCTTGTTCCTAAATAAGATTCAATCAAATGGTCTTGAATTTGAAATTCCAAGATTAACTAAATACAAACCAGATCCATTAAGCAAAATTAATGGAAACTCATATGCATTTAAATTAAATGTTAAATTTGATACTTCAATTGAAGATGTTGCAATTGAGCCAGTTAAAAACATTAATGCAAACGCTGGATTTAGCTTAGATTTATTTGTTGACTTAATGAATAGATTTCAAACAATTGCGGTTAATCAAGAGGATAGGCTTGCAAAATATGCAGCTCTACAAACAGATTGGGAAAAAGCCAAAGCCAGTCTATTGACTACTAGTAAAACTTCTGATATTGAGGCTAGATTATCTAGCTTAGAAAAGGCTCTTCTAGCAAATAGCGCACTATTCTTAAATACTAAAAACGTTATTGAAAAAATTACAAATGTAGAAGGTCAACTTTCTAATTTTGTACAGGGTAAAACTTCATTAGAGGTTGCATATAATACCGATGTAGTAAAGAGTGGAACCGGAATCGGGGTTAGTCGCTCAGTTAATAATCAGGTAAGTATTAATAATGAAACCCCAGATTATAACTTTGAAATTACTCCAATATTTGATATTTCGCTTGCGCAGTCAATTGCGTTAGTACCGTTTACTAATTACTATAGACACGAAAAATCTGGAAATTCGCACACTCTTACTGGAAACATTACACTTAAAGTTAATGATACCCTAACCCAATGGAAAAAGGGTCAAGTTCTACGTTTAGTGTTTGCCGATCCAGTTATCCTAAATGGTTATACTATCACACTTTCAACAGATGCTCTTGCAAGATCAACAAATTTAGATTTTTCTAATGTTACTCAAGCATATAATACAAGAATAGGAGTTTTAACAGATTACGGCTGGTCCAGCGATAATCGCCCTATTTTTGAAATAATCTGTACAGATTCTTTAAACTTGGACTTTAAAATAGATAGAATACGATAATGGCTGAAGAAACAAACTCTTTATCAGAGATCCTAGGTTCACTTGGCGTACAGTCAGCAAACGCACAAGAGCTTATTTCAAAAATGAATCAAGCTCTGACTACAAATTCTAGCCAAGTTGAAGTTACTCAAATTAACACAGACGATCCTACTACAAGTACGACTATTCCAATTCCTTCAATTGGTTATATGAATGGTCGCATTGAGGAAATTGATGCTAAATTTAAGACTTTAATAAATGCAAATGGAAATACCATTGGAATTAAAGACGATCAAGGAAATGTTAAAAGATTCGAGCTTAATGATATTACTCAAACTATCTCTGATTTAGAGAAAATTGGGGATGCGTCGCTTAGCCTACCGACTAGATTTAAAACCAAAAACAACTGGTTTTTTGAAAGTTTCCTTAGCCCACTATTATATGTTCCAATCGATGTAACCAATTATATGGCTGATGATATTTCTAAGTTTGAAGTTCGTCGAGTAATTGTTAATGTTGGAGAAGATACTGACTTAATTACGTATTTTAATAATAATTATAATGGAAAAAATACAATCAACTATACTACTTTACTAAATGATTTAGTAAATAATGGAATCTCTTATTTTGAAGATACTAATATCGTTGATTTACCTGGTGCAATTAACAGATATAGAGGAACCTTTAAAGTCCAAACTATATCGGAAATCACCGTTCCTGAAACAATTAACGGAGAAATCCTAAGTTATAGCAAAATAAAGTATGTTTTAGATAGATTAGACTATACTGATGTTACTGGATCTACTCCAGCGGCACAGCGCCGAGAATTATCAGTTGGCTCAAGATTAATTACTGAAGAAAATTCAGAATATTTAGTTGAATCAGTTGATACTAAAGACAAGTCAGTTATTTTAAAACGCGTATTTGGTTCAGATGGTATTGTTTTATTTGAAAACCTAAGAATTAAACCGGAAATATACCGTTCACCTATTCTTGCAGTAAATATTGGTTATAATGAAAGAGAAGTAATTTTCATCAAACCAATTAGTTCAAAAATGGACTTAACTGTAGATTTTATTTCTAGTGGTTTTGGAATTTATACAAATGAACTTCAAATTACTCTACAAACTGGTCAAAACTTAACCCTAAACGAATACTATAATAACTTTGTAGCAGATTTTGGTTTACTATTTTTATCATTTGCTAAAGAAAAGAAACTTCCTAACTCATTAGGATTTCAACCGAATGCCCCAGCATTAAATGCTGAAAATTTTAAAGTTTTACAAATTGATTCTCATGTAACAAATACTGATTCTGCATCAACTGTTAAAAATCTAGTTTCGCAAAAAGAGTCAATTAACTCTAATCTAAGAGAGCTTGATAAATCGATTGATACTCTTAAGAAAACTATTAATTCTTCGGGTAACCAAAACGATGCAATTCGTTTAAAAGCTCAGTCTGATTTAAACAATAAAACTTCAGCTAGAGCACAAGCCTTTTCTCAGCTATCAACTGTAGTTAAAGAACTTTCATTAAATGTAAAAACTTCTCCTGAGTTTAGCATTTCACCTAAATATAGAGTTAGAGGTTTTTGGGAAATTCCAGCAGATATTAATTCGCCATATGGCTTACAGAAAACTGTGCAGTTTAAGATTGCTTACCGATATTTAAGTTCAAATAAAGATGCATCCGCAGCTGATCCTATTACATTTACTGATTCTACTGGAACTCAACGTACTGGATATTTTTCTCCATGGACAGAAGTTTTAACTAAATCTAAACAAAAGGTTTATAATTCAACAACTGGCCTATATGAATGGACAGAGGAAAATGTAGCTGATCCAAATTCGGTTAACATTAACCAATTAGAAATTGCAATTAGAAAAGGGGAATCTGTAGAAATTAAAATTAAATCTTTATCTGAAGCAGGTTTTCCTGATAATCCAGTTGAATCGGATTGGTCAGAATCTATTACTATAGATTTTCCAGCAAATATTCAATCGTCTGAAGAAAATACTTTGATTGCTCAACAGGCAATGGCAGATGAAAGTCGAATTGCTTTACAAGAAGAACTTAATGCTAGAGGGTTAGACCTTCACCTATCAACCGCGTTTAGTAGTAAAGACAAATACTATTCACATACAACTGATGCAATTGCATCTGGATTTTTCTTAGCAGACGGTACTGCAATTTCTTTATATGATAAATTAAAGGAAATTGCTGATTCTCTTTCTGCAATTCAATCATCTCTTTCAACTGCAACTGCTGAACTTATTGTTAGTATTGTTACACCAGAAGGAAGTGAAGTTCAGGTTACAAATGGTCAAATGGTTGATCTATTCGCCGGATATTATGTAGACTCTGCTAAATTAGCAGATGGCGCATTAGATAAGGGAAAAATTGTATCAAAGGAATATCAAGTAAAGATTAGAAATGCTTCACAAACTCCACTTGAACTAGTTTCAACTCTAGGTGGAGGTATTGGAGTTGCTGCACCAACTTCTTTCCCAGGAGCAAACACAGATACTCAATACAATGCATATCTAAGATATGATAAGATTCCATTAAACTTAAATGGAGTTGCTAGCGCAGGATTTGCGGCATTTACTCAAAGAACAGGATATCAATCTGCTCAAGTAAAAAGCCAATACGTCTATGCTAGATATTATAACTCAGATAATGGAAAGAGATTGTATTATGGTGACCTATTAGATACATCAGCATTTGGATCTAACACCAATCCTTCTTCATATTTTACAAACCAAAACTATGCGTTTAGTCAATCAGCAAACGCAGTTTCTGGAAAGCCTAATTATATGGGAGGACACTACTTACCATCAATTCCATCTGGAGGATCTGCAATTGAAGTTTGGAACGGTTCCGTAACAAATGGTGTAGGTCAAGGAAATGGAACCTATACTGAGTTTTGTATTCATAAAGACCACCCGTATTTTTCTGTATTAGGTACAGTTGCATCTCCGTCTACTGCAACAATTAACAATATTTTCTTAGGATTAACTACAAATTCTATTTACGAATTTTCTAATAATACTATAACAAGTACTGCTCAAAAGTATTTACCGTTTTCTCAAGCTATTCACTTTAATACAAGCGTCGAAGCTGGAACAAACGAATTTGGCGTACCATATTATGCTCAAGCGGAAAGAGTTACACCAGTTTCGCCATCTGCATATGGCGGAGCGCTATATACTGCCCTAAATACTTTTCCAATTAAGTTGGGATTTGGTACTGGCGATGATTACTTAATTGGTAAAAAGACCTGTGGTGCATATTTGTTTATGATGCCACAATCTTATGCATCAATTTCAGTAGATGGTTCAAACGCTAGATCATCTAAACGTACAGTTATGGCTGGATCGGCTGCTTCAATAACAGTGCCAGTAGTTTTTCAATTTAGAACAACTGATAAAATCGGTGAAATTGGAGGCTGGTCAACCGGTCAAAAATTAACCAACATTACATATACAAAAATTATCGGATTGGACATTTACACAAAAAGTGGATTGTTTGAATTTGATATTCAAGTTAGTGGTAAGCATCAGCGTGATACAATTATTACATCGCCAACTATATTTACGCCAGTTTCATCTGGTGGCGGAGGCGGTGGCGGAGTTTACATATCAGATTTAACTGATATTCTTAAAAACTCAGCATTTGATTTATCCATGAATTCTTCTATCACTAATTTTATGTAATATAAAAATTAAGTAGAATCACGTGGCATTATCTTATAAAAAGATTACACCCTTTGACACATCATTTGGATTGGTCAGAACAAACCCTAAACTTACCGGAAATGTTAAGTTAGTAATAGATTCTGGTCAAAATTTATTTTTTGAATCAATTGATGCAAATACGGAATTGGCTAAAGATAAGTATAAAGCTTATCCAATTGACCCAACTTCTCATCATGATTCGAACTTATATAGATTTTTTAGTAATGGTAATACACCAGAGTCTATTGTGTTTGATGTAAAAACCAATGTTTCATTAAATGCAACATCTGCTAATTTTGCAGACCAATACGATTTTTCTGAATATTTTTCTGGTGCAAGATATTGCATTTCTAAAAATTATTCTGAGAAATTTAAATACTTTGCACCAATTTATCTAAATAAAGAAATTCCAGAAAAATTTGTAATATTTAAAATACCTGGTGCAAGTAATTTGCCAATCTCCGAAACAAAAGATAGCTATCCATATAATAAAACTACGCACCTTGCAAGTTTATTAAATACAGCGCAGATTATTAAAACCTTTGATCTTGGAGTAGATTCTAACATAGGAAAGTATATTAAAAAAATGCAGAGTAATCAGCTTTTTCCAGAAAATACTTTAAATTTTCCATTTAACCGAGGATTATTGTCTTCTTATTCAGGTATAGCATATAAAGTTGGATGTTATACTGAAAAGTTTGAGAATTTACAAGAATTAATTATTGGAGGAAAAACCCTTACTGATTTTGAAGAATACGTAACTCTTGGATATGAAAGGAATTCAATAATTTATCCATATATTTTAAATTTAGAGTTTTTATTTGAAGATTCTTCAGATGACTTTGAATTTAACAGATATTTTGGAATGTATTGTAATACTGTCGATTTAGCTGAATTAGACTTTGATTTAAGTGATCATGCGGCATTGGGATTAAATACTCCAGGTATAACTAATCCAAATGCTTATGAATATGCTCAACTTCAATTTATTCAAACTAACTCTGCTGGGTTAGACCTAAAATTTCATTCTATTCCACAATCAGTTTCTGCTGCATTAACTGAATTAGGCGGAGCCGGTATTCTTTCAATTGAAGATAAGTCTGGAAATTTACATAAAATTTCACAAGTAGATATTGCAAATTCTAAATTAAAGATTTCAAGTAAATCTATTGACTTATCTCTATTACATGGACCGACTGAGACTTTTATGGAAGATTCGGCCGACTACACTAAGGGCGGAATTCGTTCATTTATTGAAATTACTATTAACGATATACCAAACCATCTAGATCAAATTAGAATATATTATCCTAATGGAAAATCAACAAACCAAAATTCTAAAAGATATGAAACGCTTAGTGCGGTTTCAGGATTCTCTTATGGAGGTTCTCCAGTTTTAGATGCACTTGCAGTCTATAACGAGTTTGGTCCAGATCAATTTTTCTATAGTGTTGACGTAGTTTCACAAGAGGATTTAGAAACTAATTTACATCAAATTGCAGAATCTTTAACTTTAGCAATTAATGCTATCCAAAACAGTGGATTTAAGGCATACTCACAAGACAATAGAGTTTTTATTGTTGTAAATACTGAAGGTAATGTTTCTCTAGAATATGCTGCTCAATATATTCCATCAACGGATGAGCCAAAGATTTTAATATCAGATTCTCCAGAATTTAGAAAAACTGCTGCCGAGTTATTAGGAACAAATAATAGTACAACAATCGACCTAACTGCAAGCGATTATATTGTTTATGGTGAAGCTCAGCCAAGTGTTAACCAAACTAATTATGTGTTAGGTTCTTTAATCGCTGACGCTGGAGTTAAAACATTAACGTTTGGCATCGGTAATTTAGATCAAACTATTGTTATTGGTTGTCCGGTTGTAAATTTTGAGCCAGGTTCAGCTTTATCTTCTCATATTTCAGTAGATGGACAATATTTTGAAAAATTACATGCAAACAAAGCCGATATCTTAGTTCAATCTCCATCAGGTTGGGTTGAAATAGAAAATATTGTAAAAAGCATCGACTATGTTAGTGAAAATACATTTACCACTGAGGTTGATAAAATATTTGCAGTTAATTATTACGACAATAATATAAACATTTTAACGGAAGCCGGCACAGAAGCCTTATTAAAGTTTGGATTAGTCCAATTTAAAAAGAAGTTTAAACCTAACGTAAGTGCTCTATCAATTATACCAATTAAAGACTTTGACTTTGATCACATTGATAGTCAATATGCATCAGTTCAATTAAGCGATGTTTGGAAATCTGCATTTATACCAGAGGGTGTAAATATGATTAATCTAGGAAAGTCTGCGTATAGAGTTCTAAATGGAACTATTAAAATTGGATCAACTGTATATGAAGACGGTGATCTAATTGAAAAAACCTCTACTTCAACCATTGTTAGTTTTTCGAAAATAACTGGCGATCCATTTGTTATTCCAGCTTTATCTACATTAACTCCAACCTATGACGTAGAGTTGGCTGAGGAAAATCCAGATATTCTAGATTTTAAAGGATTTTTTACAATCACATCTGATTATGCTGAATTGAGTCCAACTAAGACAAACGCATATATTTATCGAGATAGATTTACTAGTGGAAAAATCTCATCTGAATACGATTCCAACTATGAAAGATTCTTATTGGAAAACGCTGGAAAAAACCGTCTAGTTAAATACATTTGTAAATGGGGTGCAGACGGTTCACTTGATTCTAGATCAAATCCATATCGACTTAATGCTGACACAGTATTTGGTGTAAATAATTTTTCGCCTGAACCAAATAAGGCTGAACCAGATTCAAGTTTAATGACACATGAGTGGTTTTATATTGAATCACTATATGACTATGTTCATGACATAACAGCCGCCTCTCAAAATAAATTATATTTTGATACGCCATTTGATCCAACATTAGCAGTAACACAAGAAGGATATTTTGAAGATTATTTTATTTTTACTCCAAGTTATTTAAATAATTCAGTATTAACTCCTTGTGCCAGAACACAATATCGTTTTTCTCAAGTTAAAAAGGATAAATTGACTGGACTTGCTAAAACTATTTTTAAAGGAATTAAATTTGTTTTTAAAGAAGTTGTTCCAAATACTACAGAAAAGGAACTGTCTGGTGCACTTAAATATGTTCGGGAATCAAATAGATTTAATGACTATAGATTTACTTCAATATTAAAGGTAATTGAAGATACTCCATATTCTGGAGAAAACCCAATTCAATTTAAATTTATTGAATCTAGAGATTTTAAATTTATTACATTGGTAATTGAATTAAGATTAAACAAAAAAGTTTCTAGCTTAGTCGATTCTCCTAAAAGCCTAATTGTAACTAAAACGGGCGGACTTGCTCCAACCGAAGACCATGTATTTAATAATATAAACAACTCTTTTGCTGATTACAAAATTAATATAAATTCAGCACCTACTCCAGCTGGAAATAAACCAATTTCTGATATTACCCTTGCATTTATGTATTATGCTAAAAACAAAAAGTATAATACTTTACCGGCCAGCTTTAGTAGTATAAATCTAGTAAATAGTTTTGACCTATCATTACCTACTAATTATGGAGATAGAGGTCTTCCATTTATATTTTCAATCGATAAGGGCACAGATATTCAAATCGTAGATGAAATTAGTCGAGTTAATGAAAACAGTATGTTATCATTTAAAGATAACACTTCAACTAAAGTGTTTGGTACAGCCGCATTTGATTATTATACAATTGAATTCCCTATTGACGCAAATGGATTAGGATCAAACGGACAGGGTCAAGCAATTAATATAGTTACTCTCCCAGGTGGAACTAGCCAAGGTATTACCACCACTGAGAATAATTCCTACTTGGCATCAGGTTTAAGTTTATATCCATTTATTAAAGATCGTTTAGTTACTTCTAATAGTATTAAGTATTCGTTTGTTAATCAAATCGCTATAACCGGAAGCGCCGTTACACCAACTCCTCTTACAGCAAGTGTTGAAGCAGGTTCTTCTACCATTATACTAAGCGCAACTCCAGCAACTCCAATTTTAATTGGAGCAGAGGTTGGAATTACCGGATGGACTCAATTTGGTACAACCGTTACTGCAATTAGTGGAACTACCTTAACAATAAGTAAACCAATTTTATCCAATATTGCTAAGCAAAATCAAGTTGCTGAATTAACTTCGGGTAGCCCAGATATTTACTTATTAGACGGAATAAATTTAGATGTGACCTCATATGGAGATCCATCTGGTCAAAACTACAACGCATCCAATAAGGTTTATGTAACAGGTACAGGTATTCCAGCTGGGGCGTACATCGTTGCAGTTGATAATACTGTTCTTGATACAAACGGCCAAACCAGGCCAAAGATAACTCTTTCCGCTAATGCAACAGTAACATCTTCTCCAGTAGGTATTAAATTTTTCCAAAAGGCAGCGGCTGCATCAGCAGATTTTTATCAAGCTGAAATTAAACATGCGATTGCAACTCAAAATAGAGTAGCCTCTGCAAGTTCTTCTCTAATAAACGTTATCGATATCTTAGAATTGAAGAATACTTCAACTGGTGCAACTGGATATACTTATCCAAACGCTCAGCTATTGGCATCCGAAACAAATTCAACATTTAATATTTTGCCTTATGCCGGAGATACTAATAAAAGATTACTTAGAATAATTGATCAAGTTATCTATAGGCTAGATAACTACTCGGGCATTTCTGAAATCTTACCAAATGGAATAGTTATGTCATCTAATGCTGGAATAGGGGAAATGCTATTTACTGGCTTACCTGTTTCAAAAACTTCAGCTGGAACTACTACATTTAACATTGATAAAATTATTAAGAGAGAGTCTACTATTCCTTCTTTAGATACAAGCCATTGGGAATCAATTAATTTTGCGTTCTTATTAGGCGGCGACTCTTATTATAAGGGCTTATTTAAAAGACTAAGTTTTAATGACTTTAAGCGATCAATTGAAAGAAGCCGTTCCAACATTACATATACTACATATTCTAATGGAACTGTAAGTACAAATGAATTTTATATTGAGTTAGAAGAAGCAACTATTGTTGAAAAATTAAAGATTCCAACCGTTTCTCCAGTTAATATTCAATTGACACAAGCTGATACTACAAGTAAAAGACAGGCTTCTAATTTAGTTGGGTATACTGCAACTGAGTCCTATTTACAAAATCCAATATATTTAAGAAGACATGGATCGACATACTCTCCAATATTTAGAGAAATTACCGCGTTTATGCCAGATACGACCTTGAATTCAGAAGAGGTTAAGGACGCTAATTGTAAATTTAATCCAATTGCAAACCGATTTTTTGAAGTTAAAGGATTTGAACATATTAAAGTTTCAGAAAAGAAGATTTTGGAACTTGAAGGTAATGACAAATATAAACCAATGTTTGAGTTAATTGGGGAAACCCCAATTTCAAGCGGAGATCTATACTTATTGGCATCAAACTGGGATTATGGATTCCATTTAGAATATATTAATAAAACTGAATCTGTTCCAGCATTTGGTACCAGACGAATTGCAGAAGACTCATATTTCATGGCAAAACTTGCTTCATTACCAACTTCAATTGAGATAGACACAGTTACTTCAAAGGAAGTTACCGAGTTTCCTTCAATTTCAACTGATTACATTAATAGAGACTTTGACGTTTTGTATAAAGTAAATACAACGGATGCTCAACTTGATATAAATTTAACAAATGTCTTTACTAAAAAGGTAATGGATCTTGGGTTAGAAGCTAAAATTTTATCTAGTTTTAACATTGACCCAACTGTTAGAAACCCAGAATTATTAGGTGCCTATGATTTTACCTCATATGTTAAACAATATGCAATCGAAAATATTCTTCCAACCTATGCAATAGACCAATTAGCTATTTGGTATGTAGAAGATAAAGGCAAGCCTACTGGTCTAGAAATAGTTACTAAGACTGCTGCCGAACGCTACGCGTTAGGATATAAGAAGCTGGAAGGAGTTCAAATAAATATTAAAAACGGACTAGCCGTTCAGTTAAGAGTTCCTCTAAAAACGACCGGTAAGTTGAGTTTAATTATTGAACCAAAAATGAAATTTATTTAAAAATGCCAGTACAATTAAATCTTAAAGAGGTTTTTACAACAGATAACCAAGCCGTATTGGCAGACAAACTAAATTTTAACTTTACGAAGTTAATTGAGCTTGGAATAGGCGCAGTCGGTCCAAGCGGTCCTGCCGGAGCAACCGGTGGAGTTGGCCCAGCTGGCCCAATCGGACCTAGGGGAGTAAAGGGTTCTAGAATATTTAGTGGAGCCGATCAAACCACAAATACTACAGCGGTAGTCGACGATATTTTTATTACAACTGGCGGTAAATTCTACACAAAAACTACTAATGCCTGGTCACAAATATTTAATATAAATGACCTATTAGCAGTCTCTACTGAATTTTTCTTAAATAAGCAATTATTTACAATTAGTGACAATGACTCAAACTTTACTGCAAGCACCAAGAAAAAGAACTATGGAATTGTTAGATTTCTTAAAAATGCTGGTGCAGACTTAGCCGACGTTAACCCAGACGGAATTAATTATGGAAGTTCTTCTTCTACTTATACTAATTCAACTTTATTTTTAAATAACTTCGATTTAGACGTTTACAAAAATAATTTTGTTGCAAATAGCAGTGTCGACGCTCTTATTGGAGATGTTAGCAAAGCAATTACTACAATTTATTCTAACTTTGTAACAACTTCCGATGAATCTGCAAGTAGATACCACATTCAACTTGGATCTTTGTATAAATTGCCAAACGGTCAACATCAAATGAGTGCTGCCGAAAATAACCTTAGAATTAAGCACGCTCTAATTAATAACACAACAGCAAGTCCTTCGGTTGCATACTTCCTATCTGAATTTAATGCAGGTGGAGATTCTTCATATACAAATTCAGTAAATGGTGCAACCTCAGCGTTTAAGTTTAGGGCATCTCAAATGGATGGTTCTGCACATAATGGAGTTACTCTTTATACTGGAGGTTCTTCTGCAATTAAGAGCTTTGCTGATAATGATGCAACATTTGATCTAAATGGATTATTAATTGAAAGAGCAACTGCTTCATCAAAGACTAGATTAGCTCTAGGTATAAATTCTTCAAACATATCATACCTTATTACAAAGGCTGCATTTGATATTTGCGCATCTGGTGATATTTCAATTGGAGTATTTGGATCAACACTTAATGATACTAAAAAGGTTGTTGCGAAAAGATTTGGCCTAAATGATAAAACAACTGCAGTAGGTTTTGGTGGATCACCAAATTCATCAGTTACTGTATATGGAACCAAGAGTACAACTGATAGTGTTTCTGATACTAGGTATTTAGCTGACCAAGTTAATATTGGTTCAATGACAAAAAACAGTTTGCCTACATCTGGTTCTGGTCTTACTGAATTATTTAAGCCACGCAAAACTCTATTGACCGGTCAAGGCGAACTTATTCCAGCTAATGTTGCAATTGCCTCACAACTTGCAAGCTATGTTGGATTTAATTCTTATTTTGATGATAATGGTAATATGAACTTTACATACCGCGATGATAATCCAACTGGAACAATTGGAACTGGATCTGCATTTATTACAACAAGAGATGGTAGTTTACATTTCTTATCATATTCAAGCGATCCTGCTTTAGTTGACTTTGTAGGAACTTTAGCATCAACAAATTTAAATGAGTCAGTATAAAATACACATAACAAATGAAAACATTAAGTCTATCTAACGTACTAAAAGCTATTAAATTTACCGTTACTCGTGATGGTAGAATGGCAGCTGGTAAGTTTAATTATTATGAAGATGCAACCATGGATGCAGTTCTTTCTAATCCAACTTCACACTTTATGCTTAATGGATCATTAAGTTTGCCGTCGGTCGCCTATTTTGGAAGTGACAAGAGTGGAGCATTAGAACTAAATAATGGACACTATGCTGTATACGCTGGATCGACTAGCGCAATTACTAGCATGGTTCTACCGTCGCCTACTGCAGAAGTTTTGCACAGGACCTATGTTTTAGTTAATCAAAAAAGTTCGCCAATCGAAGTTAAGTTTACATCAGGTAATACTGATACAACTGTAATAAATTTATCGGCTCTTCCTTTAACTAGTGCTGCTATTACAACTGTTGCAAACCTTCCAATTAACTCGGTAACCGTTCAGTGTCAACGTACATCTAGAGGATTAGCTACTCCTCAAACTTATACTTGGAGAATTATTTCTGCAAATTATGCCCCTGCCGTTGGTGCATCTGCGACTGCTGCAACTTTTTATGGAGGTATTTTTAAAGTAAATTTAATTAGAACAACTGGAGCATCAATTTCATCAAGTACTCTATCTTCATACATTACAATTACATCAAATGGTTTTGCAGGTATTCCTCAATCTGGAAACTCTAATCAAATTATTAGATCATTTAGTAGTAATCAAAATGTTAACGTATCAGTTTCTTCGTCGCTTCCTTCTGGTTATTCTTTCTCTTATTGGCAGTTAAAGTCTCCGACGACCGGCTCACAAAGTACAAGCATACCATTTAATCAAGAACTAATTGGATCAGGTACAAACCCAACCCCTGCATTATCAAATCAAACGATTACCGAAATTGATCTAGTATTTAGTTATACTGCACCAATTACAAGTTCAACCTTTACTTATTCTGGTGGTGAAACTTACTATTCAGGTGGTTATTCTGGCGGTGGTGGAATGTCAAGCGGTGGAGGTTTCTATCAAAGCTTCCAGTAATATGGGGCTCCCATTTTATTATCAAATTGGTAAGGTATCGACGACGATTCCGTGGAATAGACCCTCATACGAAAGTGTTAAAAACTTTTTATTGGAATTACAATTCAATACAGATATTCTTAAACGATATTCTGTGCATATAACCGGTGGAATTTTATATGACTTTAATTCAACTTGGGATGTCGATCTGGTTTTATTGTCAGATACTGTTGATAATGCTCAGCTCGAAAGAGATCTATATTTAATGTACGACTTAGCCCTAAATACTAGTGCAATTTTAATTGACGTACAATGGTCAAGCCAGTTAATTCACGATATTTCATTTTCTGAAATAACTTCGCTAGATTTTAAGCCAACACAGATTACTCATAAAAAGATAGGATTTTTAAAAAAGGACTCCTCTGAGGGTTCGTTTTTAGTCGACCGCCGTAATTCACCTGACGTAACTCTAATAGGAGAATACTTAGTAGAATTAACTCGTGACTATCCTACTGACTCTAAGATTATTGACCGAATCATAAGATATCCAAACCGAACTTTAAAAGCATCTATTCCAGCCTCAATTGTTTTGGAGCAAGATTATAGATACTTTTTCGCTAATACTAATCGATAACTAAGTTAAAGATCTGAGCTTATAGGGGATCACCTGGCCTCTTTCAAATGTAGACTTAATATCCAATAAGATATTGGAATTAAATCCACTGGAGTGATTCAGAAGCTTATTGGCAACGATCGTAGCCAATGCTAGATCAAACAGCCGATCGTCCTTTATTTTCTTAACTGACGATATTACCATAACATTCTTCTTAGCAGAAAAGTCCTTAATTTCAGGCTTAACTTGACTTAGCAGTTCATCAAATTCTCCATCTTCACAAGAAAACTCATTAATTTCTAGTTGATGTTCATGACTAATCATAAATGGTACGTCTTTATCTTTAGCAATCTTCCAAATATGATTTAGTTTAGCCCGATTTTGCGTAGTAGCAACATAAATTGAATCTAACTTATGGAGCTTAGCTGAGTTAAAATAGAGTCTAGTGTATGCCAGTTTATCTAGCATAATATCTAAATATTCAGTAAGGGTTTCTGAGAGAATTGTAGACCCCATTCTTAGGATTTCTCCACCAAATTCTTCTCTACTTCTGGTTAATGAGGCAATAATTTCCATAACGTGCCGATCGTCCTTTTTAAAGTTATAGGAAGAATCGTATACTCCCTTATCGACAATTACAGTGTTTAAATTCAGATAATGAAATAGGATTTCATGGAATCTAGAAAAAGATCCCGACTTAAGATCTGCGAGATACTTTTGTTTAGCATCAAGCAAAACATAATTATAGTATTCGAGATCCACATATTTAGAGTTTGCCAGCCATAGTGGATCCAGGACTGGCACATTCAAGTTAGACTTCATGGTGCCGGATCTTTATTGATATTTATTTAAGTTAGCCGCCAGGCCAAACTTGGATAAATAAAAAGAAAGCGCCATCTGTAATGCAGACAATTACCCTAAAGCTTATTCCAGAGACTTCTAAGTCAAGTCTGACATTCAGTAGTAACTATAGATTATTTTCAACAAAGGATCCTTTGCCTGGAGCATATTCAATTACAAGTTTTACTGACGATGTTGACTTAAACGGTAATAACCAAAACTATTTAAGCAAAAAGTTTAGATATTCAGTAGACCGTGGAAACTGGTCACTTTGGTATGATATTGCGGACATTACAGCACTTGCTTTTAACAATTCGGATTTATTTGTTGAATTAAAGTATGAATATAATAATACGACTAGGGACCAACTTGCAAATCCAATTGTTGTAAATGAAATAAAGTTTAAAATTGTTGCAGCGGATTCTGTGCCAAGTCTATTTACACCAAGTATTACTTGCAGTGATGAGGTTTGTCCAGCTCTTATTTCAACTGGTACAATGTCGTTTAATCCTTATGCGGCAGACCAGGCAGTAAATATTTTTAAACAATTAAGTTTTAATACTAATAAATTATTTGGACATGAAGTTGTTTATTTTAAAACAGAACCAGATAGAGACTCTGCAGACTATGTTTTCAAAGAGTGGACTCTATTCAAAACTATTAGCCGAAAGTGCATTAAGGTCCTTGTACCCGGAAATAAATTTCCAGATAATAAGCCTACATACGCAGAATTTGGTGTTGATTTTGAAATGCCGTTCGAAATCCATCTCGATCACGAATATTTCCAAACAATCTTTGGTGCAGCGGCGCATCCTCGCAAAAAAGATTTCCTCTATTTTCCATTAACTAATCGTATGTATGAAATTCAAGGTACCTACTTATATCGTGGAATTATGCAGGAACCAGTTTATTGGAAAATTCAATTAGTTAAATTCCAACCTAATATTGATATGATGATGAAGGCCGAGGACCGTACGTTCTTGGATAATATTATTACAAGTACTGACGAATTATTTGCAGATCAAATGATTGATGAGGTTAAAGATGCAACTATGCCTCAACAATTTAAAACAATTTCTACTAGATTTGATGAAACGCGTAAGGCTCTTCATCCAGATCTTAAGATTAAACAGTTAGCCCTAACCTATAATTATTCGCCGCTAATTCAATACTATTATGAAAGTAAAAGCGTACCTAGCGTACCAATTACAGTGGATCCAGTTTCAACGAATTTTACTAAATACTCGGTTAAATATGAAGATCCAGCTACTAAATACACTCTAATCGCATACGAAGAATCTGAGCTGTTTGCTCTATGGGCGGGTTATAAATTAACAACCTATGATTTAAGTAATGGTGCTCCAATTAAAATTAGAGGACCGTATAATTCAAACGATCCATTATTAGGTCGATATATTAAAATCGACAGATATAATGATTCAAACTTTTTTACGCCTGGACAATTAGCATTTGAAGAAGATGTAAATGGACATGTGCATATTTTAACTAGAGATTATGGAGTAGTCTATAATGAAGTTGGAAAACTCGGAGAAGACAAGTCTAATATGACGTTCTTTGCGCTATTTAAAATAAACTCGCTAACTGATTCAATTAGTTTTATTGATACTTACGATAATAATAATTCAAAGGGATTAAAACTGGATGGAAGTATTAGTACTATTAATAATTCAACCGATAAAAATGTAACAGTTAGACTTGAAATAAATTCAACTCTAACTCAATTTAATCAAGTTAGGTTAGAGATTGATAAATGGTATGCAATATTTGTTCCAATTTCAAGTCAATTTAATCAAGCCGCATTAACAATTTATGGATTTACTCAAGATCCAGCTAATGCAAATAACTTTAATGAAATTACGCAATTACATAATTCAGCAAAGACCCTAACTGGAGCAAGTTCATTTAATTTTTCAATTAATGAAAACTTTAGATTAGTTTCTTCACCGATTGATATTGCAAATATTAGAATTTTTAATACAATGGTTCAAGAGGAAGACCATGATTTTGTAATCAGCCAATTATTCATTAAGGATGAATCGATCCTAAGAATAATCGATAACTGCCGTCCAAGATTAAATATTCCTTATATTGGTATAAACAGATAATAAATATTTTATGATTTTAGACATTAAAAATAGAGAACAGGTTGAATCTGCACAGTTTGTACTTACTGTGGATTTCTTTTCAAATAAATCAATTCAACAGCTTGCAGAAAAGGCCCAGTCTTCTTTACATAGAGAAGTAGAAGTTGGCGCAACAAAGGATGCTTGGCAACCAGTAAAAGAAAATGGAGCAAGGTTAACTAATCTCTATAATAATGGTTTTAAAATGAAGCGCATGACAATTGGCCCAGTTTATTACTATGAAGGGGTTAATGCTTTACTTAAATCATTTAAGTTTATTGAAGAAAATGGTTATACTAATGAATTATGTAAAGTTAAGATTGATTTAGGCTTTTCAAAAATGAATGAGGGAGCAAGAATTCCTCAACTAAATAAATTTAAATTTTTACTTAATTTTAATGAAGCTAAAGCATTTGAGTTGTGGCCCCAAGAAATTCGCTCTAGTAAAATTTTCAAGCATTCTATAAATCTAATATACCCAAAAAATAAATTTATTGCTGAAGCAACCGTTCCGGCTGGAAGTTACTCTTCACAAATGGAATTTAGCTTTCCAAGATCAAAACAATTTGGTGTTAACTTTGACCGAATAAGCGAAGGTTTTGTGACAGTTAAGTATATTGGCGGAAAGAACTATGAAAAGAGATCAACCCAAGCCGTTGAACTTTTAAATCTAGTAATAGAATCCTTATTTTCAACACTAAAATCAAATTCAGTTTATTCAGATACAGATCGTGCAAAAATTAAAGAAATTTTAACTGAACAAAAAACCCACCTAAGCGGACTAAAAAGCTATTCTACATTTGAAACTAAATATCCACTGATAAAATTAACAATGGATTTAGATCCTAGACCAGAAATTTTATCAGCTAAATTTAATCTTGTTAGAGAAAAACTTTTTGATTTGGTAACATACGGCGGTCTTGTTAGAGGAAATGTCAACTATAATTCTGAAACTAATCAAATTGAAGTTTTAGAGGGTCGAATTAAAAATGGATTTAATCTTTCAAATATTGTTTTTATTAACTCGTCTATTCAAGCCGAACTTTCTGAATGTACAATTCTTAACTGTAAAGTTAGAAGCTCTAGATTATTAGAGTGTACAATTTTTGATAAAAATGATATTAGATATTCAAATCTCTCTAATTGTAATTTTAATCAATCTGGAGTTAATACGATTCAACAATCAACAATTAAGGGTCGTCCAGACATGCAAGTTTCTGCAAATTTAACTGAATGCCTAGTCGTAGGGTCGCCTCTTGCATACCATGCAACTAAAGATTCTAAGACTGAGATTGCTCTTTAAGCAAAGCCAGTTCTGGTTAATAAATAACAAAAACAAACTGGGCATAGATGGGAGTCTATTCTAACTTAACAAACATTACGGATTTATCTGATTCAAGCTTAAGCTCGAGTATATCGACGTCTAACCAGAATTTTGATAATTTACAGGCAGCCATCCAGGCATTTTTATCGGCGATTTCATTTGACGAAACCAATAATAATATTTCGGTAAATCAAATCAATGCAACTTCAATTGTTGCAAATTCAACGATACGAGTTGTTCAGAATGGTTCAATTAAAATGCAGGTTGATGCAGATGGTGTTTTAACAACCCAATCTGCCCTTGCTAATCTATTTCAAACACCTTTACTTAGACTTCAAGATAATACTGGAAAGCTTGCAGCGGCTGGTATTATTGGAGATGTAATTTATGCAAACGATACGGCTCCAGCCGGAGAAGGTTTCTATGGTTATACTGAAGATAACGGTTGGGTTAAGCTCTCCAGCGGTCAAGCTGCATCTGGTCCAGTTGGAACAGCATTTACTGGAATTGCCAATGCGCAAGGTACCGTAATATTTGGAGCAAGTAATGCAACTGATACTTTAGGATTTGAAGGACAGGGCGGTACTACCGTAACTTTAGACTCAGTAAATAAGAGAGTCATAATTAGTTCAGCAAATGCTAATACTAATTCATTTAGTCAAATTGCAAATGCTCTAGGTAACGTTCAACTAACAGCAGCCGGTCCAGAAAGTATTTTTAGAATTGAAGGTACTGGAGATACTACAGTTTCATTTAATAACGCAACCAATAAGGTAACAATTAATTCGCCAGTTCAAACTCCAGGATTTTCTAAAATTGCAAGTGCAAGCGGATCTATCCAATTTGAAGCTGCCTCAATTAATGATACGGTTAGAATTGCTGGAGAAGATGGAGTTAATATTAATTTTAATCCAGCGACCAAGCAGATTTCAATCTCAATTGATTCCGAAGCGCTTAATTCAGTTTCTGCATTTACTGTAAGTAATGATGGAACCGATATTGCATCAACTGATCCTGCTACAAACTTAACTAAAATGGAACAACTCGATTTTAAAGAGGGTCCATCTAACCTAAGTTCATCAATTTTAGCAGTAGCCGATCCATCTAGTGATAAGGTAACAGTTTTTGTAAGACCAATCGCTCCTCCTACATTTGATGCAGATATTGTTGTAAGTTTACCATTTGGTAAATCGGTAGGTCGATATAATAGTGGCGAAACGATTCCCGCTGCGGGTAAAACTGCTGAAGAGGTGTTTAACCTTATTGCGCAAGAACCAATTGCGCCTACGGTGTCTCTAAGTTCCCCTACAAGTATCTTATTTAATCAACTCCCAATTGTAAATGTCCTAAATTTTTCCAAAACAATTAATACGCTTGGTGCAAATGTGGCAACTGCAGTTTTACAGTGGAGGCGCAATAACTCAGGTGCTTGGACAACATTAATGTCAGATGTTAATGCTTCAACCTATACCCATTCCCTAACTGATACTGCATTTAATACGCAACCGTTCAACTATCAATATATTGTAACCGATAGTGCTAGCGCAACTGCGACTGCCACTTGGACAATTACACCACAATCATATCAATCTCCAAGCATTTCATTTAGCGCACCAGCTTCAACCCTAGCTCTTAATATTGAAAGCAATCAGGTTAGAGAGCGTGGAAATACTTCATCTGTTTTACAAGGATCAACTTCTAGAAATAGAGTTAATGTCCCAATTAGCGGTTATCAATATGCGGTTTCATTTAATGGTGGAGCCTATGCAAATATTGGAACAGCTGGAACCTTAGCTGATGCTGGAGGAAGTTTTACGAATTTTACAGATACTTCAATTACTTCGTCTGCAACCAGTGCAACCTATCGAGTTTCAGTTACAGATTCTTATACAACCGCAACTGCGTCATATAACATAACTTACAAATACGTGGTATTCTATGGACCTAGTGCAAGCGCACCAACAAATTCAGCTGGAGTTAGAGCACTAGCCAATAGGAGATTTACCGATGCTGGAAATACCTTTATCTTAAATACTGGAGCTGCTCAAACTATATTTACAGTGGCAGTACCAGCAACCATGTCACTAACTGAAGTATTAGACTTAGATGCACTAAACGCAAATATCACAGCAAACTATGTACTTTCAACCTTTAATGTTAATGATGGTGGAGGAACTCCAGTTGCATATAAAATATACACGTTGACCAATGCTATTCCTTATAGTGCTGATCACCGTCACCAAATAACTATCGCATAACCATGAGTTTTACACCAGGACTTCAATTACCTTATGGTATTACACCAGTTAATCCAGTTCCAGTGGACGGTTATTCTGGTCCATATTCAACTACAACTGAAGCGCTATCTAATATTCCACAGGCTATTAGATTCCCTACAATGATGGTTAGAATCGTCGATAATGACGATAATAAAATGTATTGGTTTAAAGATGGAGTTCTAGATGCAGATCTTATTGAATTTTCACCAACTAATGCAAATCTCTTAACCTTTGTTGCACATCCTCAAAATACTTCATGGTTAGTAAATGAGGCATCTGATTTTAATAGTGGTAATAATGCTAATCCTACAATTTATGTTTTTAGAGGAAACATTTACAAATTTAAAGTTGCTGCAAGTATAGGACACACACTTCAAATCCGAAGTGCAGATGGAACTTCGTATTCGGTTGGAATGCCAACTAGTGGTACTGGATCTAATACTCAAAATACCGGCGGTTATATCTTATGGACCGTTCCATTTGATGCGCCAGACGATCTTTTCTATGTATGTACAGCTAATCAGACTGTAATGAAAGGACATATCCGAGTTATTCCAAGTCTGATTGCACCAATTACACCTAGTGCTGAACAAGGAAACGCAAATTTTGTTGCATATACTTCAAATACTGGAAGTTATTCTCTTGCTGCAAACTCGCCAATTACTAAGTCTATTCACGTAGATTCAACTGTTTGTATTAGCGTAAACGGAGTAAGACGACTCCTAACTGATTCCAATACATCGCCTTTCTTCTTTAGCAGAACTGGCGGAGGTAATCAATTATTATTAGCTCAAGTAGAAGCAGGCGATTCACTATATGTTCGCCCAGCATATTTAGAACATGGATTAGAAACAACTGATCTTATTTTGCTTGAATATTTTAGTGGAGGAACTGTTACTCTGGCACAGCCAGCGCCGTCTGCTACATACTATTGGACTGGTGGCAGTAGTTCAAATCCAGGGGAGTTTGTTAGAGGATATAATGCACCATTTGGAACCCATTACTTTGGATTAAACAATATTCCAGATGATGTAAATGGAAATCCACAAACATCAATACTCTCAACATTAACTAGCCTACCAGTTGGGACAACTATTACAGGATTTGATAAAAATAATCCAACTGTTAACTATGGGACGTGGACTGTCACAACTACTCCAACCAATCCAGGTTTTGCATGGACAGATGTCTATGTTACACCAGATCCACAAACTTTAACAGCTGGACAGGTTGTCATAGGTTCAACTTGGGGATTTACATTTACGCCCTAACTAACAAATAAATAACTTAAATAAAAAGACTCCATAAACAATGGCACTAATTAAAGGTAAACAGCTGGAAAACAACTCAGTTAACCTAACTAAATTATTCGGAGGAACTACTGGTGGCAGCGGTGTTGCAACAGGAACTCTTAATATATTAAATGGTTTAATTTCAGCAACAGTTGGAAATATCCAAATCAATGGAACTCCGGGTGCAGATAACCACGCTGTAAACAAAGCCTATGTTGATTCAGTTGCGACTGGATTAGACGTAAAAAAATCAGTAGTTGCGATTTATCGACCATCTACTGCAGCATCAGGCGGAACTCCTGCAATTTCAGTACAAAATGAATTGAATGGTTCGTCGTTTATTGACCAAGACCTATTTACTACGATGAATAATGGAACTCCAATCGCAACTCTTATGTTAGATGGTGTTACACTTGCAGATGGAGATCGAGTATTAATTGCAGCAGAAGAGGCTGGAAGACAAAAAATAAATGGTATTTATGTATTTGAGGCTCAGCGTCTAGTTAGAGCAACCGATTCAGATAACCAAGTCGAAACTGGAGAAGTTTCAGGTGGTATGTTTACCTTTGTTGAACAAGGAACAGTTTATGGAGATACCGGATGGGTTCTAAGTTTTCCAAATGGTTCAATTCCAGCGACTGGAACTTCTGGTTTATGGCACTTTGATGAAAACCCTACAGGAAACGCTCAAATTCAATTTACACAGTTCTCAGCAGCGGGAGTCGCTGAAGCGGGAGTTGGATTAACTAGAGTCGGTACCAAGTTTAATGTAAACTTCGATAACTCTTCAATTGGAATTGATATCAATGACGCGTTATACATTAAAAATGGCGGAGTAACTAATGCGATGCTTGTAAATAGCACGCACACATTTGCTGGAGATACTGGAACAGGTACAGTTGCATTGGGTTCAACTCTAACTATCGCGGGTGGAACAAATGGAATTGATACTGCATATAGCTCTGGAACCTTAACTATTAACTTAGATCTTTCTGAATTAACAACAGTTACGACAATCGCAGATGCAGACTTTATTGCAATCAGTTCATCTGGAGCAGTTAACCAAAAAATTACATTTGCAAATCTTAAAACATTAATCGGTGCTGCAAGTCAATTAAATATAAGTGCTGAAGGTGCTACTGCAACTAGTTTTGATTTAGATACAGATACTCTAAACTTTGCAACCGGTGCGGGTTTAACCTTTGCTGCAACCGGGTCTGCTGCTCCAGGTACAACCAATACACTTACCCTAACTGTTAGTAATAATCCTATACATTTTCAGGTATTTACTGGATTAACTGCTGCCGCTAATGCTACAATAAACCTTACTACAACAAATCAAGTGGCAGAAGTTTTCTCAGTTACTATAAATGGAGTTGCTTTAAAATTCGTAAGTCAATGGGAATTAGATGCAGGTAATGAGCTTGCGCTATATAGTATACCGTATGCAATTGAAACAACTGACGAAATTGAAATTACATACAGACAAGCATAATTAATATTTTAACTATTTAAATAAGAGCCTCCTTTATGGAGGCTTTTTTATTATCCAAAGTCCAAACTAGGAGTATAAATATCTATAGAAAAGATACAAATTCATAAATGGCTCAAGTTAAATTAAAGCAAGTTAATATTAGTGCGCACATGACGTACAATGAATCTTCCGGAGATATTAATCATAATGGAAATTTTTCAGCTGTAACTAAGCAGTTCTTAATCGATCATCCAACTAAGCCAGGATTTAAGCTTGCTCACGGTAACTTAGAGGGACCTGAACATGGAATCTATGTTAGAGGTAAAAGTGAAGAAAAACGTATCTTTTTTCCAGAATATTGGGCAAGCCTAGCAAATAAGGACTCAATAACAGTTACAATTACACCATTCGGTAAATCTCAATCGCTTTGGATTAAGGCAATTACTGATACTTATTTTGAAGTAGCAGGCTCTCATAAACCACAATTCTTTTATTTAGTTCAGGCTGAACGTAAAGATGTTAAACCATTGCAAATTGAGATAGACATGAATAAATAATTCAAATAGTCTATTACATACGTGGCGCAAACGGTCAAGATAACCCCAGCAACAGGCTTACTAGAATTTATTGGCGATAACGTTGCTAATAAGCCAGTCCTACAACATGATAATGCCGGTAATCTTACCCTAACCCTACAGTCTGCCAAAAAATTCACAATTGGTGGAAATCTTAAGGTTAATGGTAAAGTTACGATGGCTCAACAGACCCTAACTGATGGCGCCGCTATTACTTGGGACTTTAATTCTGGTGCTAATGCAAAGGTAACCATTGCTGGAGCAAGAACTCTAGTTATTGCCAATATGGAAGCCGGCGATACTGGTTTAATCTTAGTTAAACAAGATGCAGCCGGCGGTCGTACCTTAACTCTACCTGGAGGAAGTTCAATCGTTGGTGGAGGTTCATATACAGCAAGCTCTGCTGCAAATGCAACAGATGTTCTAGGTGTTTATTATGATGGTACAACTTATTGGTGGACGATTGGTTACAATACAGTAACTCCACCCTTAACTTCAGTTGGAATTACTGGTTCTGATTTTGTAATTGCAAACTCTCCTTTAACTTCAAACGGAAATATTGGCCTAGCCTTAGCAACAGTTAACTCAAACGTTGGAACATTTGGTTCAGCAACAGCAGTTCCTGTGATTACAGTTAACGGCAAAGGTTTGGTTACTGCAGTATCTGCAACAAATATTTCAATTCCTACTAATTTAGATAGCCTAACTGATGTTACAATTTCATTAGCCGCAACTGGACAATTATTACAATTTAATGGATCTCAATGGGTTAATTGGACTCCAAACTATGTACCAACTTCTAGAACCCTTTCTATTAATGGAACTTCATATGACCTAAGCGCAAACAGGGCTTGGACAATTGATACGGTTAGCTATGTATCAAGAGTTCAACATGGTGTAAAAGCAGCCGTTGCAATTAATAAAGGTCAAGCTGTTTATGTAACAAGTGCAGATGGAACCAATATGATTGTAGATCTTGCATCAAATGGAAGTGAAGCAACTTCATCAAAAACAATGGGTCTCTTAGATGCAACCGTTGCAATCAATGGAATGGCCAATGTTGTAACAGAGGGTCTTTTAGCCGGATTAGATACGTCTCTAGCTGGAACTGAAGGTGATCCAGTTTGGTTAGGCGATAATGGAAACTTAATTTATGGTTTACCTAATAAGCCATATGCGCCTAGACATCTTGTTTTTATCGGTATTGTTACCAGAAAAAATGCAAATACTGGTGAGATCTTTGTTAAAGTTCAAAATGGATTTGAACTAAAGGAAATTCATGATGTTGACCTAATTACAACTGTTCCAGTTAATGGACATATTTTAGGATACGATGGAACCTTATGGGTTAATAAAACAATTGCAGGCTGGTTAGGATTTACACCAGCCAATGATGCAAATGTTGTCCATACCACAGGTAATGAATCTATTGCAGGAATTAAAACTTTTTCGGGTACAACGCAAGCAACATCAACCTCAACTGGAACAATCGTTACAGCAGGCGGTGTAGGTATTGCAAAGAATCTATATGTTGGTGGAGATCTTAATGTAGTAGGAAACTTAATAATTGGAGGTACTACGACTACAGTTTATGCGCAAAACCTAGCAGTATCAGATAACATGATTTATCTGAACAATGGAATTGCTACTACAATTACAAATGCAGTAGGAAATGGTTCAAGCGTAGTTTATACAACGCAAGAGACCCATAACTATGTTATTGGAATGTCAGTTACTATTACTGGTGTAAGTCCAACTGCATACAACTTATCAAATCAAATAATTACTGGAGTTTCAACAAACTCATTTACAATTGCAAATAGTGCAACTGGATCCTATAGTTCAGGTGGTACTGCAAGAGCTAAATCAAATGCTAATCCAGATTTAGGATTTGCTGCTGGTTACAATGATGGTTCTTATGCCCATGCCGGATTATTTAGAGATGCAACTGATAATACTTGGAAATTCTTTAAGGGATATACGCCAGAACCAGATGCTTCTCCATTTATTGATACTTCACATGCTTCATTTGCACTTGCAGATCTTGCTGCAAACGATATTACAGGCAGATCCTTTATTAAGGTTGGAGGAACATCAAGTCAATTTTTAAAAGCAGATGGTTCAGTTGATTCAAATACCTATTTAACTACTGGAACTGCCTCTACTACATATCAACCATTAGACGGAGACCTAACTGCAATTGCTGGATTGACCGCAACTGGTTTCTTAAAAAGAACAGGAACAAATACGTGGACACTAGATTCAAACGTATATTTAACAGCGGAATCTGATACCCTTGCAAGTGTAGTTGGAAGAGGCGCAACCTCAACCGCTCAAATAACTGTCGATTCAGTTATAACAACAAATAATGGTAATGGTACAAACTTTCGAATAGGTGATGATGCTTGGATAGGAGACATTAACTTAGCTAATACATTTAGAATTCAGGGTGCACAAGACCCAAATGAAGCATACATTGTATTTGGTGAAGCTGACAATACTGCGCTAGGTAGAACTGGTCCAGGTGATTTAACATATGGCAATAATGTTATATGGCATGCCGGTAACCTAACTAACTTAAATCAATTAACAAATGGCCCAGGTTATATTACGTCTGCCTCACTTTCCGGATATGTTCCAACCTCTCGTACTCTTACTATTAATGGTACAACCTACGACTTATCAGCAAATAGAAGCTGGACAATTACAGCTGGAGTTTCTTCAGTATCGGCCGGCGCTGGAATCTCAGTAAACTCGACTACAGGAGACGTTACGGTTACAAATACAATAACTAACCTTAACCAATTAACAAACGGTCCAGGTTATATTACTGGTTATACTGAGACCGATACTCTTGATAGTGTAATTTCTCGTGGTGATACTACGGCTAGAACTACAAGATTTTATCAAACCTCAGGCACAACGGTTGACGTGGTTGCGGCTGGCGATAGAGGATTAACGATATTACAAGACTCTGCAGGCAGAGATGCATATATTACATTTCACATTGAAGGGGATTACGCCGGTTATTTTGGATTAGGCGGTGTAGAAAATGACTTAGTATGGGGCGGATGGTCACTCGGAGCAGTTAGACACCTAATTTGGCATAGTGGTAACCTAACTAACTTAAATCAATTAACAAATGGTCCAGGTTATATTACTTCAGCTGCTTTATCTGGATATGTTCCTACTTCCCGTACCCTTACAATTAATGGTACAACCTATGACTTATCGGCAAACCGATCTTGGACAATTACGGCTGGCGTTTCTTCGGTATCGGCCGGAACCGGAATCTCAGTAAACTCGACTACCGGCGCAGTTACTGTTACAAATACTGGATTATTGTCTGCGACCGCTGGAACAGGTATTACCGTAAGTACATCCAATCAAAATCTTACGATCAATACAACTGCCTTACTATCGGCAACGGCTGGAACCGGTATCACAGTAAGCACATCAAACCAAAACCTTACTATTAATACAACTGCTCTACTTAGTGCAACGGCAGGCACAGGTATCACAGTAAGTACTTCAAACCAAAACCTTACTATTAATAATACTGGTTTATTAAGTGCAGCCGCTGGTACAGGTATTACTGTTAGTACATCAAATCAACAGGTTACTATTAATAATACTGGTTTATTAAGCGCAGTAGCCGGAGCAGGTATTTCGGTTAGTACTTCAAACCAACAGGTTACAATTACAAATACTATTACAAATAATAACCAGCTTACAAATGGTTCCGGTTATATTACTGGAATTACTTCAGCAAATGTTACTACTGCTCTAGGTTATACTCCATGGCATCCAGGAAATGACGGATCAGGTTCTGGCTTAGATGCAGACTTATTAGATGGTTATCATGCATCGGGTTCAGTTGGAGCAAACACTGTAGTTATTAGAGATGGTAACGGTTATATTTATGCTAATTATATTAATACTAATGTTAGTGAAACCGAAAATCCAAGTATTAATTCTTTCTTTACATCAAATGGAGATGGTTGGTTAAGAAAATCTACCCTTGCTCATGTAAGAAGCTCGCTTGGAAATTATGGTGGCTGGTTAACTCAAGCTGCAGCTGATCCTCTATACGTAAATATTACTGGAGATTCAATGACTGGACCTTTAGTAATTAGCGGAGTAACAAGTGGACAAGAATTATTTGCAGTAAATGGAGTTAACGGTCGACTATTTACGGTTACCGATGATCTTTCAAATTCCCTATTTTCTGTAAATACAATTGCAGGTCTTCCAGTAATAGAAGCCTTTGCAAATAATACAGTTAAATTAGGACCTTTCTCTGCACCAATTACAATTAATGCAAGTGGTATTTCAACTCCAAGTCATGGTACATCTGCAAATTGGTACTCTGCATATAATGATACTATAACTTCTGCCTCAGTAAGCGGAACCTCAACTAAAACCTTAACTCTTACTCAAAGAGATGGAGGTACTGTGACTGCAAGCTGGACAGATATCGATACTGATACAAATACTGATGCTCAAACCCTAACTTTAAATGGAAGTACTCTTTCAATTAGTGGAGGTAACTCAATTACGCTTCCAACTGGAGGTATTTCACAAGGAACAGCCGATTCTCTCTATGTTAATGTAACAGGAGACTCAATGAGTGGCAACTTGTATGTTTATCCATCAAGCAATCCAGCACAAATCCAATTGGTCGGAACCAACCCAGAATTATATGTTAGCGCATCTACTGGAACTTCAAGAGTATTCATTAATCGAGAGGCTAGTGGAAATCAGGCAACCTTAATGTTTACCACTGGAATGAATGTTTCACAAGGTGTTGCATGGGATTATACTGGAATGCCTATGTGGTCAATGGGAATGACCAATAATAATAACACAGATAGCTTTAAATTAGGGTACGGTGATATTTATGAACCTACTTCAGTTGCACTTGAAATAACATCTGCCAATGTTGCATATTTTAGAAATGTGCCGTATGGTGGAGGTAACTTACTTGCAACTCAATCATGGGTAACTTCTCAAGGTTATATTACTGGAGTATCTGATGTATGGGTTAATACAAGTGGAGACACTATGACAGGTGATCTAGTGATCAGAAACACAGGTAGTTATAATAACCTTAGATTATTAACAAATGATGATAATTCATGGATTGAACAAACTAAGCCCGATGGAACTATTGTTGGTCGAATCGGTTTTGATGGATATAGTACAGCTAATGCATACTATACAGATTATGCAGTTTATACTAGGAGTTCAGCTGATGCTGATATTGCTCGTCGAATATACATTAACAACTCAAGAGCACTTTATTTTGAAAATCTTACTGGATTTACATATAATGGCAATACTATATGGCACGCTGGAAATGATGGAGCAGGTTCTGGATTAGATGCTGACTTATTGGATGGATATAATGCAGATACTGTTGCCAATGTAAATACAATTGTACGAAGAGACAGTAGTGGAAATATCTATTCAAACTATGTCTTAGGAACCTATTTTAATGCATCTAATGGTAACTCAGAAAACCCAACGATTGGTCAGATTTGGACACAAAATACAAGTGATAACTACCTAAGAAAATCTACACCAGCCCACTTTAGAAGTCAAGTAATTGATGGTTATTATCTACCACTAAGCGGTGGAACTATTACTGGAACAGTTAATTTTTCCAATAATAACTTAGATGGAGTTGGACATATTACAATGTCAGATTCTGGATTTGGAGAAGGAATTCAATGGGAAAGTTGGTTTATTTGTGATTCGCCAAATGATAATTCAAACCAGACTGGAAATTTACAGTTTGTATACGTTCCAGACAATAATGTTAGAATGACATTTGATACTGGAGGTACCTTAACTCTTTCAAATAGATTGGTAGAATTATCATCTATTAGATATAAAACTAATGTTGAGTCCTTAACTCCAGCACTAGACAAAGTATTACAACTAAGACCTGTTTACTATACCAAAATTGGTGGAACTGGCTCAACTGAAATTGGTTTAATTGCAGAAGAGGTTGCTGAAATCTACCCTGAATTAATTAAATATGATGATGCTGGTCAAGTCGATGGTATTAACTATACGCGTATTGCACCAATCTTGATTAAAACTATTCAAGAACAACAAGAACTTATAAAAAATTTAACCAAGAGAATTGACGATCTTGAAAATAGATAACTAATATGGCACAATTAATACACGGAACCACAATCAATGGACATATTGCAATTCATGCCGGTAACATGGCAGACCACTCAATTGCAACAACCTCTTATGTTACTACGCAAATTAATAACTTAATTGCAGGTGCACCTGGTGCTTTAAATACCCTTGATGAATTGGCTGCTGCATTAGGAGATGATGCAAGTTTTGCTAGTACACTAACAAACTCTCTAGCTGGAAAACTGTCCCTATCTGGTGGTACAATGACTGGCCAACTCTACATACCTTCTATTGGAACTGGAGTATATGAAGGTGCGATTCAAATCCGTGAACAAGGATATGTTGGATCTAACCAAAGTGATTGGAACTATGCCCCTGCAATTACATTTCATTGGGGAAATCGACACGTTCAACGATTTGGAGTTCGAGCAGATGGTCTATTTGCAGTAGATAATGAACCGCTAGCTCTTCGCAGCTGGGTAACTTCTCAAAGCTACTTAACAGCTCTTCCTTCACATAATCACGATGACCGATACTATACTGAATCGGAATCTGATTCAAGATTTGCTGCAATTAGCCATAGTCATGATGACAGATATTATACTGAATCTGAATCTGATTCAAGATTTGTAAATGCATCAGGAGACTCAATGTCAGGTAGCCTTACATTAGATGCAGGTGCTGCATATGTTGGAACGCATGGAGCTTGGACAGGTGAACAAAATAAAATACAGTGGCACTCAAGCCATCTATATTTTCAAAATAGAGGCGGGGGAAACTTCTTTTTTAGAAGATCAGACGGAACAAATATTCTTGATGTAGATAACGGCGGAAATTTAATAATGACAGGCGGAATTTATCCATCGGGTCAAACATCATATTACTTATACCAAGCAAACTCTGGATTATGGACAAACGGTAATTTTGGAGCAAGCGGCGATTTATATTTAGGAACTAGAAGTACTTGGCTTTCTAGTTGGTTAAACCAAAGCGTTCAAACTGGAGCAAACCCAACATTTGGTGAAATTTATGTAAATGGAAGATATTCTTATTTTGGAGCAAGTTCAGGTTGGGATAGTGGTTCCCTAAACGGTCAAAACGGTACAATTACAAATGTCCATTTTCAAGGACATCAGGATTTTTGGATTGGAGCCGGTAATACTCAATGGTATACTAGTGCAGTAAGCGGCCACCATGATTTATTAATTAATACTATGCAAAGTGGAGGTTCTAATGTTAGAGGTATCACATTTACCGCATCTGCTGGAGGAGCTAGCGTATATCGATTAGGTAGATGGCATTCAGGTACATCTGCTATAACTAGTTACTTAAATCTTGAAAATAGATTAGCAGTTGGGGTTGCCAATTATGCATATTCATTGCCTTCCGCGACTGTATATGTAAAGGGTTCAACCGATGGAGCCGATGTCCTAGCAGTAGACGGGGTTAATGGTCGATTATTTACCGTAACTGATTCAGTGTTAGACACCATTTATAGTGTTAATACTATTGCAGGTTTACCTATTATTGAAGTGCTAGCAAATAGCACAGTTAAAATTGGTAAATATGGTGCAAATTCAATAACAATTTCAGATAGTAAAATAGCAATTAATAGCGATTCAGTTGATGCTAAATTTCCATTTTATGTAGGTGACAGAAGCACCTCTTCATCTAGATATAACTTAACTAATCCTGGTATGGGATTCAATTTAGCAGATGGTTATGCTCAATTGCAATTATACGGAACGGCCGGCGCCTATATTGATTTTGTAAATAGCGCAACTGATTATCAAGGAAGAATCATGTGGAATGGTAGTGCATTTTCTATTATTGGAAATATGAGCTGGGGCGGCGCTACTTTATCTAACGCAGTTTGGAATGGTACTGCAATTAGCGATTCATATATTAGCTCAGCTTCAAACTGGAATACTGCATATAATAAACGCCCAACTGGAGTTGCATTTAGTGGAAGTTCAACCAAAACTTTAACCTTAACTTTAGGTGATGGCTCAACTTTAACTGCAGCATTTAATGATATTGATACAGATACTAATAGCGATGGACAAACCTTAAGTATCAACGGATCTACGCTTACGATTAGCGGCGGTAACTCTGTAACTATTCCAAGCGGAGGTATGTCACAAGCAACAGCAGATGGCCGATATACAAGAAATCTTGGTTATCAAGTTAATGTTGGTAACTTAAATGACCTAGATGGACAATACACCGTTAACTTAGATGGATATGGCCCAATAAACGGTTACGGTGGCCCTGATGCTGCATATAATGCAAGTCTTTGGGGTATTGGTAATAGAACTAGAGGCGCTCAAATTTATATTCCATACGCCTATGACAACTTATATTTTAGGAGAGGCGCTGACGACTGGTCTGGCTGGTTTAGAGCGTTAAATACATCAGCCGATCCGTATCCTTCCAATATGAATCAATATGTTAGAACATCAGACGCAGTTACCTTTACCAATGTATACAATTATGGATGGTTTAGAAATTATAATACAAATGAAGGTGTATACAACCAGGCAACCGGAACTCATTTCTATTCAAGCAATGGATCTGGATGGACAGTTACCGGTAGTGGCGGAGTAGTTGAACTTGTGTTTAGAAGTAATCACCAAAGCACTATTCGCGGATATGTTTATGCTGATACTTCTAATAATATTGGATTCTTGAATAATGCTGGAAACTGGTCGCTGTTAACAGACAGTGCCAGAAGTACTACTCTTTATGGAAATCTTACGGTTGGGCAGGGAGTAGGTGCTTCATCAATCTTTATGCACGATTCAGATGAAGGAACTCGCGAAATTCATTGTAACTCTAACCGAATTGGATTCTTAAATCAAAGTGGTAGTTGGGGTAGTTGGTGTGATGATAGTGGAAACTGGATAACTGGTGCCGGCATGTATGCTGCAGCATTTTATGATAATGACAATAGTGCATTTTACCTAGATCCAGCCGGATCATCCCGAATCCGAAATCTTTATGTTGGAGATTCTGGAAGTAACTGGTCAGATCCAGGGGGATGGGGTACCCAAGTATGGTTTAGTAATGCACCGCATACCCGATTTGTAGTAGAGGCGAGGACTCCAGGTATTCAAGCTGGAATTTATGTGCATACGCCAGATCAGGTTTATATTGGTAGTTATACTGGCCATAACGTAAGTATTATGAGAGGCGGTAACCGTAGACTTTTAATCGAAGACGGTCGAGTTTATTCAGACGTTTATATGGAAGCAGCAGGTTCAATGCGATCTCCAATATTCTACGATTCAGATGATACTGGTTATTATTTAGATCCTAATGGTACATCTAATCTTTATAGATTTGGTGATGCTACTCTAAACAGACATAGTTTAAACTCTAAACAGAGCAATTCTCCATGGAGTACTAGAGCAGCACAAGGAGCTCTTTATCAAACAGGAGCAATGGGTTGGGGTCAATATGATCTTAATACTATAGGTTCTTATTGGGGGTCTGGGTTTTTTGATACCTGGTCAACACCCGCTAATGGTCCTGGTGCCTCTTCTCATTATGTTGGAATGCAAGCATTCCATTATAACAATTCGGATGGTTCTAGATTCCATGGTTGGCAAATGGTTTGTTCACAAGAGGCAAATAACAGATGGTTTTGGAGAAGTGCTTGGGATACGCCTAGAAGTTGGGTCGAAATGATTCACTCAGGTAATATTGGATCGCAAACGGTTAGCCGAGCAGACGGTGCTCTTAAATTATGGGCAGAATCTCACCCTACTGACTATTATGTTAGAGCTAACTGGACAGGATCTTACTGGCAATTAACATCAAACCACCCAAGTGGAGTTCAGGTTGCATATGCAGACTCAGCTGGTTCAGCAAGTTCTGCAAGTTCAGCGAGTTCTGCAACAATTGCATCAACTGTAACCGTTAACTCAGGAAATGGTTCAGGCTCATGGTACCCAATTCTATGGCATAGCGGAAATAGCGTATACTCTTCATCAGGTACGGCTGAAATTTATCCAGCCGGCGGTTATGGAAGATTCCAATATATTAACACAACTGATAATGATGAAAGTGGAATAACTCGATTTGTAATTAAAAATGGTGATAGCTATCATAGATCTGCAACAACAACGGTTGCAGCCGATATTATTCGTGGAGTTGCATCGGGTTCTTGGTCAATTACTGCAGCTCGAGCAACCCGAGCAAATGGTAACTTTTATATCGATGATAACTATGGTAATACTGTAGTTGGAGTTTATACTTCAACGAGATTCCAAGGTGTATTTGCGATGGGCGATGCCTATAAGCTAGCGGCTGACGGTACAAGTTGTGCCAATCATTACGGTATAGCATGGTCCCACCCAAATGCTGGCGGAGAAGCTGCCAACTTAACTAACCATGGTATGTTAGTACAAAATGTAGGTAGAACTTGGACTGCAATTTCAGATACAATTTGGTGTATTGGCGATATTATTGCGTATTCGGATGCTAGGGTAAAAGCAAATATAGAGGTAATTGATAATCCATTGGAAAGACTTAGCAAAGTTAGAGGTGTAACATTTACACGTACAGACTTAGCCGATCCTACTAAAAGATATACTGGAGTTATTGCACAGGAAATGCGAGAAGCCCTGCCTGAAGCCGTATCTGAAAATGCAAATGGTGAGCTTTCAGTTTCTTACGGAAACACAGTCTCCCTACTTATTGAATCTATTAAAGCTCAACAAGTACAAATTGAAGAGCTTAAAGCAGAAGTTAAAAAATTAAGAGGAGCATAATATGGCATTACCGAGCAGCGGTGCAATCCGAATGAGTCAGATTAATTCTGAGTTAGGAAGAAACGCAGCAGCGCCAATTAGTTTAGGATCAGCTGAGGATGGCGGATATGTTGCAATTAACAGTTGCTCGCCAAGTAGACCTAGTTCAGCCAATTCTGCGGCAATGTCTGAGTGGCGAGGTTATAACCATACATTTGCCTGTTGTAATGCACCAAGTATTTCAAGTAATTCAAGTACATCAAGTTCAATTACAATTAATGTAAGTTATTCAAATTGTACAGCAATGCACGTTGAATATAGCTCAAATGGAGGTAGCAGCTGGAGTAACAATACTGGAGGCTGCGAAGGAACCAAAACAATTAGCGGACTTTCTGCAAGTACAACATATTTAATAAGAGTACGTATAACTTGTACTTCAACTAATGGTTATTCTGGATATTCAAATCAACTTAGTATAACTACTGGAGCCGGCTGTCCAGCCTATGGAACTTACTTAAGTCAATACTGTTCAGGCTGTATTCTTTATTATCGATATGCAAACGGTAGCTGCGGAACTTACGATACAAACCAAGGTTGTACCACTGCATGCGGAGGCTGTTGTTGTTCTCCATCATACGGAACATACCTAAGTCAATATTGTTCAGGTTACAATCTTTATTATACTTATTCAGATGGCTGTAATGGAACCTATTCGACTTTAATTGAGAGTAATTCTGCATCATGCGGATATGTTCCTCCAGCCGAAGACTGTTATAGCTTTTATTCAGATGGAAGCGGTTGGTGGCAAGGTACTGATTGTAATAATAACCGAGTTGAAGGTTGGGCTTGTTGCTGGGGAGAATATCTTTTCTGTGGATTTGAAATCGCATATGGTGGATATGGTAACCTTAACGAGGTGTGTGGATCTGGAGTCTGTCCAACCCCAGATATGCCAATCCTAATTGCCCCTAACACTTGGGTGATGGCAGGAGATCTTAAAGTTGGAGATTATGTTTACACTAAACACGAGCATACTGGTGAATGGGGATCATACCAGGTGACCCTAGCAAACCCTGCAACCAATATTGTAAGTCAAACTGTAATTGGTGGAAAAACTTTAAAGGTATCAAGTAATCACAAATTTTTAACTGAAAGTATGGGATTTGTAGCCTTATCAGAACTATGGGTTGGTGCAAAAGTACAAACTATAGATGGTATTGCGGAAATTGAATCAATTGAGGAACTTGGAGAATTACCGGTTATTCAAATTGAAGTTGATCAAGCACATACTTATGTAATTGAAGATGTAGTATCACATAATAGAAAAGAAGGAATCGTATAATATGCAAAATTTACAATCATATCAAATCGAAGAAGCTGTCTATGAGTTAGACACTTATTATAATATTGGAGCAAATTCAAGAATGAAAGTTGTAGGAATTATTGATGTAAATTCAACTATATTCTTTATTTGTGAACGCGAAGAAGGGGCTATTCATATAGGCTCGCCTGAATTTGGTCTTATCACCCATAATTTTGCGTTCTATGCTCAAATATTTCATAATAAGGCAAAAAATGCAGCAGCAACTCAAGCATAATGGCACTACACTATAATCCAAGAATTGAATTAAGCGGACTTCAACTTTATGTCGAAGCAGCGGATCCTAGCTGTTATCCAGGATCTGGCCAAACCGTTTACGATCTTTCCCTAAATGGTTATACGTTATCTTCTAATATGAGTGAATCTTATCTGAATGGTAAGGTTTTCAATTTTGAGCCAGATTATGGCTCTTATATTAATGTTGAACGAAATTTTACTGATTTAGATGATCTTACAATGGAAGTTCTTTTTTCAGTAAGAGGCAATCATGATAATTATCATGGAACTCTAGTTTCGTCTGGTAACTGGAATGTTGAACATTGGGCATTTGCGATAAATCAAAATAATGCTTCTATTGAAATGAGGCGGCCATACATATCTGTGCCCTATACCTTTAATACTGGTATATGGTATTATGTAACTTGGAGAAGGTCTAGGGGCGTTAACAATTTCTTTGTTAATGGGGTTCAAACCGGCGGTGATTATACTGGTAGCCAAAATGATCGCCCTCTTACAAGCGATGCCGGTAATACAATGATCGGTCGTGAAACCTATGCAGGTGGATATTTTAATCTTAATGGTAAAATCAAAAATGTTAAGATTTATAATCGGCCTCTCTCAAACTCTGAAATTCTTAAAAATTATCAGGCTCTTTCAAGTCGAACTGGCTTACAAAATGATGGCTTATCATAATATGGTAATTAAAGAAATTAAGTATAAAGATTTACCAAGTCAGTTTTGCATATTTAAAGATGCAATTGACCTAACTCCGCTTGCGTGTTTTCTAAGTCAAGAAGACTGCGAAAAATGGATCGAAGAAAATGGCAAATAGTACAGGGCCAAATAAATCAGAATCTGGTCTTATCTTTGGATACGATACCGGGGATATTATAAATTCGTATATCGGCGAACCTACTACCAATTTAGAAACAAGTAATCCAGTAACTTTTTCTGGATATGGTTGGAGTTGGGTTACGACATCAGTCGTCGAGTTCCAAGGACGCACGTGTTTGCGATGCCATGTTTTTAGCCCAGGCAATAATCCTAACTGGACTGGAGCCTATTCTGGAATTTCTGCAGTTGGTGCAGTTGGTGATATTTTTACCAGATCTTGCGAACTCTATATTGAACCCAATGGTAAATTTGCATGGACTCCAAATGTTAATGCAACTCACGGAGGATCAGGCGGAGAAAATGCTTACTATGATCTTAGCCGAGTTGGTACATGGCAAAAGCTTGAAGCAAGTGTAACAAATACTTCAAGTTCAGTTCCATTCTATTTTTATTGGTTTGCCAGAGGCGGCGGAGATCCACAGGATGTTGATTTTGTACTTTATATGTACAATCCGCAATTAGAAAAGAAAGACCATGCAACCCGATTTACCGCTAGTTCTAGATCAAGTACCCAGGGCTTACTGGATTTAACAGGGGCTAACCAAATTAACTTAGCCAATGTTACTATTAACTCTTCACAAGAGATTGTATTTGATGGCACAGATGATTTTCTTTCACTTGGTTCAGATATTACGTTTAAAACAACTGGAGGGTGGACAGTCGAATCAGTTGTCTACTATAATAGCGTAGCAGGTGGTTATAACAATACAACTTCTCCGGCAAACTTTATCGGATCAGAGGGAATTGACTATAATAGTTGGTATTGGTCAGTTTTGGACAATAGACTAGCTCTATGGAATGTTTCACCTGGCTATTGGAGATATGGCTCAACTACACTACAGCCTAATAGATGGTACCATGTTACAATAACTTGCTCAAATGATGGAACTAAATATCAATTTTATCTAAATGGTATCGCGGAAGGCGGTGATCATGTTTCACAAGTATGGAATCGTGATTATGCCGGTCTTAAAATTAGATATGTTGGAAAGGGTAATAATGCAAATCCTAGATTAGTAAACGGAAAAATACCAGTTACTAAAGTTTATAATAGACCGCTATTGCCTTCTGAAATTTATAATAATTTCTTAGGATATAAAACAAGATTTAATATGTAATATGGCAATTGCACAAGGCTTTGGAAAAACAACCACTAATAACCTAATTTTTAGTTACGATACCGGAGATATGGATAACTCATTTAAGGGTGCGCCAAAAACCAATTTATTAAGTTCTTATGGTAGAACTTATGGTAATCAATCTAGTTCAGTTTTTAAAACTCAATATTATTCAAGAGATGTTTTTGTTCCAACCCTAGGCGTACGAACAGTTGAAACAATCGAAACATATAATGATTATGGAGGAGGTTCTGGAGTTTGCTGTCAGCAGGCTTGGAGTTTAGGTGGATCCAGCGTTTCTGGCAGTACTCAATATGCATATTCAATAATTTATAGAAGCTCTTCTGGTTATACTCATCCAAATTTTATGTACAGATATGAATATGGTGCATCTGGTTATATTACAGAAGGCGGTTTACACAATGATGGAAATCGCACTCACCTCGGAGATGGTTGGTATCATGCATGGGGAAATCTAACAACTCAGCCTGGAACAACTACAATGTATTTTTATTTTTATATGTATGAGTATGCAACATATAATACAATTGATATTGCTGGTGTAATGTTTACTCAGGGTCCAGAAGTTTTGAGACCTAGGCAATTTATCCCATTTGGTACAACTCGAAGTGTAACTCAGGGATTATTAGATTTAACTGGAAATAGGACAGTGAATTTATCCACTGTATCATTTAATTCAACTGGTCAAATGACTTTTGATGGAACTGACGATACTCTTGATACTGGGATCCCGTTAACAACTTTATCAGCTCTTTCAAATTTTACTATAGAATGTACAGTTAAGATTGACGCATACCCAGCAGCAGCTCCGCCTAATGGATACGGTAGCACCACTAAAGCTGGAGTATTGGTAGGTGCTACATACTATAGTGGAACAGCTTTATATTGGTATGGAAATAGTGATGGAACAGCATGTACAATTTATGCATATATTAGAGGAGCTGACGCGTATAGAACAGCTGGCGCATTTGACTTAACTCCAGGCAGGTACCACCATCTAGTATTAGTAAATGACGCATCAAGCGGATCCATAAAACTTTATGCAAATGGGTCCTTAAATGGATCAGCAGGTACTGCCACTCAAGAGTATAATCCAGGATTAACTCCAACTGCTGGTAATATTGGAATTAATAAAGCTCAGGTAGACGGCGGAGGAACTCAAGTCTATTCCCACTTACCTTGCTTAGTGCCAATTGCTAAAATATACAGCCGAGCACTAACTGCTTCTGAAATTGAGCAAAATTATCGTCACTATAAAACCAGATTCAATTTGTAAAAATTAATAAATAACTTATATGAGCACACAATTTCCAAACCGCAGATGGTTAATTATTCCATCGACTGATGTAGAATCTATTGATTTTGGTCAGGTTCACCAAACCTCAGCTGAAACTCTTCGTTATTCAATTGATGGTACTAAAACATTTATTAAATACGATATTACGATTGTAGAAGAGGACCTTGTGTCTCAATACATTAATGCAGAAACTGGCGAAGAGACAACTCATACCACACTAGCCGGAGTATACGGTCGACCTGCAATTTGGCAAGAGGGCATGACTGAATATACTCACGAAGAAATCTTAGAAATTCTTTCAACTGAAGAGTGGACAGAGCCATTTACTGAAGGACGACCCGATTAAAGTAAAGAGCCAAATAAATATCTTATATGGCTCTACATCACTCACCTAAAATTATTACAAATGAATTGGTTCTTGCGTTAGACGCAGGTGACACTAATTCATATACTGGTTCCGGCTCAGAGTGGACTAATCTGGCAAATCCAAGCCTAAATGCATCTCTTGCAAATTCTCCAACCTTTAGCTCAAGTAATTTAGGAATATTTAGATTCGATGGAACAGATGATATAGCTTTTACTCCATCTGTTAATTCATTCGGTGGTATTTCAACTCATGCATTTGAACTGTGGATAAAATCTCCAGGTCTAGGTGCAGGTCAATCTATCGGAGGCCTATTTTGCCCAGACTATGGAATTATTAGTTATATTGCACCAGGCGGAGAACTTGTTTACTATATCTACAATACAGACAATGGATATCCTGGCACATACTTACATAATACTGTAGTATATGGCACAAATCTATTTGATGATAATTGGCATCATATTATATGCACTAGAGATAGTTCAACATTTTCAACCTATATAGATGGAGTTCAAAAAACAACCGGAGATGGCGGAGGCGCGTGGTCCGGTTCTACTATTTGGAGTAATATGTCTATGCAAATTGGAAATAATCCAAATAATGTTGGATATTTGTTTTATGGTAGCATTGCCATGGCCAGAATGTATAAAAAGTATTTAACGCCAGAGGAAGCCCTCCAAAATTTTAATGCACATAAAAATAGATTTGGATTATAATTATGCCAACTCACGCAGGACCAAATATTTTTTCAGAAAGCGGAATGGTTTTTGCATTTGATTTGCAAGATCAGGTAAATTCTTATATTGGAGAGCCTACGGTAAACCTTTTTTCAAATTCTGATTTTAGTTCAGGTACTGCGAATTGGATTTTTGGTTCATGGGACAGCGGCAGATATTCTTACGCAACTGAAACTATTATTGGACCGTTTGGGGTACCAGTTTCAGCGCTTAAGGTGGTAAGAACAACTTCTGATACATCGTATGCTCACTTTCATCAAGGAAATGGTGGAAAATTTAGTAACGGCCGAACCTATACAATTTCAGCATACGTAAAAGGATTAGGAACACTTGGTCAATATAACCAGGGTGGATACGGGCCAATTACATATAATCCAGGCCAATTTGTAACATTAACTGGAAATTGGCAACGTATAAGTTATACATTAACTTCTCAAACTGATAGTTTATATCCATATTGGGCAGCAGAAAATATTTCTCAAAATAGGCCAATGTATTTTGTGCTTGCGCAAGCCGAAGAAAAGAGTCATGTCACACCATATACAAATGGAACCAGAACCTCTACCCAAGGACTAAAGGATATAGTGGGACAGGTTAGTCCAAATCTATCAACTGTATCTTTTGACGAAAGTGCCCAAATGACATTTGATGGGTCTGACGACTATTTAGGAGTTGGAAGCGGTGTTATTCAAGGAGCTGGGGATTTTACCGTGGTTCAAATATTACAGTCTAATTCTAGTAACTCTGGAGGAACAACGTTTGGTAGTTATCCATCGAGTAATCTTCAAATATTTTTTGGAACAAACTATATTGGCATGCATCTTGGAAATTCTAGTACATACTTAGGATCTTCTCCATGGAATACAACCCTGCCAGAATTTACTACTAGCCCAGTTATGATTTCGGCAAGTCGGCTTGGTGAATCAACTGCATTTTATATTAACGGTGAGCTTAAAAAAACTGGGTCGGCTACCGCAACGGTTGGAGATGGAAGTACTCCGTTTAGAATAGGTGCAAATACAGTAACATCTGAGCTATATAGAGGAAAAATCCTTATGACCCAAGTTTACAATAGAGCGCTTAGTGAAAGCGAAATTAAACAAATTTACAGAATGAATTCAGCTAAGTTTGGAATAGGCGGACTTGGAGATAGCTCAGCCACAGCTGGACTTAGCGCAAAGAAAATTAAACAACATAAACCTGGAGCAACTTCTGGTTATTATTGGATAAAACCTCCTCAATTAACAAATCCAATCTTAGCATATTGTGATATGACAACAGATGGAGGAGGTTGGACTAAATTTTGGTGGTATAATGGAAAGGGCTGGCCCTCTGGTTTACATGCACTAGATTATTCGTTTGGTTCACATAATCAGGGAGGAGACTATGGTTTTCAAAGGCTTCCTCAATATTTAACTAAATCCAATACTGAGATATTAGCAAAGGATGGGGCGGGTAATATTTACAAATGGGATTTTAGTAATGCTTCAGAAACTTCACAACGAGTTTGGGATTCATTTTTTAGCGGAACTGAGGGAGCTTGGGCAGAACGTGGAGCATTTAATCCAACGGTATTATCCGGTGGAATCTATACAGGAGACCAAGACAGCTGGCAATATAGAACATCAGAAGGAATTAAATCATTTTTATTGGATGATGATACTTGTGACTGTAATTCAACTATTAATGCTGGACACGCAATGTGTGGCGGAAGCGGCTGGACTCAAGACTACGCACAGCCATATAATGCATATCTTAGATATGGAGTTGACGTATTACCTGGAGGCGGTTGTAATGGCCCACTTCCAATAAATTCATTGGAAATTTATTTTAGAGAAAAGACTTAATCAATATGGCAGTACAACAAGGATATGGAGCTTCAATACACGATGGATTAATTTTTGCCTATGACATCGGTGACATTGTTAATTCATACAAAGGAGAACCTAGCACAAACTTAGTAGTTGATCCAGATGGAAACGCAAATGTCTTAAGTACAGATGTTCCATTTGGTACCAATGTTATAGGATATGCGCAATATAGTTCTGGTTATTATGTAAATCCAAGAGATACAACTCCAACCTCGGCCAGCGGTAGAACATTTACTTATTCAGTATGGATGAGGTCTAGATCAGCTACGCCTAGTACGTATTTAATGTATGTTTATACTGGAACTGGTCCAGATGGAGGCTGGTATTATTTTGGAGATGGCCCACTTACTCAAAATTGGCAGAGATATACCTATACTCGAGGTGATATGGGTGGCACGATTTCAACCGTAACAGTATATCGATATAACCAAGCTGGGACTATTGAAATTGCGGCTCCACAAATTGAAGAAAACTCTCATGCGACCCAATTTTTAAAGGGGTCAAGATCAGCCACCACTTCTATTTTAGATTTAACAGGTAAAAATTCTATTAATAATTTAGCGTCCTTTAGTTCAAACGCCGGTCTTATATTTGATGGAACTGACGATCGATTGGTAGTTACGCCAAATCAAAGCTTTTCATTGGGAGATTATGCAATGGAGGTAGTTTTTAGCGCAGATGCTCTTCCAGGAAAAAGACACTATTTAATTGATCCAAGAGGAAATGGCGGAGAATCTAATTCGCCCATGTACCTACTATTTGATGATAATGGCAGCCAAATTAGAATAGTTGGAGGAAATAGTAATATTGAAGTTAATAGCGGCTATCGATCAATTGAAGTAGGACGGTATTATCATTTAATTTGCACTAGGATAGGATCTACTTGTAAACTATACTTAAATGGAATAGAGGTGGGCTCTGGAAATACTGGATCATCATCTTTAACAATAAGTACTCCATATAGAATAGGTACATATGCTGCGGCTTCCTCTGGTCAATATTTTTTAAATGGAAAAATTGCAGTTGCTAAAATTTATTCAACTGGGATGACCTCTCCTCAAGTTAGTCAAAATTACAAGAAGTACCAAACCCGTTTTGGCATATCTTAGTACTAGATAAATAATAAAAAATATTGTTCACAATGTTAAAAGTAAAAATCGAATCGATTACCGGATTTGGCAAAACTGCAGAATTTGCTACAATTCACTTAATGCACTATGATTTAGCCAGCGGAATTGCTTCAGCTATGGTTAATTTATACGAAACTGATCCTAACCCAGGAGCACCTGCACCAGCTGCAGCAGCAGTTCAAATTATGTCTAAGCACATTAACTGTACAGCTGAAGATACTGCCACTTGGGGTACTGATGATATGGTATTTGTTGATGTAGTATTAGCAAAAGCAGGATTGGTTAGAGATACTGAATGGGTTCAACCAGAACCGACTCCAGTTACGCCTCCAGCTGAACCAGAATTACCATAATCTAATTTGTTAATTTATTTAAAAGGGAATATTTTATGTTCCCTTTTTTTATGTAGTAAAACCTGAAATGGAACTATAGTATAAGAAACAAAAAAGTAACAACTTCATGAAGAACTTAAAGGTAAAACTTTTTGAAATCTACTCTCTACAGAGCGAACTTAATGGCTTGATCAACCAGCAATCAGGAGAGAAGGTAAAAAATGGTATTCTAGACGAAGAGATTGGTCTAGTTGCTAAATACTGGATTAACCAGTTAAACGACGTTGTATCAGCAGAGGTTAAAACTCTAGATACTCAACGTGAAGAATTGATCAAAAAATATGGCACAGCTGACGATCAAGGTGGAGTTTCTCTCCAAATGGTTATCAAAGAAATGGACAAGGATGGTAAAGAAGTTTCTAAGATGAACCCTAACTTTGCAGAGTTCAATAAGGAATTTAATGAGCTATTGAGTCAAGAAAAAGAGTTGTCATATCACCCAATTAAGTTGGAAACACTTAGTGAGGTAAAGAGTGGTAATAACTACCCTACCTTCTTTAAGTTTGTAGAGGCTTAATACAGTACAAATCCTACTATCAAAGATCAGGCTGTGCGAAAGTGCAGCCTTTCTTTTTTATGGTGGAATAAATAATCTATATGATACTAAGTGCAAGACAAAACGGATTCCTAATCAGTTTCCCAGAGACTTTCTTCTCAAAGGAGATAAGTAAGAAATACGAGAAATACTACAATAGTCTTATTATGCCATATGAGACAATTGAAGATTTCATGGCGTCTACTATTCAATCCGTTACGTTTAATGGCTTTACCGTTCCTCTTGTTACACAGACACGTCCTCTTGGAAAGGTTCAAGATTTTAAAAGTGCTAAGCCGATTGCCGATATGTTTGAGCGTAAGTTTACAATTAAATTTAAACTAAGTGATGCATACCTAAATTACTTTATCTTTTTAGATAATGCTCTTAACTATTTAAGTCAAGGAAACGTTGAACCAGCAAACCTAAGAAAAAGTTTAAGTGGAGTTGGTGTTCCAACTGTTGCAGATCCGCAGGGATTGACGCTAGATCCAATTAGATTAACCCTACTAAATAATGAAGGTTATGCTGTATCATCAGTTGTTTTTAATCATCCAATCCTAACTGGATTAACTCAAATTTCGCTATCTTATAATGAGAATGCGCCGAAATTTAATACGTTTGACGTAACATTCCAATTCTATAACTTTGATATTGCCCTAGACTTTGGTGAGGGCCTTAACTATATCGGTTAAACGTAAGAATCTAGTTTAACACTAGTCGGAAACGGTAAACCTTCTTCTTTTAATTTCTCAATATAAGCCATAACAATATCCTGTTTATTTGGATAGAGTGGCGACTTCATGAAAAGATCAAATGTTTTCTTAAAGGTATTCCATTCACTAAATGGTAAGGCTTCTCCAAAAATTGCCTTTGCCATATCTTCGCCAGTTTCAGCTATTAGCTGACGATCCATGATTTTATAATTTACCTTCTTCATCTCTTTTACAATCTTATAGAGACCATCTGGTCTTAACATATAACCTGTAAATTTAGAAGGTTGTGCAGAGTCTCCTTCGATATCTTCTTTTCGCGAATCTAAAATTGTAAATAGGAAATAGACACGGTGTTTTGTAGTATCGGGATCCTCTTCAATATTTTTATAGAAAATATCTGTTGCCTCTTTATTTGCAGAATCTGGTCTTACGAAAATATCAATTTGAACAGGTTCATGATCAGTTGGTTCAAACTTAGTTGAAACAATATTAAAACCATAAAAAGCTTTAGCATCAATTCCTTGAGCTTTACACAGTTCAACAATCTTAGGCAGTTCTAAATCTGTGTATACCAGGCAATCAATATCTCCTGAAATAGGTTTCTGTTTCCAGCTACCAATTGGTTCACCAGGCTGGCTTCCGAGTATCCCCTGGACTACTCTATCATTAAACTCTTTAACAATTCTTTGAATATCTTCTCTTTTAACAGATACTGTTTCTGGAAAAGCATTACCTCCCTCAGATAAGATAAAAGTTTTATATTCTAATAGATATTTCATTATTGCGGGTTATTATTATCAATCCAAGATTTACCATCCAATTGGCCAGAATCTTTATCAATTGTTTTTGTTAAAATTTGATCAATAACGTTTCCTCTAAACATCTCAGTAGTCTTATCAAAGCTAGGAAAGTAAGTTTCGATTTCAATGCTGAAAGAAATTGTTATTTTATTATTGTCAGTATATGAAAATTTATAAGCTTTATCATTGGTTGCCTGATCTGGAAAAACAAATAGAGCAGGGATCCGGATTCCTCTATATTGAAAGTACATTACTCGATTACTGTAGAAAAGATCAAATAACTTTTCAGTTGCCTTAAATGTTTTATTAAGATTATCAACAATAATTTTTGCATCAAAGCTTACTTTAAGAGGAAGCGAATAGAGTCTAGCCGAATAGGCTTTACTTTTCTTTGTATCGTTTTCATCAAATTCATCTCGCTGAAAAGTTCCTCTAACATATTTGTTTACAAGATCTGAAGATTTTACATTAAATGAGCTTAGTGTGATTATTCCTCTAGGAATTGGATCATAATTACCCTCAGCCAATTGTGAAATTTTACAAGTAGATGGGATTCCTATAAAGAAATCTTGCATAAATCCCTCATCGGTTCCTTGATTAAAGTAAAAAGGGATTGTGTGAATCTCTGGGCGATCGTCGCGCCACATCTCAATCTCTAACTGTCTATTTAATAGATCAAGTAAAGAGATTGTAAGATTACGAAGGAATATATCCTGTGTATTTGTATTCTTCATATAGGTTATTTATTCACCTAGAAAAATACAGTAGTGGAGCTGACGGGAGTCGAACCCGTGTCCAATCCGGCTACTTCAATGAATTCATTCACAGGCTTAGTCCATTTTTTCTAAATTGGACAAAATATCTGATTTGATGTATGTGGGAAACCCATCAGAAAAACAACCTGGTCTCGAAATTATTTAGTAGAGCTCCGACCTGTTACTCCAACTCTTTCGCCCCCTGTATAGATCGACTACGATCAGATGCTCAAGGTCAGCCTTGACTATTAAGGGAGCCACCTGGATTTAGCTTTCACTTCTTATTAAAGTCCCATGAGTGATACGGGAGCGATTAGGCAGCTACTGCTAAATCAGCACCTACGAAAGACATAGCGTCTTCGAAAGTCCAAGTTGACTTATTGTCAGTTATTATTCGTATAGGTTATTAAGGAGTTTCCAATACTAACTCCGCCTGCATTCAAAGAACTACGACCGCTTGTCAAACGCCAAAACAGCCCCATATTTCTTAGTATAATACTAAAGAATTATCTATTTGGTCTAGAGCGAAGGTAAAATTTTTCCAAGTCGCAATTATCCCTAATAAATAACAAAAAAGAATTCGCCAAAATGGCTGAAACACTTTCACCAGCATACAAAATCTTCAGGAGCTTATCCGTTAATGCGGGCGAGCTTTATAATGAGGCGCAGCAGTTTTTACAAGAAAAGTTTAAAACTAAAAATGAATTATTTACTATTGCTTCGCCGTTTGGGCAGCTTTTAGTAGTTCTACATAATTTAACTCAACTTATTTTATACTATATTGAAGATTCAATTACTGAACTTAACATATATGAAGCTTCTAGACCTTCATCTGTATATTCCCTTGCTGCATTGGCTGGACATAATCCAAGTCGTGCAATTTCATCAGTTGGAACCATTTTAGTAAAGCCTGCACCTGGAGTAGATCTTCTTAAGTTTCCTGGAAATACTTTAATTTTAACAAATTATATGAATGTTGCCTGTGAAAATAATGGGCTAAACTATGTTATTGAATTACCAAGCGACGAAATTCGATTAAATTTAAATGGATCAGGCGGAGTTAACTTAACTATTAGACAAGGTCGACTACAACAACAAAGATTTTCAGCAAACGGTCAAGCTTTCCAAAGCTTTCAAGTAGGATTTCCAAATAACTTTTTAATTGACCAATTTATGGTTAATGTATATGTTAATGGAGAAAAATGGACCAAATACGAATCTCTATTGGATATTCCAAGAAAAGCTAAAGGCTTTGTTTGTAGAACTGGTATAACAAACGGTCTTGATATATTTTTCGGAAACAATTCGTTTGGCGTAATTCCAAATGCAGGTTCTGAAATTATTGTAGAGTATTTAGTAACTGAAGGTTCAGCTGGTAATATTAACCTAGATAATTTAAAGGATATTTTAATGTCATTTAGTGATACTGGATTTAATTCAATTGGAGAAGAAGTTTCATTAGCAGATACTGTTACAATTTCAGTAACTGGAGCTCCAAACTTTGGAACAGATCCAGAATCTTTAGCCTTAACCCGTCTAATTGCACCTAGAACTTCTAAAAACTATGCACTAGTAAATCTTGATAATTATGAAGTATTAATGCAAAAATTACAGATGTTTTCTTCAGTTAGAGTTACTCTAGATTCAGCTGATGATCGAATGATTAATTTATTTTTAGTTCCAGACATAACCAAAGTTTTTTCAAAAGGAACTGATTATTTTAACCTAATTCAAGATAAGTTTAAATTGACAGCATTCCAAAAAAATGAAATTTTAAAATATATTGAAAAATCTGGAACCAAATTAATTTCAACTGGAATTAGAATATTAGACCCAGTTGCAAGCAAATATGTTCTTAATATTGGATTGGTAACCTATTCTGGATTTGATAGAAGTTCAATCAAAACGCAGATTTACGATAAACTTGGAAAATACTTTATTAATAATACCAGAAAAGATAGAATTCCAAAAAGTGATTTAATTAAACTTATTGAAGAAATTGACGGAGTCGATTCAGTTAGTATTGTAATAATTGGTGAAAAAAATGAATCAGCTGTTATTGGACGTCCAAATACTCCAAACTTACCACTAGCTGGTCTTGATGAATTTAATGATATTATAATTGGTGAATCTGAATTTGCAATTATACGCGGTGGATTTAAAGATCGAATGGGTAATACTTATGCTGCAGGTTTATCTGAAAATTCACTAGGAGCAGTTAATATTTTATTTAAGGCAGAAACACAAATAAAACGATAATATGAATAAGGATTCAGTTTTTAAAAAGACATTTGAAAGAAACGAAAAGCGTTTATATGTAGGATTTGATTACAAAAACGTTATTATCGAAAAAACAGTATCTAACTATATGTTAAGAACAACTCCATCATTTGACGCGTTCTTGTCTAAACTTAATAATATAGTTTACAATAATATTGAAGCGGTCAAAAAAATTAAAATATTTGCTAACCCAGCTCTGGATAAGAACGAGACAAAATTAAACTAAAGTCCAGTGATCAGCAAAGAGAAGAAAACACAAATAAAAAACGAACTCGAAAGTTTCTTAAGCACCTATTCTGGAGATACTTCAGAAAATGATATAGTCGACGATCGTTTTAATGAACTTGAGCAAAATCCTCCTATTGATTTTGATGAAATGAGTTCAGGTTTCAAGAAGAAAGCTCTTGAGATTACAGATTCCCTATTTAAATTTTATGTAGATTTAGGTTTAATTACTCAACACGATTACCTAAAACAAAAGAAAGAACTCGATAATATGAATATCGAGACCATGTTCTTTCAGCATAAAACTATTAAGATGGCGATTGAAAGAATTATGGAAGAAATAAATCAGGGTGCTGCACATCCGCGTTTATTTGAAGTAATGTCACAATTGCAGGATCGTCTTACCACAGTTACTAAAACACAAGCAAACTATATGTTGTTCTTAGAGGATACGTACAAGAAAATGCGTAGTGAAGTTGATTCAAAGGGGGACCAAGCTGGACTCCCTGCCTCTTCTGTAAATGCTATTCAAGCCGGAGACTATTATATTACGGCTGGTACTAAAAATATCATGAAAGAAATTGAGAGCGATGGTTTGAATAATGATTTTGATAATAGGCTGACTAATCCAAATGAAAAAAATTCATTGATGACGGAAAGAGGCTTAGAGCATTTAATTGAAAAAGAAAATGACGATGAAGATTTAAGCTCAACTATTTTTGAAATCATTTAATTATGAAAGATTTTTTATCAAAAGGGGGAAGGACTAGCGTACAGGTATCTAGAATGGATGATACTGAAAATAGTGCAGTCTGGACTACAAAAAAAGTAGATCAACTTCTACTAGACTTTGAAAATGGTTTAATTGATATTAAGACCATTAAGAATTCTCCATTTAAGGATAATGACCCTGCCTGGAAAAAGCAAAATTTGGTTTTTGAATATACTCCAGAAGAACTTGAAGAAATTAAGCGCTGTAAATCTGATGTAGGTTACTTTGCAAATAAGTATGCTCAGGTTTTAACTGAATATGGAGTAGAACAAATTGTTTTACGTGATTACCAAGAGGAAATTATTAAGGCATTTGGCGCAAACCGCTTTAATATCTTAATGGCAAGCCGTCAAATTGGTAAAACTGTAATGTCTGGCGTATTTGTTGCATGGTATCTTATTTTCCATACAGATAAAAATGTTTTAGCGGTAGCCAACATTGCAAGTACAACCAAAGAGGTTGTTGATAAAATTAAATCTATTTTTGAAAATTTGCCATTTTTCCTAAAACCTGGCTGTATTTCAAATAACGTTATGTCGATGAAGTTCGATAATGGCTGTAGATTAATTGGACGTACTACAACCAAAAATACAGGTATTGGTTTTACTATTCACTTACTATACATTGATGAGTTTGCTCACATCTCACCAGCATACTTAGATTTCTTTTATCGAGCAATTTACCCTACTATTTCTGCATCAACTACCTCCAAGATTATTATTACATCAACTCCAAATGGTATGAATAGATTCTATGAAATCTATATGGATGCAGTAAATGGACTAAATACTTATACTCCGCTAAGAGTAGACTGGTGGCAAGTTCCAGGTAGAGATGATAAATGGAAAGCTGAAACTATTGCAAACATGGGATCAGAAGAAGACTTTAACCAGGAATATGGTCTACAGTTCTTTTCGTCCGATCGATTATTGCTTTCTTCTAAAGATCTTAAAAAGATTTTTGGAATTATGACTAAATATGAAGAGCCTCTTAATATTAATTGGGATCCGGAAGTTCTTGCCTTAATGGAAGGGAACTTTACAGTACATCCAAATCTAAAGGATTGGGACGAGCAGGATTTTAGAAATTCGCCAGATCGATATGTATTTTCAGTCGATACAGCAGACGGAACAGGAAAAGACTTTTCAGTTATTAATGTATTTAAAGTTGCACCTCTTCCAGTTAAAATGTTGGAACCAATTAAAAATCTAGTAAAAAGCGAAATGGATTGCCTATCCCTTGTGCAAGTTGCAACTTGGAGAAGTAATAAGCAAACAATTAATGAATATGCTCAAGTTTTAGAATATTTGGTTTATAGACTCTTTAATTTTGAAAATCTTAAAGTCTTAATTGAATTAAACCATAAAGGGGATTTTATCTTGGACAAAATTGCAAATAACGAACAGTATTGGCCTGGACAACTAATTCATTCCAAACACACAGAAGCAACTAAATTACTTAAGCCCGGTCTTAAACTAAGCGTTACCAATAAAATTAAATTTTGTGAAAGATTTAAATACCACGTTAATGTTAATAAAATTCTTCCAAACGAAAGTAAAACTGTAATGGAATTAGGATCATTTGGTAGATCAACTAATGGTACATATAGAAGTCAAAGTGGAAACGATGACTTAGCAATGACTTGTGTTAACACTGCCGCATTCTTTGATTCTCCTAGTTTTCTTGAATTAGGAACAGAAGTTTGGGACAGTACAAGCGAGGAATACAAAAAAGAAATAACTGAAAAAATCTTAAATTCTAGTCAGGGTGATGGCTCAACCAAGATTAGCTCAGATTTAGTAGGTTATCTAAATGATACTCCACAACTAAAAAAACCTGGACAGCGTCAAGTTTTTGATGAAACTTATCTAGATTCGTATAAAAAGACACTGGCTGGATTTTATGGAGATCAAAAAAACTAAATACGAATGATTAATTTTGACTTGACTAGAGACAGAGACGTCATTTTTAGAAGAACTATTGCTGCAATACAGCATGCGCTTAAAAATGATGTAGAAATTGCGGAGCTTCCTAGTGTTAAGGTTGCAGAATCTGAAATTGATGCATTCGTTTTAAGGGACGGATGGGAAGATGCTATCGAAAAGGCTAAAAGGCATTTTGAGAAAATTGAGGATTATGAAATGTGCCAAACCTGTGTTTCGCTAATTGAAGAAATTAAAAAATCAAACTAACTAATGCAAAAATCCACTAAAAGAAGAGGTAACTCTACACAATCTATCCCAGAATTATTAAAGCAAGTTTCGCTTAAACCTTCACAAAAGGAGTATTGTGATAAAATCATGAACAATGATATTACTCTATGTCATGGACCGGCTGGAACCAGTAAAACCTTTGTTGCATGTTATGCATCAATGAAACTACATACAGAAGATAAGATTCAACGTATAATTTTATCAAAGCCAATTCAAGAGTCTGGAGAAAAATTAGGATTTTTGCCTGGCGATATTAAAGAGAAAATCGACCCATTTATGGAAAGTTACCGAACTAATCTTGAAAAAATTATTGGTTGGGATAACTTAATTAAATTGGAAGGGGACGGTCTTATTGAATTTAGACCGCTTGCATATATGAGAGGCGCAACTTTTGATAATTGCTTAATGGTATTAGATGAAGCACAAAATGCAGATTTTAGACAACTAATGCTATTCATTACACGAATGGGAAAAAATTCAAAGGTCTTAATTTGTGGTGATGTTAGTCAATATGACATATCAAGAGACAAAGTGGCACTTCCAAAATTTATTGAAATGATGCAGGGTATCAAAGGAATGGGAATTCATACCTTTGGAGATGCAGATATCGTTCGTAATAAAATTCTAATAGAAATTACGGAAAGATATGACGAATGGAAGGCAAATAACAAAGTTAATTGGTAAATTAGTTAAGTACAATAACTCTATCTAGAAAATAATTTTTATGACAGGAAACAAAAAGGTCACAGGTTACGAAGATCTAAACCGCCGCCTCAATGATGAAATGCAGCAGCTTGCCGAAGCAATTGTTGCTAAAACTTTCACCGAAAGAGACCGAAATCGATTAGTTCGAATAATGGAACCTAAACTTAAATACTTTATTTGGAAGTTCTTTAACGATAAGGACGAAACCGAAGAAGTATTACACAATACGTTCTTTAAGATATTCAAATCGCTTGATAGCTATAATCCAAAATATAGATTTACAACTTGGATCTATACTATTGCCAGAAATGAATCTCTATTGCATTTGCATAAACTTAAACAGCAAATGACAACTGATATTGATAAAATTGGAAATTCTCTATTTTTAGTCGATGACAGTCGAGATAATTTAGAAAAGGAGAATTCTTTGGAGAATCTTTACACTGCAACTATGCTTGCAATTGAAGAGATGCCAGAATCGTTAGAAAAATCCATCCTAATTGACAAGGAGCTAAATAAGATGAAGGGTGCTGATATTGCAGACAAATACGATATGAATCTCAATACAGTTAAAACTAAAATCAGAAAAGCACGTAAAATATTAAAAGACTCAGTTTTGGAAAGTAATCCTGAACTGGTAGAAAAAATAAAGGATCTTTTCTAATGAAATACATAAATCCAATAGTTTTTATAACTAAGTTAATCTCCTTGATTAAGGAATTAAACATATTTAGACGTTATTTGGGAATCATATCCGAATTGGAAAAAAACGGAGACCTTACCAAATTAAATCTAAGACGAACTAGACTTGGTCGATTATACTATGTTAAAAATCTCCAACCAGAAGTTCTTTTAAATACTGATGATTTATCTGGATTTGAAATAATGCAAGTTAAAGAATCACTAGCTGACTATAACGATCCTATTACTAGACTTGGTATTATCGATTTTGTTAAAACCGGCTTCCGTAGAATTAAAACGCCAGACGTATATGCATATTTAGTTTGGATGGAATTTGATTTTAAACAAATTTCTCTAGAAAGAATTTTATACATTATAATTTATCCAGTTATTGTATTTTTCTTAATTTCACTAATTTTTATACCTGCACTTGGACAAGTAGAGTGGTCACAAATTTGGCAAACTTTAAATTCCAAATAAATAATAGTATCAAATAATCTTAAATTATGAATAAAGTAGAACAATTTTTACAGAAAAACGGATTAAAGGTAGTAATATTTTTATTAATTTTAACCTATATGAAATCTTGCGGAGTAGACCGTGAAGTTACTAAAATTAAAAAGCAATTAACTACTCTAGACTCGCTAGCAACAAAAAAGGACCTTGAAATTGAGGGTCTTAAAGCAGAAAAACGCATGATTCAGGCGACTGACCGAAAAATGCTAGACGTTCAACGTCAATCTGAGATTGATGCTGAATTGAAAAAACTTGGAGCACAATAATGAAAAATAAAGCAACCCATTACTTTATAATTGGTTCTTTTGTTACTTTATACCTCTTAGTATCAATTATTTCTACGATTCACGTAATCGACTTTTTTAAATTATCAAATCCTACTTGGCTAGCAGTTTCTCTTGCAATTGGCTTTGAAGTTGGTGCAGCTGCATCCCTAGCATCTCTTATTATTTTAGAAAAAATGAATAAAGGTATTGTTTGGGGTCTCTTTATTCTTTTAACTGCAATGCAAGCAATGGGAAATACGTATTATGCGTTTTCTCATCTTGAAAATTTTACAAGCTGGATTGAATTGTTTGGACTTCAAGAAGAAGATCTAATCTATCAAAAAAGGATTCTTGCAATTATATCAGGCGCAGTTTTGCCAATTGTTGCATTAGGATTTATTAAGTCTCTTGTTGATTATATTAAACCTACCCCAGAAACCGTTCAAACTGAACCCATTGTAGAAGATTCTATTATAGAAGAACCGAGTATGGAACCAGTTGGACAGCCTGTCCAAGAAAGTGTCCAAGTCGAGACTCCTAATAAAGCGCCAAAAGTTAAAAAAAAGACTCCAGTGAGCCAGGAAAAATCTACTGGACCAATTGAAGTTGATTTAACCAAGCCAAAGCATATCGATTTACTTGAAGTTCCAGATAGAGATACCAGAAGACTTTCAGCAGATGAAAGAATCTCTAGAGGAATTGTTTCCTAAATCGAAGGTAAATAATAAAAAGAACTTCGGCTAATGTCTTACATTAAATTTAAAGGTGATCCAAGCTATAAAAGAGTCAATTCGGCTATGGCTAAATTATGCGATCCAGTCCCTGTTAAAAAGTCACTTAGGCTTATTGACAACTGTTTTTCAATAGTAGACAAAAATGTTAGCCAAGCTGATCTTTGTGACTTTGGTAAATTGGCATATCCTGCGGATTCTTATGTTAAACAGGAATTAGAAATATGTCAAGGCGAAACTGCCACGGTATTTACTAACAGTTTAGTTGGTGGAACTACTGCGGTTTCTTCAACGACTCTTAATAGCACTGCTGTAGTTACGGCTTCAGCTAATTCAGCAATTAGAGTCGGTAGTACAGTTTCTGGAAGTGGAATTGCCGATGGAACTACTGTCACTGCAGTTAACGGAACGGCTGTAACTTTATCTAAGCCTGCTACTGCAACTAGCGGAAGCGTTAGTTTAACATTTGTTGAAGTTTTAAATCCAAACAAAGCTTACGTAAAGGGAGTTATTATCTATGTAAATTACCCTACGCTAGATGAAGACGGTGCAGAAATTAATCCTTCTGAATATCTACTAACTGGATCTATTTCTATGATTCTTACAAATGGTGGAAGCAGCCCATCTAACTTTACAATAGGACAAGCTTATATGTACTTTGCACCAGAGGCAACTACTGATCCAACTAAGATTATAAACACCTTAACTTTATTAAACCCAAGTTCAAAATTCAGCGTTAAAGTTAGTGTCTTATTAATTAAGACAAAAACTGATGTTGATCCAAATAATTGTGATTGCTAATGAGACCAGTAATGTCATATGGACAAAAGAATAACTTTATAAGTAGTATTCCATTTCAAGGAAGAGGAGATTTTGGTTTTGTTGCATCCCAATCAAACTTTACTCCAGGTATTACAATTAAACTTTTGCCGCTAGCGGATCTTTCTCTTCCGCAAGAGGTTGAAACATCAGAATTTGATCAATTAATAAATGACTTAAACGATCAATTTAGACCTGGTAAAAGACTTAGCGGCGTTGAAGTAAATACTCAACACCAAAAGGGAGGATCTCATAAAGTATTTGGAAGATTTATTGGATTTCAATTAGATAGAAAGAACCAAGTAATTAGAGCTTTTATTAGAGACTCTGCGTCTAATAAAAAAGTTGAAGTTTATCCTGCTTCGCTAATGACTGTTAACGAAGCCAGCTCTCACCATACAAAAACTTTTATGCAATTTTTAATACAAGACTAGAAAAGGTCAAGTATTAATACAATGCAAGAGATAGACATTCAACAAGAAAATTCTGCACCTAGTCCAAAGGCCAAAAAAGCGGCTTCGGTTAAACCAGAGGTCTCTGTACCAAATCAATTAGGACTAAAGAGTATTCCATTATCATTTCTACCAAGTCAGGGAAAATATTATCTTCCTGGATTTGAACTTTCAATTAGGTCTGCCACTGTTGCAGAAATTCGTCATTGGTCAACCATTGATGAAAATGACTTATTGTCAGTAGACGACCAATTAAACTATATTTTAGAACGTTGTGCAACTGTAACAATTGATGGAGTTCCAGCGAGTTGGAAAGAAATCTTGGAAATTGATAGATTCTATATTATATTTAGAATACAAGAGTTAACTTTCCCAAATGGAGAAAACTATATTCCTCATAAGTTTGAATGTGCATGCGATGAAAACGAGCCATACAGTGAAAAGAAACCTATTTCAAGTTCAATGCTGAGTGCATTTGATTTTCCAGAAGAGCTTGAAGTTTTTTATTCTGAAGAGCTTAAAGCATATCGAGTAGAATCAGAAAAACTTAATACTTCATTTAATCTATTTTTACCTACCCTAGGTACAATGCAAAAACTTAGAGATATTGTCTTAGATATTAATCGAGCCGGTAAAAAAATAGATAAGGCTTTCTTAAAAGTAGTTCCATACTTGATTGGAGATTGGGACAGTCTTACCCCACAGACGTTTTCTGCACTAAATGAAGAGTCTTTGACTTGGCATATTAACAAATTTACATTTATTACTAAATTTGCAGATGCTATCCAAAAATCTAAAAAACAGATTTTAAAGGATGACTGCCCTAAATGTGGAGCCAAAATAGAATCAAGAATTTTTTTGGACTCCAGCTTCACTGTCAAAGATCTTTTCCTTATTTCAGCTGGATTTAGTGAACTTGTTTGAGACTAACAAGTTCTTGGCGGTGAAGCTGAATCAACCATTGGACCAATTGTATTCGCTTCCATTTTATGAATATTCAATCTACTTAACTATTATTAATAAACAAATAGAAGAATCTAACGCTAGAATTCTAGCTGAACAGGATGAATTATTGAATCTACCGGGAAGACTTGCATAATTTGGTTTTACTGGATATTTCGATAAATAACAAAAAGCAGTTTAATGAGCGGTCTATATTTAGAACTAGGAGCACTTAATCCAACCCTGAAAACCACTGGGCAAAGCGTTCCAAATTTAATGGATTTAATGCAGCCCGAAGGGTTTGTACCAGATTTAAATTTGGCAGAGTCTGTTTCTACAGCAAGTTCTCCATTGAGTCCTGCTACTGAAAAAACTTTACCTGCCGGTCAATCTGCTATAGTTAATTCCGATGAAATTTTATCAGGTCTTTCTGATACCCTATCAACTCTTTCTGAAAGACTACCTAAACCTAACTCAACTGTAAATAATTCAACGCTAAATACAGTAAATAATTCACTGTCAATTACAAGTGATCTTGTAAAGATTGAACCAAAGAAAGTTGAATTATCAATAAAGGATGTTGCCGCTCTAGAAGATCTTATCAAAAATATTTCTAGCGCAAAGGAGGAATCTACTAAAACTACCCCAGACGTTGTTTCAACTAAGGCTCTAACTACTGTTCCAGAAGAGACAGTTTCAAATAAACCCAAAGTAAGCTTAGATTTATTTAGAACTGCATTAAGTCAACAAGAAAATCAGCTCGAAGCTGACGTTAATTCTATTATAGCATCAGGTGGAGATTTATCGACTATATTTAAAACCGATGTAGTTAGCGCAACCGGCTCTGCTGCTGGAGGAGAATTGTCAAATACATTTAGTAAAGGTATTACGTCAGCAGTTGAAGAATTTGAAAGAACTGCCGAAATTGAAAAAACTAAACGAGAAGCACAAACAACAGCGACTCTTAGCTCAAACGACCCAGCCGCAATTTTATCCTTAATTAGTAATCCGTTAGCTCCTGCTAAAGAAGTCGAGCCGCCGACATTTAATAAAGCAATTGCACAGGGTCTCACAGATGTAGCCGAGTCTAATTCAAAGATCGTATCTCAAACCAATATTGTTAATCAAGCAGCCTCTACTTCTCCAGTTCAACCTCAGCCTAAACCAATAGAAGAGGTTACACCAAATCAGCCACAACCAAACCAAGCTGCAACTGCCGATGGAATGCAACCTAATACAGTTTCCGTAAATTCTGGAGATCCAGCCTTAGCCGGATATATGTTACAGATGCTAAATATTCTAAAGTCAGGTCAATTAAAAGTTAAAATCTCATAATAATGGAAGTACCTATTAATATTAAAACCGAAGCCAAACTTATAGTTTCAGAATATTCTCAAATATTTGAAGAGCTTGAAAAACTTGAAATGCTGGCTTCTAGTCTAGAATTACAAAAAGACCTTTTGCTAAGCAGATTGGAAACACTAAGAGAGCGTGAGCATGTGTTAATAGATAATATAGGAGAGGTCGATGCAAAAATTACATTAGAATCTCTTCTATCGTAATTATAAAAATTAAATTGAATCACGGATGCAGTCTAGATTTATAAAATTAACCGATTATTGTTTACTGGAATATCAGTATGAATCATTATCGCCGGCAAGTCCGATTTTAATTAATTCTCCGTTCTATGCATTAACATTAGGCGAGGGAGAGATTTACCTATACAACCCAGATTCAGCACTATATGAAACTGGAAACATTAAAGATTTGACTGCAGTTCCGCTGTCAACTAATAGCGGGCGATTTGTTTATTTAGACTCAGAAGATTCTCCAAACTATACAGAATATGCAATTAGTAAAGTTCCTGGAGCGTCTGAAACATTAATTCCAGCTGGATCAATTATTGCAGATCGAGTAAGATTCCATTTTGCATCTGGTTTTCAATTTGATGACTTTTCTAGCCTTGTACTATCAATTAGACAAGATATGAATAATGGTAATGCTTTAATACTAGCAAACATACTAATTAATTCAACTACACTTGGTGATGTTTTATTATTTGCAACCAGACCAATGATTATTGGTAATGCAATGTACGACCGATATATTGATATAATTGTACCATCTATTAAAAATATGGATGAGCAATTCTATACTTCACCAAATCCAGCGATTACTTTTGAATATAAAGCAACAACCGTTACGGTAAATGGCACGGCAACTGGTGTAGGTTTAGTTAAAAACAATCCAATTACAGTTAATCTATTTGAATGTAAAGAGGGCCCAGCCTTTAATACAGCAGACGAGGTTTATTCAACATATGATGTAAATCAAGCATATGTCGCTCAAGTAAGTCAAGCAAATGAATTTGATTTAATTGGTGCTAAAATTAGAGAAGCATTAGATGGAGATTATATTGAATTTAATGCAACCTGGAATGAAGGTTTCCCAGAAGAATTTATTGGTATACTTGAAAAACGTACTGGACAATCTTGGATAATCTTTCACCAGCTTACAATATTTGAACAAATTGGCTCATCATTTATTAAAAGTGGTGACGCAACATTCTTTCAAGAAAGTAATTTTGATGAACCTCTAATTTATAGACCAATTTTAAAAAATGCAAATGAGGCAGTTAGCATGGCAATTGACTATTCAGTTAGATTAGTTAATAGAACAACAAACGAACAAATTATTAGAACTGGATCTCTAGTAGTAGTTAATCCAAATAAGTATGGAAAATCTTTAAGTAAACTTGAATTGGCAGATAAACCAAATTCTAATAGAATTAATAACTTAATTATTACTAAAGTTACAGATTCACTTAAAGTATACAATGAAACTGAAGCAAACCGCTCAGCTACTTCGACTAATCAGGCGGCTTTAGCAGTTCAATCAGTTGAAACAGTGCCTCAAATTGAAATCCGAACTGTTACCGAATACGTTCCAGTATTATTTTCAAATAATAGCATTTTATTAGCGGAAAGCAGTAAAATGACTGGAAGTGGTCAAAACACTGAAGTTGCATATGGTCAAGGTTTACTTTCTATTATAGTAAGTCCATTTGATAATGTTTTTAAATTTAAAGTAAAACAAGAAAAATTAAATACTTCAGGTAATCCTGTAATTAGAACAGTTGATCTTACACAATTTTCATCATTTGAATTAGTTTTTGGAACAGATAATTCAAGAGTTACTGTTAAAAATACTACTAAACAGTCTGAAGTTAATTCTGATCTTGGAGAAATTCTATTTAAGTTTGATGTAGCAACAACGTCTAAGATTCTTATGTTAGAAGATACAAAATTCTATATTGTATCGGTAGGAAGTGACGGCACCCGAACTGCCCTATACACAGGAAAATGGTATAAGCCAGACGGAGCAACTGAGGCAACTACTCAAAACACAGCAGAGGAAACTAGAATTAAAGCTGAAGAAACTTTAAGAAAGAGACTTGACGAGCTTTCTACTTTAGTTGATCAGCTTAGGGATGAAAATGCAAACCTTAGAAAAAATAGTATTAAGTACCAAACTTCTCAGGCATCAAACTCAACGTCAGATACTGCGCCAGATTCTAACCCAATCAGACAAGTTAAACCACTCTCGACTGGATATGGAAGGTCCTTAGGTAGACCTGGATCAGGCGGGAGATTTACCGGAGATGATATAACGACTCAATTCTAATCAATTACAATAATCCAGTGAATCGCTATATAAGGCACAGATAAATAATAAAAAATAGATCGTCTATAATGAACGACTTAACAAAAAACTTAATCAAAGAATTAAAAGCAGCACAAGCTGTATCTGAAAGCAGAATGCTACAGATGTTCGTCGCTGGCGTTGAGGCCAACGTTAATGCTTCTGGCAACATCGAGCAAGCTCTAGCCGATCTAGCTGAAGTTAGTGAAAAACTACAAAATACTGAACTTGATGCAATCGTTAAGAAATTTAACGAAATGTCAAATACTCCAGCTAAAAAATTAAAAATGATCGAAAACGGCGCAGCAGTTCTTCCAAAGATTGCTCAAATTAAAGAATCTGCAGCATATGCAGACCCTATTTTTAGAACAGTTGTTTTAGGTCTTGAAAAAGCAGTAACTGTAAATTCTGAGCCAATCGTGGTAGAATCAGTTATTACTAAACTTGCACCATTTTCGTTTGACTCTACTGTTAAGTCAGTGGTTGCTGAATTAACTAAATATGTATCAGAAAATCGTGCAACTATTGCAATCTTCAATACAATAGCAGATTTAAAGAAAGCACCAAACGCATATTATGCAAAAGTTTGCGAAAAACTAGAAGGAGCAATTCTTGAAGGTAGAACTTCAGTTGATGCTTTAACTATGATTTTAGCAGAAGCTACTGCTCAACCAGTTATCAAAAATCTTCTTAATAGACTTTCACAATTTGAATCTTCTCAAAACGGAGGATTTAATTTAGGTTCAGGTAATAGCTCAACTAAAATTAATCCAGTAGTTGGAGTTTATACTAGAACTGCAAACGGAGTTAGAGTTTTAATCGAGAATCATATTATTGATATGAATGGTGAAGAAGAAGCCGAAATGGTTCCCTTCTCATCTCTTCCACAAGAAGACGAGTTTACTCAAACTGCAAAAGCTTACACTGATTTAGGTTTTAAACCTACTGAACATGGTGTAGAAGCTAAAGGTAAAGCAAATACTATTGCATTTAAAGTTTCTCCAGAAGGAGAAGTTTCATTTGAAATCAATGGTAAAGTTGCAGAAGACTTAAATAGCTCTGAAATTTACAAAACTTTAGTTGTTGAAACTATTTCATTTAAACAAAATGTTGCAAAGATTTTAGAAAATGCAAATATGATTGCTCAATTTGAATTCGTTCAACGCTTTGTTACTGAAGGTGCTCAAAGTTATGCTATTAATACTGAAAAATCTGGTATTTTTGTTTTAGACAGACAAGGTCTTAAGAAATATGATACGTTAGGCTTCCATAAATATGTTGCTGAAACATTTAAGTATGACGTAAGCGATATGTTTGCAATTCAACTTTCAGAAAGACAAGAATTTATTAAAAGCGTTAACGAAAGAAAATCTGCAATCCAAGCTGATATTGCAAAATTAGAAGAATCTATCTCTCAACTAGATTCAGTAATTGCAGAAGCAGATGAAGAAACTCAAGATCAATTGGAAACTCTTAAACATACAATTAATTCAAGTATTGTAGGTCTTAAGGATGAATATCTTTCGTTAGACGATAGTTTAGAAACTGATCCTATGTTAGGTTCAAACGGTTCTAAATACGGAATCGGCGATAAAGTAATGCATAATGGTGAACCTGTTGAAATTAGCGGAGTTACTGCAGATGGTTTATATCAATTAAGCAATGGCGAAACCGTTAAAGAGGACGAGATTATGCCAGAAGTTGAAACTATGTAATTTTTTAATATTTTAAATATTTTTAGAGCCCGAGGTAACTCGGGCTTTTTTATTAGTATAATAATCTAAACATACTTAAAGTAGTAACATGGCAAAACAGAAAACAGCAGACGTATTGATTAGTCTAGAAGAAGCTAGAGAACGCGGACTCCTAATCCATACCAAAAAAGACACACCGTATTTTAATTACAGTTTATTTGTACGTTCAGAAGATGAAGTTAAATACAATATTAATCAAAACATCAGTAAAACTGCTACAGGCGGGGAATACTTTAGTCCATTATTTAGAACCGATTGGAATACTAATGGTCATCAATTTCAGTTAGAAGACTTAGATCAGGAAGACGTGTGGTTAGATGCAGGTGGACATATTGGAGTGTTTGCTACTCGTTTGCTAACTCAGTTTCCAAGAATTAAGAAAGTTTTGTCGTATGAACCTTTTCGTAATAATATTGAGTTTGCTGAACTTAATCTTGGAGAAAATGGCGTAGCTGACCGTTGTGAAATGATTGAGGCTGCACTTGTACCAAACGATGATACAAAAAATGTAGACTTCTTTTTAGCTTGGGATTCAGGTAAACACTCACTACTTCCAGTTAGAGGTCGTACTCAAGTAACAGTTCCTGCTAAAAACTTTAGCGAAGCCCTTAAAGAAGCAACCTGCTTAAAAATGGATGTAGAGGGCGCTGAATACGATTTGATTAAATCTGTAGAAGATTGGTCAAATATCAGAATTGCTATTATTGAATACCATTTCCACTATCGTAATCTTTCTAAAGGGCGTGTTGAAAAATTCAATGAAATCTTAGATATTTTTAGAGCAAATTTTGATGACATTTATGTTTGCCCTAATGTTGAAAATACTAAAACTTGGATTACTCACTTTGCAGCAGTAAAGAGAGGTTAATTTAAGTTGATCTAGACCTACAGGCCGAGGAAACTCGGCCTTTTTTGTAATCTTATGATGAAACTATTGTATAATAAAAATATGAATACCCCAGCTGCATTATATGCATATTTTGGATATCTAGGTGATTTTTCAACAGATATTCCAGGTCACACATTTTATCAACTTGGTCTAATTGATCAATTATGTCTTTCTCATCATGTAGATAAAGTCGATTTTTATTCCTACTTATCACATGATTCGATTGGAGCAGATCAAAAATCTCCAGTTTGGCCAAAGAGCCCAGTTACGCCAGTTTTTGAAAAATTTACCAAAGAAAGAATTCGTTCCTACAATTTAAGTTTTCCGAAAATTATGGAAAATATTGAAAAGGGTCGATATGAAAAAATATTTCTAAAGGCTAGATTTAGAAATCTTTCAACTTTAACTAAACAATTAACTGATGCTAAGCAGTTTGAACTAATTATTACAGCAGCGATTCAAAGTGGCCAGGCAAATAAGGTTGTAATACTAGATACAGATCTTTCACTAGAACCAGAGTTTGTGGAATTTTGCAAATCTCAAGGAATCTCATTTGAAATTCCATCAATAGACTATCCAAACATATCAAAGGCCTTTATTAAAGACTGCGAAAAGGTTTGGTTAGAAGAAACAGATCGTTTTGATAGAAACAATAAGATTTTTTATTATGGAAATATTTCATTTGGAAATTATAAAGCAGGTCATGCAAAAAATCCAATTGTAGTTGATGCAATTAAAAATTCTGCAGAGTTTAAATCATTTACTGGAAAAAAATATGAGGTATCAGTAGCTGGAAAGCTTGACCCAACTTTAGCAGAAGAGTTTACAGAAAGACATATTAAATTAATTAAACGATACGATCGTTTTGATATTTGGAATGAATATGCAAGTTCAACTATTAGTTTAAATATTTCAAAGGATCTTTATGTAGAACGCGGATTTTATCCAGCCAGGGTATACGAAAGCCTTATATTTGGCGCGATTCCAGTCTCATATAAAGATTATCGTATTCATGAAGCTCTTGGATTTACAGATTTGGTTAAATTAGAAGAAATTCTGGCATTTTTTAAAGACTCTAGCCCTTCTGACCGAGCTTCCATCTATTCTAAGTGTATTTCAAATCTGTTTCCATTTAGATAAATAAAGAAAAATGGCCTTACTATTAAATGGCATCAAAATATATTCAATCTAGGGAATCTGTATTATCACTAAACCCTGGGGACGCGGAGAGATTATCATCATTTATTAATGAGTTTGGAGAGTCTCTTATTAACATTATTGAAAACTGTGCAATCCGAATTCAGGACGTACAAACTGCAACCGATACTGCAGATTTTAGAAAGTATCAGCTTTCATTAGAAAGCGTTGGATTTAACCAGTCTGAAATTACCCAAATCGAGCATACTCTATTTGCTAAGGGTCTTATTGGAGAAAATCTTTTCGTTGAATCAAATTACCAAATAACTAGAATTATCGATGAATATACTTCAATTAATGAAGGAGTAGTTGATTTTTTAGCTGGTTTATGGAATGCGTTAACTGAAGACAGTTCGCCAATTGGCATTCTTCAATTCTTATTAGATTTAATTGGATTTATTCCAGCATCATACTTTGGATTTCCAATTGATGTTGTTGCAGATGGATTAAATGCTATAATTTACATGTTTAGAGGACGCTGGTTGGATGCAGGAATTAGTGCAATTGCAGCGTTTTTACCTGGAATTGGTGATGCAGCAAAAGCGGTAAAATACGGTAAAAATGCAGCCAAATTAGAAAAAGCATTTGAATCTATTATTAAAACAGGTAAAGCTGAAGAAAAACTTATTGCTGAGCTTGCTACAGACTCTGGTGCAAAGGTTGTATTAGATGGAATGTCATCAGTTGGTACAATTATGCTTAAAGTTTTTCATGGTATTGCTTTAGGAATTGGCCATATATTAAGTATGCCTCCTATTAGTTGGCTTACATTTGGTGGAAGTACTGCATTAGGAAAGAAACTTATTTCTTGGGTTGATGAAGTAATCACACCAGTTGCTAGAAATCTAGAAAAATTTGGTGGCGAGACCGTACTTAAAGGCGGCGAGGATATTGCATCTCTAATAAAGACTGGAGATATTTCGAAAATTACAGATAATATTGATGAGTTAATTGCAGCTGGAAAATTTGGAGATATTGCTCAACATGTTCCTTTCAGAAAAATGCTTGCAAGTTCAGAACTTGCATTTACTAAGGAAATGGCTTCCAATCCAGACCTATTTAGAAAGGCAGTTGATGCAAACTTTGATAAATTTAAAAATGAACTTATCGATTTTAGATCAAAGTTGAAAAAGCCCATTGAAAAAGCTGAGCTTGATATGCTAGACAATGAAATGAGAGCTGTTTATTATGAAATGGAATCAAATAAATTGTTTGTAAAAGGTCTTCTTAAATTAGATGAGGCTGGCGGAGAGGTTCTTGCAAAATATTGGTCAGCCGCAGCAGTTGGTGGAAAGGGTACAAGTCTATCAGCAGATATTTTTAAAACTTTAAAGGACGATCCCGAAAATATTAAGAAATTTTTTGGTTGGTTAGTAAGCCACCCAGAAACAGTCAAAGTATTAAATGATGCTGGCCCAGGCGTAACTCAACTATTTAGAGTATTTGCAAAAAACCCTGAAATTGCAATTAAATTGTCAGAGGCTGGAACCCAAGCTGCTGCAAAATTTGCAAAACTTCAAGATGAATTGGGAGATCTTGGTATAGCTTTAGTAAGAAGAAGATTTAATAGAAACCGCCTTATTACTGCAAAATATTTAATCGGCGCAGCATTGCGTTGCCCAGTTAGTTTTATGGCAAAGGGCGCAAACGTTCTTACTGGTAATCTTGGTAAAATGTTTGGACCAGAAAAGACTGCTGATAAGAAAGGATTTGGAGAATTTAATGAAGGATTAAAGTATATTAAATACAAATACGAATTTTTAGCAGAGGCTACTAAAACTGAAGATGAATTTAAAGCTAGCTCAGAGTTCAGTAATTGGGGAAGTGTTGAACAAAATACAAACGTTACTATCCAAACTGAAGAATTAAAAAAGGAAGTAGCAGTTGAAACCAAAAAGATTGCAGATACACAGCTTATTGCAATTATTGGTCCTAAGAGCTTTAATGATATTTGTTTAAGTGTTCCAGCTCAAGTTATCGACACTGCAGCTGCGACCCAAACTTTGACTGATACCGGCGGACATGGTGATAATACTTCTAAAATTCAAGAGATAACTGGAGCTACTCCATTGAGCGCAACTGCTAATGATGATGCAGTTAATCAAGTTCTAGATCAAACTGGTGTACCGAGAGTAAATAATTCAACGGAAGGAATTTTTGTAGAATTTAATGCTGGAACTGATCCTAATTTAATTGCAGAAGCTAGACTCGATGCCGATCTTGGAGTTAGAGGATTATGGTATCACTTAGCACAAATTCAAAATGGAGAAATATCATACGAAGGCTCTATTGTAAATAAAATTAATTCATTAATGGATTTATATGGAAGCTATTATAATAAGGTTTCAGCAAATGCCGATAGACTCTCAAAACCTTCTTTATATCCAAATCCAACTGAAATTGCTTGGATTAAATCTGAATTAGCTAAAGTAAAAGCAGACCCGTCTTATATGCCAAACTTTTTTGGCGCGGACGTAAATCCAAATGTATTATTTAAATAATTATGAAAAACTATACTAGTCTAAACCAATTAATACTTGAAGCAGAAGAAGACGTTAAATTTAAATTAGAAGGTCGTCCAGAAGATAACTTATTAAATGGACTTGTGCCTAAGCGATTTGCATATTCTTATACTTATCCTAAGAAGTCTACTTCAATTATTACGCCTAAATCAATTTTAGATTACATTATAAATTCAACTGAAGGCGATGCTAATCAAATCAAGACAACTATCAATAGTTTGTCTAGCCCAGCTGCCGTTGGAATTTCAGCAGATCCTTCAAATAAGGCAGGTCTTCTTGGAGGAAAAAACCGTATAGAGGGCCACGTTTACATATTTAAAAATGTAACAGATGATTCGGTAAAATCTGTAAATCCAGAGCAATTACTAGGAAAAACTGGCTCAAATAATATTACAGCCCTTCATGTTCTTTCTACGCCAAGAAAAAGCGGAGAGTCAATCCAGCAAAATTTGGCAAATATTATAAATTCTTCTGGCAAAGCTTCAACTAATTCTACAACTTCTTCAACTACAACTTCGGCTCAATCTACTTCCAAGCTTACAATGATGGAATTAAATACAATTATGCCAAAGGCCGGACCTGGTGGAAAACCTAATGGCGGTATGGTGTATTTTACAAAAGTCGTCAATGGTACATTTAGAAATCCAGCTTCACCAGATGTACTACTAAAAGATAATGAAATAATTAAGATAGGAGACATGTCTCCAGTTATGCTTGTGCTTAGTAAATTTTTTAGTTCACAAAGTCCACTAAATTCATTAGTTAAAGGCCAAGTTGATTCGTATACCCCTGACATTAAGTCTGCATTTACTGAGATCTTAAATAAATCCGGAGATCCTGATTATAAAGTTGGTCCATCATACGATTTAGATAAACTAACAAAAACTCAATTGGTTTCAATTATGTCAGTTTGGTTAATTTATGCAGTAAATAACGGGCTAATTCCAAGATCAGAGGTTGAAACTGATACATATCCAACACTAAAAACTTTTATTGATTCGGTAACAGCCGCTGCTTCTGCCGCACCGGCAGGCGGACAGCCTGCTTCGGGTCAACCTGCTGCTGGACAAGGTTCGGCTATGGATCAAGCTACACTGGCTGCAAAGAAGAAAAAGCAAACAGCACGCTTAGCTGGACCAACTAGCATCGAAAATGAACAGGAACTTATTGAAATTTTAAAAGGTACTGGTTATACTGATGCAGATATATTTGTAAATAATAAATTACACCCAACCTTTTCATCAGGCTTAGTTACTGCGGCTGGAGATTCTTTTAAGAACGCCTCTGCATGGAAGGCAACTGATAGCACCGGAAATATTATTCTTGAATTTGATACATCTAACATTGGTGCATTTAATGCAGATGGAACAGCTAAGATTTTTACGCCAAACTTTACTGGAATACATTCGGCCCTTGGAATTTTACGTTTAATTTTACTAGATAAACAAACTAAATCTCCTATTTCTGGCCAACCGACTTTAAATAGAGTCCCAACTGCCGCTGATTTACTAGCCATGTCTAAGAGAAAGACCGGATCGATAACTGGACCAATCCAAGCTGACATAGATTTAGTTAAAAAGGGCTTTGGATGGGATAATGATTTAGCACAAGCTATTACATTTTACCGAACTGAATATTATAAAAAGGCATAAATAATAAAATTTTATTAAAATGAAGAAAATTAAATCGATATCTATTTTATTAGAGCAAGGTCCACCTGATCTTAGCGCTCTTCAAAGTGGAACTATTACTACTCCAACTACACAACCAGCTGACGGTAAAGGGAGGAGAACTAGAAAGGATGATACTAACACAGATACTGATACTGATCCCGCTCCTACTGACACTCGCTCTGAACTTAAAGATAAGGAGCCGTGGGTATCTCTATTGAAATTACCAGGCAGTATTCTACATGATCAAGATGGAGTTAAAGTTGGAACAGATAAAACTATTAAAGAACCTTGGCCTTGGGCTGTAGCATGGACTTCGACTGGTGGAGAAGTATATTCTCCTACAAGTAAAACTCCAGTTAAAACTGATAAAGAATATATTTTTAAAACAGAAGGCGGACAGGAAGTAATAGTTCACTGGAAAAAGTCTGCAACGGATATTCCGTATTTGTATAGTGGAACTTATACAATTGGTAGCGGCAAGCTTACAATAACTGGACTGGGCGGACAGTCTGAGATTATAGATTTAGCAACCGGTAAAATTGAAAAGACTAATGTAAGCGTTGTTCCAAGTAGTGAGCTTGAATTAAATGCAGTAGTATCTTCCTTTTCAAGAAGAAGTATCAACCTATCTTGGTATTTTTATATGAGAATGTTTAATTTAAAAACAGAGAGCCCGGCTCTATACTCTTTAATTAAAACCAAATTAGAAAGTAAAGGTTACGAAGTGTTTACTAAGCCGGCTGGCTTTATTAATAAAAAAGATATGACAATTGATGCTAGCTCACTTCGTAAATACACAGCTGGGTATTGGCCAGTTACAAATAAAATATATTCACAGTTTGCGCCCGGAATAGATTCTGTGCCATTTGCCTCAATCGCAGACTTAGGTAATTCTGTAGTAGGTAAGAAAGGAGATCCTGCAAAGGATGCAACATTTACCTCTGGTTATGACTACATCTCATATAAAGTAGAAAAGGCCATGTCCAGTACAAATTTTGATACATCTGAAGCCCAAGCATTTTATGCAATATTAATAGGACTAAGACAATCTGCTCTAAATACTCTTAACGGTTATGCTAAAACTGCTGGTATTAATATTCCAAATAGTTTAAGTCTAAGCGATTACATATTAGGAGAAGTTAGTTCAGAGTGGAAGTCGACTTATGAAAAATATATTTCTCCACTCCAATCGACAAATGGAAAGTCTTTTCCGATTAGTGCGCTTGAAGCAGATGGTGGAAAGGGTTCTGGCGATGAGGCTTGGTTTAAGGCTGTATCAGATTTGAATGCATTAGGTGGAGATGTTTTAGAAAAGGCTCTAAGTAGCATACCAGCTGCACCAGCAAAAGTTACTCAATCTAACCCCAATGACCCAGCCGTTGGTGGAATTATGTCGGACTCTAGACTAAAGGACGATATTAATTTAATAGGTACGTCAGAAAGCGGTCTAAACATTTATTCATTTAAATATAAAGATAAAGAGGGATATTATCAAGGGGTAATGGCCCAAGAATTAATTGGAACAAAATTTGAATCTGCGGTAATCCTAGAAGATGATTTTTATTCAGTTAATTATGATTTAATTGATGTTGACTTTAAACAAATTTAAGTTAATGCTAATTATTGATATAAAAAATTCAGACTCATTAGAGCGAGCTCTAAAAATACTTAAGCGAAAGGTTATTGACACTAAGCAATTACAAAACTTACGTGACCGTAAAGAATTCGAAAAGCCTAGTGTAAAGCGTCGTTCTGAAATTAATAAAGCAAAGTACATTCAAAAAAAGCGAGATGTAAATAATAAATGATTTTTACCTTCACAGACTATTTAGCAGAAAGCGAAAAGCAGCTTGAAATTAGAGCAGCCGGCCTCGCTATTATCTGGGAAGGAAAGCTTTTATTAATTCATCCATCAAATGCAAGTTGGAAAAATCAACCTTTTGGAATTCCTAAAGGAGGAATTGAACTAGGTGAAGATCTTTTAACTTGCGCAATTCGTGAAACTAGAGAAGAGACCGGGGTTACGGTAGATCCAGAACTAATTGATAAAAATGAGAAATATTTTGTATTTTACCGTCGCGGTATTCCTCACAGTCGCTGCGCTTATTTTGAGGTACACATTGAGAGTCTTGAACAAATTGGCCTCGATTCGCCTAAATTACCTAAAGAACAACTACAAGCCGAGGAGGTAGATTGGGCTGGATTTATTCCATTCCAAGAAGCAGTTGAAAAATTATCAAGATCTCAACAGATAATTGCTCAACGTTTAATTGAAACTATCGAATAGAGTTTGGTATAATATCTTAACAAAAACAAAGATATTTATGTCAAACGAAACTGTAACTCAAGAAGAGCAAATTTTAGAACAAGTTGATCAGATTATGGATCAATCTACCGAGGTAACTGAACCTCAACAAGAATTATCAGAAATCGAAAGTCTTAAAGCACAACGTCGTGGTCATTTTGATGTTCCATCTATGACGCAAGATGATCTTAAGTGGTTGAGAAATTTCTTAAAAAATAGTGTTGAATTTACTGGACCAAACGAAGCTTTCGTTATTCTACAAAATCATAACATGCTATTGGGAGAAATTGAAAACCATAAAGGAGAAGGTAAAAATTCTGAGGTTAGCCCAGTTAGATTACCTGCCGCTTGTATCGAATCGTGTCTTTACTTTTTAAATAGAGCAAAATTCACAGGTTTGCATAATGCACAAGCATTATTTAAAGTTTCTTTCCAATTAAACAGTGCCTATTCAAAAGTTCATGAGTTGGATAAAGCAATTAAAGCTCTTGAAACTCCAGTCGAGGCTCCTAAAACAGAGGAAACTCCCGCCTAATTTATTGGCGTCTTTTATATGCCGAAAGGAGACCAAATTGGTCTCCTTTTTTGTATAATAAGTATATGACAAATCTCAAGCAAATTCAGGAATTTATTGAATCGATGAATGTAACATCATCGACTAATGATAAAAAAGCAGTACTTAGTCAATTTGATAGTCCATTTCTTAGAAAGATCCTGGAATATACGTATTCTCCATTTAAGCAATACTATGTTACTCCAGCAAACTTAAAGAAACATCAGGACCTTATCTTCGATAATTACGATGACTTGTTCCAATTATTAGACGACCTGAATGAACGTCGTGTCACTGGCAACTCTGCAATTGCTTGTGTTAATGGATTTATAGCTAAGAATTTGGAGTTCTCAGAAGTGATCTATAGTATCTTAGATCGCAACCTAAAAACTCGTGCTACAACTACTCTAATTAATTCAGTTCTTCCAGGAACTATTCCAACATTTGACGTTGCGCTAGCTCTACCATATGACGATAAAACCAAAAAGAAAGTAAGGCTTGAAGATCATTGGTATATGAGTCGTAAACTAGATGGAGTCCGCTGCATTACGATAATTGATGAGACAGGCGAAATTAAATTCTTTTCTAGAGGCGGCAATGAGTTTTTAACTCTAGATACGCTGAAGGCTGACATTAAAAAACTAAACCTAATTGATACTGTTCTTGATGGTGAGGTTTGTATGATGAATGCTGAGGGTCAAGAAGATTTTCAAGGAATTATTAAAGAAATTGGTCGCAAAAACCATACAATTAAAAATCCTAAGTATTTGGTATTTGACTGCTTAACCTTGGAGGAATTTAATACTCAAACTTCTTCAACTGATAGAACCTTTAAGGATCGAATTACAATTGCTGCTTTAATATTTAGTGGAATTGACTTAAAAAATACTACAATCTTAAAACAAACTTTGATTGAATCAGAAGAGCAGCTACAAACTGAAATTACTAATTCGACTGCTCAAGGTTGGGAGGGTCTAATGCTAAGAAAAGACACACAATATATTGGAAAACGTAGCGATGAAATCCTTAAAGTCAAGAAATTTTGGGATGCAGAATATATTGTAGAAGGTGTTGAAAACTCAACTCACAGAGTTATCGAAGATGGCCGAGAGATTGAAGAAGAAATGCTTGGAAATATTTTTATTACACATAAAGGAAATCAAGTTAGAGTTGGTTCAGGTTTTTCAATTGAACAGCGCCGTCAATTTTATAAAAACCCAGATCAAATTTTAGGTAAAACAATCACTGTTCAATATTTTGAAGAAACAACTGACCAGCACGGTCAGCACTCTTTAAGATTTCCAGTTATTAAAGCAATTTACGAAAAAACAAGAACAATATAATGCCAAGAATTATTTTAGTAGGACCTGGTGCATCAGGTAAAGATTTCATGAGAAAACGCCTCGAAGAAAGAGGCATGACTTACGCCGTAAGTTATACAACACGTCCACCAAGACCAGGCGAAAAGGACGGCAAGGATTATTTCTTTCTTAGTCAAGACCAGTGTCAATCAATGAAAGATGAAGATGAATTTTATGAAGTAATTGATTTTAATGGTTGGTCATACGGCACTACTCTTAAACAGTTTTATAGAGATGATGTTTTTATTATGACCCCAAGCGGACTGTCTCATCTTTCTGAAGAAGATCGTGCAAAATCATTTGTAATATTCTTTGATATTGAAGAAGAAATTAGAAAAACTCGACTTGAAGAAAGAGTTATGCCAGGCCACACAGTTGATGCAAGACTTCAAGCAGATAGAGAGTTATTTGCTGGATTTTCAGATTACGATTTAAAAATAACAAACCCAAACTTTTAATATGTCAACCTTTAACGGAACCCTAATTAATGTAGATGATACTCAATTTGTATCAGCCAAATTCAAAAAAAGAGAATTTGTAGTCGGGACTAATGATAAGTACCCACAGTATGTAACATTTGTTGCAATCCAAGAAAAATGCGAAATGCTAGATTTTGCAAAACCTGGAGATCAAATTCAAGTTGGCTATAAATTAGCCGGTCGTAAATGGGAAAGTCCTAGCGGCCAAATCAAATATTTCAATACAATTGAAGCAACTCAAATTCATATTGCAAAATCTAATAATATTTTAGACGAGCAAGATATGACTGATGATGAAATTATGAATGACTTATTTGGAGATGCTCCGAGTACGCCTAAAAAGTCTACTCCTATTCAGGATGATGATTTGCCATGGGATATCTTAGATTAGTATAATATAATAAAACGTAAGAAATGAAGTACATATCAATTGATTTGGAAACTACTGGGTTAGACCCACAAAACTGTCAAATACTACAAATTGGTGCAGTAATTGAAGACACAAATGAAGTTAAGCCAATTTCAGAATTACCTAAATTTAATTGTGTAATTGAGCATCCACACTATTCAGGGTCAGCCTTTGCAATTAACATGAACATGAATCTTATTGAGATTATTGCTGGCATGGAAAAAATTCCAAGAGAAGAACGAGGTGAATATCGTAAAAAACACAATATCTTAACTCCACAAATGGTAGCTACTGCATTTGCAAGTTGGGCCGCTTTTCATGGTTGTGAAGTTGATGGAGACAGGGTTATTATTAATGCGGCCGGAAAAAACTTTGCATCGTTTGATAAAGTTTGGCTAGAGACCCTAATTCCAACTTGGAACACTAAAGTTAAAATTAGAAACCGAATTATTGATCCAGCTGTACTTGTTACCGATTGGAAAACTGATCAGTCTTTGCCAGGTTTAGGAAAGTGTAAAGAGAGAATTGGATTAGAAAATCATGTTACTCATGATGGATTAGACGATGCAATCGATGTAATTGAAGTAATTCGTAAAGCTACAAATAATTATCAGAATGCGAGTTATTGATTATAAAGCTGCTCTAGAAAGCATGTACATTGATATGATGGAAGAAATGTATAAACACCTTGCATCCAACGATTTTACATGGCCAGATGATATTCCATTTGATGAAAAGGAAAAAGAAGACCTCTTAAAAGAAATGATAGTTTATTTTGAAGGGCAAGAAGAATTTGAAAAGTGTGAAGAGCTCACAAAAATGAAAATTATTTAGTATATTAGATCTATGATAAATGAAACAACTCGTCTTGGATATTGCTGTATTAACCTATCACTAGATAGAAAGGTTACTGCAAATCGTGGTATGATTAAGAAAACCTTTCAACAAAAGGGTATTCAATACTGTGGCGAGTTGGCCCATCAAAATATCAAGGATATTCTTACGATCTTAAAATGGAATGTTGCAAATGACATTTATGTTTATCGTATGTCTAGCGATGTTTTTCCATGGATGTCAGAATATGAAATTACTCAATTGCCAAATTTTCAGGAAATTCTACCCGACATGCAGGCAATTGGAGAATTTGTACTTGCAAATAATATTAGATTATCAATGCACCCTGGTCAGTTTGATGTTTTACCTTCGCCAACTCCAAGCGTTGTTACAAAAACTATCAAAGATTTAAATCAGCATTCTGAAATTATGGATCTAATGGGATTACCAAATGACCATAGATTTCCAGTTAATATTCACGTAGGCGGAACTTACGGTGATAAAGAAGCGGCTGCTGATAGATTTTGTCAAAATTTTAAACTACTTAGCAAATCTGCCCAAAACCGACTGGTTGTAGAAAATGATGATAAGGCTACACAATATTCAGTTCAAGATCTCTATGATTTAATTACTGCAAGGATTGGAACACCTATCACATTTGATTTTCACCACCACCGATTTAATACCAGTGGATTAACTGAAGAGGATGCTCTAACTCTTGCAGCTTCAACTTGGCCTTGCACTCCGCTAACACACTATTCAAGTTCAAAGAAAACATTTGAAGATTCTTCAGTTATTGCTAGATCTCATGCAGATTATATCTATGAACAAATTAATCCTTATGGATTAGTGTTAGACATTGAAGTTGAAGCAAAAGCCAAAGATCTTGCTGTTCTAAAATACAGAGAACAGTATAATACTCTATTAGAAAATTATATTCCGTTTGAACATGAGCGACTGCAAGAATTGTAAATCAAAGGAAATTAGGACTCAGCTTAAAGGGATATTTGATGAGTTATTTGTCGGTGATGATATTCGAACTAATCGCTTGAATATTTGTTATGATTGCGAAAAATTCCTAGCCGACTCCGGTCAATGTGGAGAATGTGGCTGTTTTATTTTTGCAAAGACCGCAACTAAGGATGAATCGTGCCCTTTACCCGAACCCAAGTGGTAGTTAATAAATAATTAAGATTTAACGATCCTCAGTTTACTCAACTAATCAATTTTTTCAGCTGAGAAAATTCCTAACACCATGGATAGTGATAGTATTTGCCAAATTAAAACAAAAGAAGAGAAAGATCATGGGGACTTGGATCCTGATCCTGGCGACTTTCTTCAACCCTCTTGGTTTCGATGCCCTATTTGCTCTAATTATGAAATGGACCGGTTCTTATTGGATTACGGACGCTATTTTCTATTGCCTATCGGCATTCTTTTTTGGACTTTATTTTTTATTTTTTAGAGAAAAACATAAGACTTCTTAGTATATTATCAGTATAAAACTAATAATATGAACGTCGAACTACAATCTGTAACATCATCAACTATTGATGCATTTGGTTATGACCCTACCCTAAATGAACTATATGTTCAATTTAAAAGCGGCTCAATTTATACATACCAAGGAGTTTCCGAATCAGTGTACGCTGGATTATGCGAAGCCGAATCCTTTGGTAAATTCCTAAATGCCAATATCAAAGGCACATACGATTACCTTAAATCATAAACATGGGATTTAACAAATATTTTATTCCAGATCCAGCCGATTTTATTGAAAGACTTGAGAAGTTTACTGGTCCAAGAGAATTTGTAGCGATTAAGAAAATTGATGCAGTAATGGGCGATAGCTTATCTGTTGATATGTTAGATAAAATGTATGAAATGGTTAGAGCAGGTCATACAAACGAAGAAGTTTTAATAGAACTTAAATCAATGTTAAAGTAGAATAACCTATAAATTAAAAGCTATGTATTATTTAGTAAGAATCAAATTTGAGACCGAAACCGAAAGTGGTAAACGTAAATTCATTAAAGAATTGTATGTCGTAAGTGCTAACTCTGTATCTGATGCAGAAGCTAAAATCCGAGCTAGATTTGGAGATGGAATTTCAGCAATGACTGTTGAGTCTGTTCAAGAATCCAAAATCCTTGGAATTATCGAATAATCTTGCATGCCATGTAAAAAAGAAAGGGACAACTGAAAAGCTGTCCCTTTTTTAATTTAATAAGGTTTGTCTTATTTCATGATATAAAGATAGCCTAAACTACCAACCAAAATTCCACTAATAATTTTAGTAAAGGTTAATTTAGTTTTAAGCTTCTTATTTTGCTTTTGAAGATCTTTAACCCATAAACCCTGAGTTTCAAATTTCAATTGCTCATTTTTAATACGATCTTCGTACATAACACCCTTTTGAACATGACCTGAAATAATACTATCTTTTAGCACAATCTTTTGATTAAGTAAAACTAGTTGTTCATTTGCAAGTTTAAGTTCAGCCTTTGCGCTATCACCACCAATTAAGTCCTTAACAATCTGCTTTGCAACAGGTGCTGGAATTTTAACCGTGTCCTGTGGTGCAGTTTGAGCAAACGCAAAAACTGGAAATAGTGCAATTATAAAAAGTAATTTCTTCATATTAATAATTGTATCTAGCTTTAAAGAAGGAATCAATTTGAGTTGGTGTATAACTAGAAGCTGCTGCGCTTTGTTCATGATAATATTCACGAATAATTGTAGTCTTTTCTTTAATGTGATCAACTTGGAAATCAATAGCCTTTACTTCAGTTTCATAAACTTGAATTGAACTATCAATCTTTAGTTGTTTTGCTTCTAATTCTTTATTTGCAACAGTTAATGAATCAATTATTGCTTTATACTCTACTGGCATTTGTGGCTTTGGAGTAAAAACATAAATTAACCCATAAAGAACAATAAGACCGCCAATTACATATAAAATATAGCGCCATTTGCTCTTATTTGCTTTTGCAAATTCAACAATTTTAATACCCTCTTCTTTAAGCTTTGCTTTTTGTTGAGATTTCATAGGAAAAATTTAATTATGCTTCTGGCGCTTCTTCTGCAGCTGGCTCATCTTCAGCTGGTGCGTCTTCTTCTGCTGGAGCTTCTTCTTCTTTTTCTTCTTCGCCTAATTGGAACATATCCTTGATTTTTGTAAGGATTTCTTCTTTTTTAGCTTCTTTATCTTCACCATCTTCCATTTCTTTCCACTCTTTAAATTCTGAAGAATAGAATGAATCAAAGTCATCAGATGAAAGTTCATTGAACATTACATCAAGGTGTTCCTTTTTGAAAGCTTCTAAATCAGCAGCTTCGTCAGCAACTGGAGCATCTTCTTCTGGTGCATCTTCAACTGGAGCGTCTGCTGCGGTTGCATCTTCTTCTTCAGTTAAACCAAATTTGTTTAAAAACTCTTCAGAGTTTACGTTTTCGTCAACCTTAGTAACGAAATCTTTGAAATTGTAAATCATTTTAAATAGATCTATTTTGTAGTTATTTATTTGCGCGAATTGGGTATAATATCAAAAAATAGGATATGCCAGAAGGACCAGAGTGCAGACGCGTATATGAAGGTTTGCGAAATTATTGTATTAATAGAAAACTAACTAGTGTAGAAATACTTGGTGGACGCTTCTTAAAGACTCCCCCAGTTGGCCTGGGAGCCCTGGAGCTGCCCCTGGAGGTAGTTGGAGGCGGAGTTAAAGGCAAATTCATCTGGTTAGAATTGGAAGGCGCCATGTCTATCTGGATTACATTGGGAATGAGCGGGTTTTGGTCAATCTATCAAAAACCACATGCACACATTAAACTTTCATTTGATGATGGTCTTGAACTGTTTTTTATTGATCAGCGCCGATTCGGTACCCTTAAGTTTGCAAGTAAGGTTGAATTGGACGCAAAATTAAAAACCCTAGGAGTTGATGCGCTAAACGACACAACTGCATCTGTTTATAATACGATTAGATCATTCGAGAGGGTTCCAAATAAAACTGTTGTAGAAGCGCTAATGGACCAGAGGCTTTTTGCAGGAATTGGAAACTATATTAAATGTGAAATGTTATATCGTTCTAAGATTTCCCCGCATAGATTGGTTAAGGATCTTACCGATAATGAGATTCAATTACTATGGGACTATTCTAAATTAATTAGTAGGGCGTCATATGCACAGGGCGGAGCAAGTATTAGAAATTATCAACAAGTTACTGGTGAAACTGGCGACTTTGTTTTTGAATTTGAAGTCTATGGAAAGAGTGCAGATCCTCATGGAAATATAGTAATTAGAGAAAAAACAGCAGACGGCAGAACTACACATTGGGTTCCAAGTCTACAACAATAAATATAATATGCAACACATTAAGCTATACACACAATTTAACGAGAGTGTTCAACCAATGAGAATCTTTTGCGACATGGATGGAGTACTTTCAGATTGGGATTCCCAGTTTGAAAAGGAAGCTGGCATGACTATCGAAGAATTTCAAAGGGAATATTCAAAAAATGCAAGTTGGAAACTTGTTGGAAAAGCCGGCGAGGCATTTTGGGCAGGCATGGAATGGATGACTGATGGTATTGACCTTTGGTCTTTTATTAGAAAGTTTAACCCAACTATCTTATCTTCACCGTCGCTTGATCCAAAGTCAATTACCGGTAAAGCTAAATGGCTTAAGAAAAATTTAAATTGGGATTTTCCATATATTACAAAAAAGGAAGACTGGACAGGTAAAGAAAAGACTATTTTCTATGGTAACAAATTTGAATTTGCAACAGGGCCTCAGGATATTTTAATTGATGATACGCCAAAGAAACTTGATGCTTGGATTGCAGCCGGTGGAACTGGCATTTTACATACTAGTGCCAAGGAAACTATTGCAGAGCTAAAGAAGCTAGGTTTCGATAAATAACTAAAATTACTTAATTACAGTGAGAATTATTGAATCTTTTCAAGGATTTTTAAAAATACAGGAAATGGGAGGTTGGGCAACCACAAAAACTCAGGGGACTAAAATTACGCCAGCTGTGCTGGAAGAATCTGTCTCAGTTTTAGAAATGATTTTTTCTAAATTTAATAAGTACGCAAAGTCACTAGAAATGGCTCCACTAAAAGTGCTCGGTCCAGGTGGATCTGGTGTTTATTTTAAACAAGACATGACAGAAAACCCAGATAAAGCATATGGTGATGTTGATATTTTAGTTGAATATCCTTTAACTGAACCTCAATCAAGGAGAGTTGAAATTGATACAATGAAAGAGTACAATCAACTTATGTTAAAGTGGATTCAAGAAAATCCCCAACCCGAAATTGATGCAGAAGAAAGCGATGCAATTTCTGACGGTAGTCTTAAACTTGTAATTAATTTAAAAGACGGCCCAGTTCAGGTAGATATTATTCCAACTTTTACCTATTCTGCAGAATGGGCAAAATCTAGATATACTCCAATTAGAGGTGTAAAAGGATTTGTTGTAGGGTTCCTATATCAATCATTTGGTAATGCGCTTGATGTTTCAGTTACAGATCGTGGAGTTGTTGCTAAAATTAAGAATGGCGAATTAGTTGGACCTAATATGCGCAAAGACGTTGAAGAAAAAATTATTACTAGAGATTTTTCTAAATTTATTCTTCACCTTGCAGAATTTGTTGATGAGTTTGCAGGTACTAAACGCGAACTTGTAATTGATGATTATCTAAATGAACACCCTGGAATTGATGTAACTCAACTTTCACTTGAACAAATCTGTAATGGAATTTTAGGATTTGCCAGAACTCTTGAAAAAACTGGTACATACGATTTACCAAATTTTAAGTATAATAGTTCAAAGGAATTTTTAGAAGAGGTTGTTAAGATCTATGCACAAAAACTACATAAACACAGAACCTCATCTAAATACGATAAAGCCTTAACTGATTTAGCTAACCAACAGAAAGATAAAGTAATGCACGACGCTGAAACTGCATTCGAGTATGTTAGTAATAAACTATTAGATGGAACAAATATTTAGTACAGAAAACACATTTGACAGAGCCACAACTTGGTTCATTAGCGATTTACACATAGGACATGGAAATGTCTTACGATTCGAACAAGGCTTACACAACTTTTCTGATATAAAAGAACACGATCATGCAATTGCCAAAAACTGGCATGAAACGGTAGGACCGGATGATCATGTTTTTTTCTTAGGTGATCTTGCAATGGAGAGAACTAAATTCAAACACATTCGTGAAAACCTAGGAAAGTTTGGAAAACTTCCTGGAAAAGTTCACTGGATTATTGGAAACCATGATCTTCACATAGATCAAGCATGGCTCTATAATTTAAGCGCAATAATGGATATTGTAGAATTTACAAACTACAAAGAAATCATGGTTAAAGATGACAGCGAATGGGGTCTTAAAAGATTTGTCCTATTTCACTATCCTCTTTACGAATGGAATGGTAAATATCGTGGAGCCTATCACTTATATGGACACTCACACGCTCACGTTCACCCATTAGCGGGAACTATGTCAGCTTGTGCGTGTATAACAGGTTATAAACCCGTCAACGCCGATTGGATGATTGACAAGATAGAAGAATTAAAATGCAAACTAGAGACACAATCAAGCGAGTAACGCTTAATAACAAACGATATTACCAAGTAAATTCTGAAGAACACGGTCAATTAGGCCCATTTCCAAGTGTAACTACAGTTTTAGGATCCACCGCAGATACTACAGGTATTGATAAATGGAAAGAACGAGTTGGTGAAGCTGAGGCTAATCGTATTAGTCAAAATGCTCTAGACCGAGGTAATATTATGCACAGACTTTGTGAGATTTATCTTAATCTTCCTGGATCAATGACTACTCAAAATAGATTGGAAGAAACCCTAGCTCTTACCCGATTAGACGAAGAAATTGATAAACAAGACAATCGTGCTAAAATTGTAGGCGGAATGATGTTCTACAATTATATTCGATCTGGTTCGTTTGACAGAATTAAAAGAACTGTAATGCAAGAAGAATTTTTGTGGACTCACAGAAATGGCGGTTATGCTGGAACAGTCGATAATGTTTCAGAATTAGTTGATGGTACCTATGCTGTAATTGATTTTAAAACTGCACGTAAACCTAAAAAGGAAGAGTGGATTGAAGATTATAAACACCAAGTTGCAGCGTATGCAGTTGCCGTTTGGGATCGACATAAAATTAAGATTTCTCAAGCACAGATTTGGATCTCTAACGAGCAAACAATGGATCCTCAATATTTCGAAATGAATACTGAGGATCTTAAATTGTATTATAATAAATTCTTAGAGAGACTTGAGAAATTCTACGAAATGTTTCCTATTAATTAATAAGCAACAATTTTTCTTAGAGCTGCAACCTTAATTGCAATTTTTCTTGCTCTACCGGTAGTGTTATCAAACACTCTTAGGTAAATGTATTCTTCGTTTCTTGATTGATTGAATACAAAATAATCAACTGGCGCAACTAAACCATAATAAGTATTATGTGATGCAATATAAAGCATTTCATTTGGAGTAGTTGCTCGTTTGCTATCAAATCTTTCTAAACGGAATCTAGTAAGTCCCAATCCATCAATTGGTTCATCGATCTTAAATCCATTTATTGAATTCCAATAAGCATTTCTTGCTGGTAAAAATACTGGAGTTGATTTTCTTCTGTTAAATCTATCTAGTTGATCTGGTGAAAGTGCAATATCTGTAATTTGGCCTCTCTTAAATATTTTAGCAATATAAGTTCCGCCAGGGTTACGGCCGTCTATCGCCTCTTTATACTGGGCATCTTGGAAATTATCTACACTTGGTCCAAATCTTTCTTCATTTTGTGCGCGTTGAGCTTGTCTTTCTGCTTCAGCTCTTTCACGCTCTTCTCTTTCTGTACGTTCTCTTTCTTCGCGTTCTGCTCTCATTCTAGCTGCAAGTTCTGGATCAACCATACTTAAGATAAGATCTTTAACTTGTTGCCATTCTGACGTTGAATATCTACTACGAACAACTGTTGAATCTTCTTCTAAACCTGGAATTTGTGCAGGATCTACTTTAACAAAATATTCTTTAATTGATTGAGGATTATTAGAACAGCTTCTAGTATCAAATCCACCAAGTTCGCTCATATCAGAATTTAGTTGATCTCTCCACATTAGGAAATGTACAAGGTTTATAGCGTAAACACTTCCGCCTCTTTCACCAACAATAATTCTCATTGGAATACTGGTGTCTCTATTTGCAGCATAGTTTCTAACATAAACAAGGTCTCCGACTTCAGGCTGATCTTCCCATTGAATTCCTCGATCAATCCCATATTGACGTGCCCTTTCGGCCTGTTCCCTTTGTTCTCTTTCTCGACGTTCTCTTTCAAGACGTTCACGCTCGGCTGGGTCAAACCTTGACATCAGCTCAGCTGGCAAAATTGCTTTAAGTTCATCATCAATTCCAAAATTTCTGGTATTAACTGAACTATAACTAATATTATTATCTAGGAAACTTGTTGCAAATCTAATTTTTTGATCATTAGATATTGTTTTAACCATTGCAAACACACAGTCTGGTCCAAGAATTGCATGTACATCATCATCGCTAAGCGATCCATCTGCATTTAATTTTGGAGAAATTAAAGATGCCCAAGCATTATCTTTTTCTAGTGTCCCAGCAGTATTTGATTTTAACCATTTCTTTTGTTCAAGAAGACCTCTATACAACTTATAACCAAGTCTAGCTCCTCTAAGCGAACTTGGAATTCCTCCGCCTGGAAAGTGTGAACGACCGCTTGAGTCTACTTCCATATGAATACAGTCACTTTGGTTATTTGCATCAGCCCATTTACCAAAATTGTTATTCATATAATTATTAATAAATGAATCGCCAGTTCCACCAATTTTACCTTTTGCTTCAGCATAAATTGCCAAAATTGGAGCAGGTAAGATTGGATAATAGTTACTTCCTCTAGTTGACCAAGTAATTTCTCTCCAATTTAAATTAACTAAAGCTTCTTGAAACTGTTTAGCAAGTGGAGCAATTTCTCTAGCGATAGCTTGACGATCCTTTGCCTTTTTGAGATAGGTGTCTGGAAAATCTTCTGGCTTTAGGGCCATTTCCTCAATCTGATTTGACTCTAATACTAGGTCTAGGAATGATTTGTGCATAAGTTATTAAATATTTCTATAGATATTTATTTGGGTTCAAACCCTTTTTCTAGAGTATAAAAAACAAACTTTAATTGTAGGTGTTACACAAAAGTATTTTAATAAAGCAGGACGGGTTCTATCTAGTTGACTGGGATTTGACCACAAACCAGCCAACCAATCAAACCCAAATTACAGGAAGACTTTCGAGCTTTTTTGGATATTTTGCTGAGTTTGACGAAAATATTACAATCAAAACCTTTTTGGAGGTTCTTGGAGACTTTACTGATGAAATTAACCAGGTATTTGATGGATATTTAAATGGAGTAGATTTTGATCTATTTTTACAAGAAACTCAAATTTTATCGGTTAAATCGCCAGCGATTGACTATGTTGAACTTGCATGGAAGGTTAGAATGATTGCTGCCTCCGATATGACAATTTTAGATATTGTTCCAAATATCCTTGGAATAAGCGCAATTCAGGGTAGTGATTCAGATGTAGTTACAGAGTTAGATTTTATTAGATTAAGAGATATTTGTCAATTTACCATATGCGAACAAACTGCTCTTGATATACCAGATGATAGAACTTATCAAATTGCAGTTGAGGCTGAGCGCAGATGGACACTATTTGACATTATTTCTGGATTTCTTTCTGAGATATCTAGATATGGATCGCCAGAAGATAAACAGCAAATGATTGATGAACTAAATAAAGAATCTAAATTATCGTTTTCTGAATTAATGGAATATGTTGAAGAAATGGAACTCTTAAAGAAAGAGATCGAACTCGATAATACAGATGACCTCCTGGACGATGATGACGATGAGGACTAGTTACCTAATTAGGGTTCCAAATGAGTCCCTGGCAGTCACCAGGGTAGCCCTAGAGCAGCTAGAGGGTATAATTGAATATGAATACCCAGGTGCCACTTTTACAGATTTTTTGGTATTATTAACTATAGAAAGCTTAGACCAGTTGGTCTCGGCCATTTCTAGTATTACAGTATTACAAGGATTATGAGAAAAAACACAATTAAAGTACACTATTCACCTAAACAGGTCTTGGCAAAGGACTCTGGAGGCAATTTTAGTAAGTCTCCGCTAAAGCCAAAGAGGTTACTTGAAAATTTTGAAGCAGAGGGACTAATTAAACATTTTGAAATAGTTGAAGATTTTACCCCATATACAAATAAGGATTTTAAAATTGCCCACAACAAACAATATGTTAATTCATTTTTTAGTGGTCAAAGGGGCTGCGAATCAAATGGTCTAGATTGGTCTACTCAATTCGCAGACTCTGTTCGCTACACTAATGCATCACTGCACGCTGCAATAAAAGGATCTATATTAGAACCAGAACAAATTCACTTTAGTCCAACTAGCGGATTTCACCATGCTCGACCAACTGGAGGAAGTGGCTTTTGTACATTTAGCGGACAAGTTATTGCATCAATTAAAATCCTAGAAGAATTTGGTATAAGTGGTGCATATTTAGATTTAGATGGTCATTTTGGAAATTCAATTGAAGATTCTAGAGATTTTGTCAAGGATTTAAATAGGGCCATTCCAAAAGAATTTAATATTAATCCAACTGGAAGAGGTCAAATTTATATTAATGATCTAAAATGGAATTTGCAAAATCTAGAAGAAGCTATTATAGATGGTCAGATTGGATATGTTGTATGGTGTCATGGAGCAGATTCACATGAATGGGATGATTTAGGATTTCAGTGTTCAACCGAACAATGGTTAGAGTGCTCTACAATTTTTTGGAATTGGGTAAAATCGATGGATGAAAAATTAGGGCGGCCTCTTCCTGTAAGTTGTGCTCTCTTTGGAGGATATCGAAAAGACGATTATCAAAGTGTATTAAATCTGCACACTGCGGACTTTGTTGAGTGTATGAATAATTTGTTGGACCTTGAGGTTAAATATACTATAAAGGTACAGCCCAAACATTCATATGGCAAAGCAGCTCTCGTCTGATGAGGAAATGGAAAAAATCTATAAAGACCTTGATAAGTATGGATATAATTCCAAATACTGGTCTAAGATAGATGAAGTAATTCACTGGCTAGAATCCAGAGAGGAATATGAAAAGTGTGCTGATCTTTATGATTATAAAAAGTTCTACATAGACCCTCTCAAATGACACAATATAAAATTGGCTTAGTCCTAACCTCGATTCTACATGGAATCCTTCTTTTTGGAATGGCCGCAACTCTACCTCACCTACTTCTACACGTTCCGGCGTGGTTTGCATTTCCAATAATTTTTATGTTTATAAATTTTATTTGGGCCGGAGGAGCAAGTCCGCTTACCGATTTAGAAAATTCCTTTAGACGGAAACTTGGAATACCCAGAATCCACTGTTTTATAGGACACTACATTACAAGCATTTTAAAATAAAAAAGAGGAGATTAATCTCCTCTTTTAGTTTATCCAGGTTGGATAAAATTATTTAGTCTCTTCAGCTGGAGCTTCAGTTTTCTTACCGCTTCCTACTACGTTTTTAACTCCAAGTAGTGCTGCTCCAATAGTTGTAAACATTACAGATTGGTTGATAATATCAATTGATTTATCTAAAAACATTTTATCAATGCATCCCAATAAGAAGCAAAGACCTCCAATGAAAATGATATAAACACCAGCAGTTGAAGTAGAAGAAGTTTTTCCAGTGTCATTTGATGTCATTTCACCAAATGAAAATTTCTTAATATCTCCGATTTTAGGTATGGCCATGATTGAAAGATTTTTTATTATTTATCTAGTAAGTAATCTTCTAGTAGTTCAGTAAGTTGTTCAGAATCAGCCAGTTTTGTATATTCAATATTATAATGATTTGAGAATCTTTCTGCTAGAATATTTGCAGCTTTAGTTAAAGAATTTTGAATTAGCAAATTGATTCCAATAAAGTCTGCTTCTTGTTCCTGTCTTTTAGAATAATACGGTTCCCCTTGATGATTTGCAATAGAGTGTCCAATTTCATGTGCTTCAACTGCAAGCATATGATCCTTTGTGAAATAGGCTTCGCTTACTTCCGATCCATCAAAATAAACAGTTTGGGTTGCCAAATTTGCAAATGCAATTCCAAGCTTTTCAAAGTATGGCTGAGCTTTAGCATATAATGAATCATTTGGATAAGTAATAACTAAAGTCCAAGTTGAATCTAGATTTGACTGCATTGTAATAGGTTCTTCAACGCTTTCACTTAGACTTAAATCTCTAACTTCATCTTCAGTATCTTCGTTCCCTTTAAATGGATCTTTAAAATTAACTTGACCTTTAACTTTACTTGCATTTCTGCCCATCATATCTCTCCAAAGTTCGCGAACATCGGGCTGTCCCATTTGGTCAGCCAATACAGCAGAATAGAATCCCTTATCTTCAAGTTGGGCAAGTTCAAACCATTTCTCAACACCAATTCTTTTTCCATGTTTGTCTCTAATTGAAGCCAGGTGTTTAAATCTTAAAAAAAGATCTGTATTATAGGTATCTCCAATGTATTTTCGCTGCGGATTAAGCTCAGAAAGCTTTTTTGTATAAGTCTTTGCTGGAGCCACTGCTTCGCCTAACCAGTCTGTAAATTGTCTAACTTGCATATTTTGCATTTGATTTAATTATCTTGTACTACATTATTATTTATCGTCACTAAGATAGATAAACTAAAATAACGAGTCTATTCCAATGAAACCTAGATTCCATGATGAAGACGAAATGGAGTTCAATCCAGACGACTTCGACGCTACTCCAGCCTCAAAATTTGATTTTGAAGACGAGTTTGAACCAGTAGAAAAAGACGAACCTATATATGGTTCCGGAGATGAAGCTGAACTAAAGGAACTACAAGCAAAACTTAGAGAGCTTCCTAAAGGTCATCCAATGAAAAAAGAATTGGCAGTTAGAATCCTAGATCTACATAAAAAATTAGCAGCAGAAGATACGGGTTATATTAAACGTAGAGAAGCTGCTGAAGTAAAGGCCAAAAAATCTCACCTTAAAAAACAGCAGTGGATGGACTCCGTATTAGACGACGAGCCTTCATATGATGGTTTTGAAAGTAAGAGAGTAATGAGATGCTCAGACTTTATTATCTTAGAAAAGAAAAGAGAAGAAGTTTTAAAAGATGCAGATAAGAAATTTCCAAATCTAAAAAAAGCAGAAATGAAAAAAATGCTTAAAGATCAGGAAAAAGGAGCAAAGGACTTTAAACAAAAATCTAAAAAATATTTTGGTTGGGCAAAGGATCCTGAAGCAGCGGCAGCTGCTTTTATAAGAAAGGCGACCGGCAAAGAACCAAAAGATCTTTAATTAAAATTTAGAGCCGAGCGTAAAACCTCGGCTTTTTTTAGCTATGTTGAGACATATTATAATTATAATTATTCTATTTTTTATTACAAATTTGGTTAATGCTCAAATTGTAGTAGATAAAGGAGGAGATGGTTGGTCTACTCAAGTAGATTCAGCACTGGTCTTAATTAAAAAAACTTCACCTAAACATTGGCAAATGATTGAAGAATCATGTGATCATATTTCAATGTGGAATGGAAAAGTATCAACGACCCAACCTGGAAAGGGCAGTGCAAAGGGAACCATCGTAATATCTAGGGATGATTTTAAGTTGGGATCAATAAACAATATAGCTGCAGTAATAGTTCACGAGAGCAAACACCTATGGATCTCCAGGAACAGTATAGTTTATCTTAGTGGAAATGCAGAAGAGGCTGACTGCTATTTATGGGAATTGGAATTTTTACAAACTATTCCAAATGTTGAACAGTGGCTCATTCAGCACGTCTTTAATCAATTTGTAGGTAATACTAAGCAGAGATAAAAAAGGGCAGAGAGTAGCGAATTCCCTGCCCAAACCCGTGAACTAGTCCCGGTCCTAAGTGAGGTCTTCAAACCTCAACTATCTTAAATTTCGTCTTCAGAAAAATCGTCATCATCGTTTTCATAATCATCGTCATCCTCTTCTTCGTCGTCATCACCATAACCAGAAATCATGTCTAATTCTTCTTGAACTCTATCGTGTAACATATAAGTTTGTTCGTCTAACCAACCATTAAGAGTTTCAATTAAGTCAGTTGCAAAAGCTTCAATATCAGTTAAATCAGCAGTTGCGCCTCCAGTCAAATCTTCAATTGACATAAACTCAAATTCGCTATTTCCTTCTTGAATATCTAATTCTGGGACATCCTTTGAATCAATACTAAAACCCCAAATATGATCGAATCCTTTAATTAATTCAGTAATTGGCGCTAATCCTAATTTCCAAAGTCTAACTACTTCTGGGGATAATTGAGTTGAATCATCTTGAAAAGCAATTTTAAAGGTTGCAGTATAACTTGCATAAACTCTAGGCTCATCGCCTTCATAGTTTAAATCATCAATATTCCAATCTTGGTCAATACGTAGGGTACTAGAGTTTTCATTTACAGAAGCCATCCAGCCAGATTGACCGTCTATTTCATCTGCAATTTGAGTTAGAAGCTCATTAAACATTTCTTTTGCAGGTTCATCGAGATATTCCTCGCTTTCATTTATAAATTGTTTAAATCTTTGAATTTTCATATTAATCTAAATATTTTGCAAGTTTTCCAACTTCAGCGTAATCTCCAGCATCTAGTGCTGCATCAATTAAGGCTTGAATTTCCTTTTTACTTAATTGAGATGGGTCAGTTTCAGTGGCAGCCGGTTCAACTCCAAGGTCTGGAACCTCTTCATCAAATTGACTGCGTTCCCAATCCTTAATTTCTTGTTCAATTTCTGAAACAATCGATTTCATTTTATTAATTGCTCCAGCATCTTCAGTAAAAATTTCTTTCATTAATTGTAAAAATGCTTGAGTTTCCTCTTTTGCAAGAATCATTAATTTTCCAAAAACGTGTTCTCTGATATTTTCAACTGAACTTGAATTGGTAAATCGATTTACAAAATCTCTAAGATCTGCTGCTAAGTAGGGTCCATATCTTAAATCTTCTAATTCATCACTAAGTGTTCCAGTATTTGCAACAACCTTTCCAGCTTCTTCTTCATCATCTGGAATAGAAGCAGTTCCAATTAATTTATAGATTCCTTTAATTGCTTCATGAAGTAGCATTGCAAAATCTGTACCAATTGCAGTAATAGTAGGCTCCATTTCATTTAAAGTATCTTCTATTTCTTGAGTTTCAAGATCACCACTTTCTAGAGATTTAATAAGATCCTCTGCAGTTTTTTCGTCAGCTTCAACTGGTTTAAAATCAACTTTAACTGATCCACTAAATCCGCCTTTATCTCTTTCCCACATTTGCTTTTGAACTTCCATTGGAATTCTCCAATCAAGAGCAGAGGCAATGTCTGTAATTTTCTTAAGAAGATCTACCATTTTTGCAGCGTCAGCTGGTCCAAAAATTTTAATCATACCATCCATGGTTTCAGGTAAAGCTAACATACGCTTTGCATTTTTAGCCTCGCCTTGCATAATTGCGTTACCAATTTTTCTAGCATGGATTTTTGAAATAGTTGCCTGATCTTCAATTTCTTTTTGGGGTTCTGGTGTTTCCATAGGAACCTCTTCCATCATTTGTTGGATTTCTCCAGCCTTTGCAAATTTAATACTTAATTTAGTTTGAGTTAGGATTGATCCGTACTCTTTCATTATAATATCTTCTGCAAGTTTTTCTAATTGTGCTTTAACTTGAGGAGTTTGCATTCTTTGCACTTGAGAAACAAATTGCATAAACTGACTCATTTCTCTTCCAAGTCTTTGTTCAGTTCCTTGAACATCTTGCATTGCTCTGCGTTCAACTCCCTTTAGGTATTGATCGGGTGTTCCAGGATTTCCCTGTAAACTTGCCTCTTGTAAAAATTGTTTTAGTGTTTTCATATTACTTAAGGAATTCCTTTGGTGTAGTACCTAATTTTTTTAATTCAGCTAAAAATACATTAACTACATCTTCTGCAGTTGCGCTTGGTTCAGGGTTAACTGATGGTTTTTTAGTTGGAATTGGACCTGGTCTTGGAGTTACTTTAGGTTTTGTAGTAGGTTCTTTAATTGCAGGTTCAGCTGCATAAAATTCATTTACTATACTTTCACCAAGTAATTCTATAATTTTAGGTTCGCTCTTAACTGCATTTAGCAATTGTGGATATTTAAATAAACCAGTACTTGCATAACCTTTAATTTCATCAAGAATCGCCTTTGCATTTTGAATAACCTCGGATCTTGTTTGAGGATTAATATTAGGTAATAACATATTAAATAGTTTAGCAGAGAAAATTGACATTACGCCAAACTTCATGTAAAGTGCAATAATTTCTTCTTCTTTAACTGCCGGTGCAATTCTCTCCATTAGGATATTAAGAATTACTCTAGCTGATTCTTGATCGTCTTCTGGATTTACTTTATAGCTTGCTTTAATAACTGAATCAAGAACTTGAATCGGAGATTTTTTATCAATGCTAAGTTCAGTAATTACCTTTTTAATCATGGCTTCGATTGGAAAAACCTGAATTAAGGTGTTAATCATTTTATCCGGATAACCAAATTTCTTAAGGTGTGTTGCAATATCATCAGTTGTCTTAACACTCCTATCGTTAATATCATGACTATATGTAACCTTTCCTTCATATGAAATAGTTGTACCAATTAGGTGATGAGGATCAGTTGGTGGTAAACCAAAATCAAATGTATTAATTTGTACAGCGCTTCCACCATAACCTCTATTATTAAAACTTCCTCTATTAATACACCAGTTTGCAACTGAGCATAATTCCTTTTGCGCCTTTTCTGTACGTGCGCTTAACATTAGGTAACGATCATCTGCATAAATCACAGAGCCTTCTGGTTCTAATTGTTCTAATTTATCAATTTTACTTTGAACGTCAGAGTTTAGGTAACCTTTAACATAATTTTCAGCATAAACTATAAAATCAATTGGATTAGTAAAAGCCTTTGCCTTTTTTAACAAACGCACTTTAACTTCTTGACCCAAATCATTCATAATAGTTGCTGCATTAAAAAGTCTCTGTAGATCTTCTTTTGGTAATTCTCTAGCTGCTCTACGTAAATTTCCTGGTAATTCGTTAAGAATCCATTTTGCTTTACGACGGGTTTCAATTTGATTAAACTCATCTATTAGCGCCTCAAATGGAGAAACTCCATTTACTTCCTTTTGATTTGGAAATTCAATAATTGGCATTGATAATTCCCCTAAAAATTGGGAATTTGCTTTAATTTTCTCAAGCAATTCTGCTAATTGCTCAAATGAAACTCTATGATCAAATTTAAATTTGACAAAGGTTGATGCATAACCAGGAAGTGGCTGAATTAACTGTAAAACTTTTTTATAATCTTCATTTGCAAAAATTCTAGCTTGATCCTCTGGCGTAATTTCAGAAGATTCAATTCCTTTTGCTTGAGCAAAACGTTTTAACATATATTGTTTAGCTGCCTGAACATTCTCGTTTAAGAGTCTGTCCGAACGTTTCCAGCTATTAAATGATTCTATTATTCTCATCGTTAAAATAACCTTGTTTTGTTTTTCCTTTTACGTAATATCTCCAAGCTTCGCGGCTCTGTCTTTCAGCCATTTCTAATTGATCCCAATCGATATGTTCAGCTGCCCACTTCATTGCAACTCTATAAAATTCAGCCTCATTAGAATATGCTGATTTTGGAATAGCTTTCATTTCAACATCCATTGAACCTACTCTGCGGCCCCATACTCCAATATTAATTCCCTTTGGAGTCATTCTGCGTATTTTACTTGGGCCAGGAAAAAATCCTAGACCCCAACCATCTGATCTTCTATAACCAGGTTTTGCCCAAACAAGGGTACCATTTAAGAGTTGAGTTGGACTTGAAACTACTTCAAGACCTTTGTCCCTTAGTAGTTGAGCTTCTGGAGAATCTAATATTTCTCTAATTTCTGGAAGAGCTGTTCCTGCATAGTCTCCTCGGTCTTTAGCAGCAAGCATTGCATTCTTTCGGATATTCTTGGAATCTTGTCTATATTGATCTGTGTCAAGCAAACCAAGGTCCTTTAATCTAGCTAGTTTGGCTAATTGTTCTTCCGAAGATTCATCTTCATTAAGAAATTCACCAAATTTTTTGAAGTATGACATTAAGTATATCTTATTTGTAGTTATTTATCCAGATCTAATACTCTTTACCAGAGATTAGGTATAATAGAATTATGATAGAATTAGGAAAAATTGTTACGTATCTAGTATTAATCGTAACATCTGGAACAGGTACACCAGATTTTCAAGGTACCTACCAATATAATGTATATGATGCAGAAACCTGTATTGAAGGAACTGTGTATTGCCGAACTCCTCATCAAGCTGGAGACACAATTAAAATAAAAATAGAAAAACCGCAAGTTGCACGTAAGGTGCCAGTTAAAAATTAGATATCGCCTTGGGCAATCATAAATTCTAAGAATCCAATATCATCGATTGAAGCTTCCCAAATCCATTCTCTACGCTGATCGTAATTGGCCTCATCTTCTGGATCGCCATAGTCAATGTATTTGTTCATGATTGCACTTGTACGAGACTTAAGTACATCAATTGCGCGGCTAATTTCAGGATCACTACCCCACTCGTCGACCATATTATCCCAACGGTCATCGAACTCTTCTTTAGGAGCAAGACCTAGGTCTCTAAGTCTGGAGTCAATTTTCTTTTCGTCAGGCGAGGTTTCAGGATAAGCTTCTCTAGTTCTAGCTTCGATTCTATCCAGCATTTCCAATTCAGTTGGCGTCATATCTGCTCGAGCTTCACTTATAAATTGAGTAAAGGGTTTAGCGTATTTCATTAGTCAAAGATTTTATGATTTATAGAGATATTTATTAGTGCCGACTTACTAAAACTTAAGTATAATATATTATGTCGATTATCAATTGGGAGCTATGGCAAAAACTCAAAGGGCCAAGTTCAAATATAAAAACGGAAATAGATCCGAAATTTAAAATGAAAAATAAAACAAAACTACAGCAAATTGTTAAAGACTGGCAAGGCGCAACCCGAGCTGAGGTTTGGGAAGGGGTTAGGGATAATTTCCTATTTGGTTTTATCGGTGCAACCCTAGTTGTTTTTATTGCAACCAGAACTGATATTGCAGTTTTAGTTGGCTATATTACATATTACTTCTTTATGGGCAGAATTGTTAATCGCCCAAAATATGTAACCGATCTTGGTAAACTCGTAGTCTTTCCAATCCCAAGTGCACTAGGCGCTTTTGTTGGATATAAACTTTCATACTTATTAATACAAATAGTTAATCAATGGCTGGCATAATTAAAACTCTTAAGTTAGGTCACTTTCAAACGACCATGGTAATTCGACACAAGTGGGAGTCGTACAAAAATTCTGAATATTCTACCAAGCTAATGGATGACATTACGCTATGGCATCGTCGACATGAATTAGGTATTTGGTTTAAAAAGGATATGGCAGTAGGGACTCGTTTAAAGGGCAAGGCTATGTTTAATAAGTCAAACCTATCACCAAGTTGGTATATTGGTTTTAACCTAATCTGGATTAAAGTTTGGTTTAACTTTAACTGGAAGGTTTTAACCTTTAAAATCGACGACTAGTGACTAATAACTTTCAACAAATTTTAAAAATGCTCCAATTTAGGAGTGGCGATGATTTTTATCATCTACAAATAATCAAACGAAAAAAGGACCATCCTGAAATTGGCTCTAACTCTTTGGTTATTAAGACATATTACATTAAATCTGAAGAGCACCTAGCAAAAGTCGAGCCAGAAATTATTGCACTGTGCAATTTTCATGGAGCAAGAGCATGTATTAATCTTAATCGTCGCTCATTTGAAAAAATGGCTTTTCATACCCTAAAAAAGGTTACTGATCAAATTATGAACAAGGATTTTGCGTCAGTTCGTAAGGCGTATGAATCAGTGTGTGGAGCCTATGCAAATGAGCCCAATAAGAAATGGATTATTGATATTGATAATATTTCAATTGATGGGTTTAATCATCAGCCTAGCATGATTCAGATTAGACGCCGAATTATTGAATTACAAACCGAAACTGGCAATCCAATCTATATGGAATTTATTAAAACTAAAAGTGGAATCCATATTATTAGTGCTCCATTTAATCTGCAAAAATTTAGGGAAGAGTTTCCTGATATTGACGTACACAAGGATAACCCAACAATTTTATACATAGCATAATGAATACTAGACTATCAAGAAAAGGGGTCTACTTAGGAGAAGACCGAAACGGCGGAATCTTTGGACTATTTGATTCCATGATTAAGGAGACTTGTAGAATCAGTGAAGAAGAACTGGATCTATTGTGTGATATTTCAACTGAGGATGAATTGGATTTGGCAATGGCTGATGGCTTATCGTTTGGTGAAAAGCGTCAACTCTTAAAATTTCTAGAAGAAAAAATCTATAATAAAGCATGACATACGAAAATTTCTTAAAGCTAACACTAGGTTTACAAAAGACAAGTAGACAATTAGAAGAACTCAATAAATTAGGGGTTGACCTGATAGATTTTACTGATCCTTATAGCCAAATCATCCATAACTTATTGGGTGAAATCTGGACGCCCGAGGGTGTTGACTGGCTAACCTGGTTTATGTGGGAAGCAGACTTTGGCCAAAAGGATTTTAGTCAGGTCCCAAGTTATAAAAAGGTAGATGGGGAATTAGTTAAAGTTGAAGGCGAAAGGTGGGGCGCACATGATGAAAATGGAGAACCGATCTGCTATTCACATGAATCTACTTGGCAATTCTTAAAGCAGTATGAACGTGCTAAAAGTGCAGAGTAGTTAGTATATTAAATTTAAACTAAAGGAGATTTAATATGAAAAAGCAAATTTTAACTATCTTAACTTGTTTAGCGTCAATCACAGCATTTGCGCAAACTACTGAAATCAAATTGAACTTTGATACTTTTACAACAATTACTGTTAGCAGAGAGAGTGGAGAAATGCTATTTGGAAATCAACTTTACACTAAGTCTATCGCTAAACTTACAGACAGTTCAGTTATTGTAGTCGACTCGATTGGTAAAGAAACTAAGTACAGAATATTACGAAATTATACTGGGTTTGATTTAATTAATAGCAATGAAATTTTTACAATTTCTCTTTTTGTAATTAACGATTCTACTAATAAATTTTGGAATATTGATTTATTTAAATTAGATGCTACTCCAACTTCAATTGGATTTTCAATATACGATATGGAAAAGACCTTTAGATATAATGGGGATATCTCTGAGATAAAATAAAGTAAACTCTAAATAACAATAAAAAGCCCTGCATTGCAGGGCTTTTTTGTATAAAGTAGATTCGCTTTAATTATTTTGGAGCGTTTGGCGTAGCAGGTCTGGTTACGGCTGATCCCTTTGGTAAAATTTTATTAATAATATCGCCAGTCATATATTTAACATCACCTTCACCTGCAGTAAAGTCCTTATTTACTAAATATGTGTTATCTGCACGCTTAGTAACGGAGCCGTTACTCATTAAATTTTGAAGAGCTTGTTCAGAGTTTAATGTTCCAACCTTTTTTGCAGCAAATGATAATTTAACTCCAGTTAATTTTGGACCAGTTTGTGCAGCGCCCTTTGTCTTTTCGCTACTTGCTACAGCCGCAGTTTGTGCAACTCTATTGTTTCCACATAGATCCAATTCAGCAATTACACCGTCATTTGTTTTAGGATAAGTTCCTCCATTTCTTAAAGTTATATGTGCATCACTTGGTTCAAACCCTTTGGCTAGCGTTCCATTTGATAAGTATACATATACGTGTGGTGCATCACTATGACAGCCACCCTTGCCTCCAAATCCTGCTCCATTTACTATACACTTTGCTCTAAGAATTATAGACTTTCCATCTCCTGCCGCGACAATACGCTTAATTAATGCTGTGTCGTGAAGCCAAAAGAAATTTTTTCGTACACCACCAGAAGTTGCGTCCTTTGCACCGCTCTTATAAAGAACATCACCATTCTCTTGGCTATTACTCATACTTGCATAGGCAGTTCCCTTTGGAATCCAACCGCCAACTGATTGTCCAGGAAGTCCAGCTCCACTTGAACCAGCTGTGGTTAATGGAATACCATTTGCAGTTATTTCATAATTTGCAAAATTACAGCCATGACCAATATTTTTTGGATCGTCGTAACTAACTACAATTCTAACTCCAACTGTACATTGGGCAGCACCTAAATCTTGAATTACTCTAAATTGAACAGTCGTTTTTTGATCAGCATCATAACCTTGCTTTAGTTTAGAATACTCTGCATGGTTTGGCAGTGCCGCTTTTTTGACAGGGTCAGTTTCCTTATTCCAAGCTCGATAGTTATCCCAACCACCAGATGGTTCAGTTAAGGTTTTAGCCTCTTCGAAAATAAGTTTAACTGTTGGCAATTTAGAAACAGTTCCATCTGCCACTAATGGTTGAATTATTCCATTAACATAGGCTTGAATCTTTTGTTTGCGTTGTTCTGATAGCCATCCAATCTTTTTTGCTCCAGTTTGCTTTTCCATATCAAAGTTTGGAACAATCGATTCGCTAGACCTAATAACTACTTCAGAAACCCATGATTTTTTAGGTTCAGCCTTAAGAAACGCAATCATTTTATCAATAATTGGCTTAAATTTGGCAGAATTAGTAAAGGTTTTACCTTTGGCATCAGTGTGGTCTACTGAATAGAATCCAGCTGCATAAAGACATAATATATCGCCAGAGCTTCCGCCCTTTCCTGCAACAAACGGGTCAGTTGGGGTTCCTGCCTCGGTAATCGGCTGTGAATTTAATTCATTATGGTTTGCCATAACCTCATCATAGCTAATACTTTCAGTAATAAAACCATGGTTTGAACAGCCACAATCGCTTTTTGGATTTTGCTTTTCAAATAACCAATTTTGGTATCTTTTAATTTCCATTAAATTTTAAGTTTATTTGTAGTTATTTATTTGTACTCAAATCTGTTTAGCTGGTTTCTTGTATAAGACTACAATAAAATCTAAATATATGAAAACCCGAGAAATTTACTTGACAATTGGCCTGGTTTTGGTTTCTTTAATTGCCGTTATGCAGCACCAAACCAAGTCATCAATTCAATTTCAAGTTGCTGAACAGCGTGAACTAATTGAAAAACAGCATGCCCTAATTGATTCACTACATGGAGAGCTATTCATTTCCAACTCAACCATTGGCAGATGGGAGCTTTCACTAGATCACCTTGGTCAGGTAGACCAATCGGCATTTAATGAGTTTTCCCGATTCTACGACCACGAGACTGAATAGTCTTTGGATAAATAACAAGAAATAGCAAATTAAAAATGGCTAAGCACGTAAAATTATTTGAAGGTTGGTTGAGCGATGTTGCGCAACTATTTACCGGAGTTGCTGCTAAATCTTCATTTGGCTCAGATAACACAGAGTTTAAAGAGTTTGAGGGTGACATTGAAGATTTATCTGATACTGCACACCAATCCTCTCTACGTCCAATGAAAAACAAGGAAAAATATTTTGTTGTTCACCATACTGCAGGTCGAGGTAAAGCTGAAGATGTAGTGGATATTCTAAATAATCGTAATCTTGGCGTACAGTGGGTTATTGATCGCGAAGGCAAGGTGTTTAGAACTTTTCCAGAAGGCTTAACTGCATGGCATGCAGGTACTGCAAAAAAAGACCGTAAGCCTGGCGCGCCATCTGATCTTGAAAATGATACTGCTCAAGGGGTTGAGGTAATTGCGTCAAATGATTCAGATGTATTGCCAGTACAGGTGCTAGCTGCATTTAAATTAATGAAATGGTTAGGATTTGATAAAGGAGACGTTTGGGGTCATGGTGAAATTACCTTTAATAAAGAGGCAACTGAAGGTAAAACTATTGTTGATTTTTGGAGAACGCACAGCGAGAAAAGTATTGCTGATGTTGAGAAAATGTTTACTGATGATAATTGGACAGTGAATAACACAAAGTTACCAGTTCACCAAGCTTAATAGAGACTAATTTAATTTAAAGAGAGATCCCCGGATCTCTTTTTTTAGGCAGTTACAACAGATTCGCCCGATTGCGCCCCGCGCCAGGGGGTTGAGGCCAAAGGTTAGCGACGTGCAAAATTATAGTGGGGGTGCTGAGGATTCCAGATCCAGCCCTTTGCGTCTGCATCAAGAGCAACTTGGTAGAGGAATCTGGCCATTGAGTGTTGAGGATCAGTGGAACCATCAAAATTAACAGTTTGGCTAGAGGTAGGTTCGCCAAAGTGACCGCTTGGGCGGAATGAGCCTGGGAAAATCCAGTATTCAAAGGCAAGTCGGCCTCTAACTTCCACATCCATTTCCATTTCACGCTTTACCTTTAGGAGACGTTCCTTAATATTCTGGAATCGGGCCTCTTGACGTGGTGTTAAACCTGGGGGTACTGTTGCAGTAAAGATTAACTCGGCTGCATCAGCTGGACTAAATTTAAGGAGTACAGTACCGTTTGCTTTTTGACGATCGGTTGCCCAGTTTTTCCATTCCAAACCTAGATCCACAAATAGCTTTTCAAGGTTTTCAACAAATTGGCTACGATACCGCTTGTCCCAACCAAGCTCCCGTAATTTTTGTTTATAATCTTGGGGTTCCATTAGGCCTAGGTCTAGGAGACGTTTAGCCGTATCAACCTCTTCTTGAGATTCCCATAATCTAAATTTAGTGATATACTTCATAATTAGTCCTGTTCTTTTACTTCAACGCCGATCCATGGTACAAAGACCTCTTCCATCCACCCAATAATTTCGTCAGCTATCCACTTACTTTGTGCTACTGTATCGGGAATATCTGCATAGCCTCCGATTGGTCGGGTCCAGAAATAATCGGGTACCTTAATAAGACGACTACTGTCAGCTCTGCCAGTTGCGTTTTGAAAACGAACTATTAAGCGACAATTCCATAATTTATAACTATGGTTAACGCCTTTATCAATATAGACACTATAATAAGGATCTCTGCCGCCTTTACCCTTTTGATAGATACGGATCTCATCAAATGCAAGTTTCTCTACATCCAATTCAGGATAGTGACTAGCCAGCCTCTCCTTAACGAGTAGGACAACATCATCTTTAATCTTGACCCAGTCTTCAATATCAATCATACCTAGATCAACAAGTCTTTCATAGCCTGTCCAGAAAGGATCTGCGGATTCTACTAGTCGATAGGGTTTAATATACTTCACAGGTTAATAACGGCTGGTTTTAATCCCTTTACCTGCAGTACTCAACTTAGCAAGGGTAGCTTGATCTGATTTAGCTAGATTACGCTGAATAGCCGCAATAACCACCTTAACCATTTCTTGTAGATCTGGCGTGTTTTCATCTACAATTGGAGCTTCTCCTAACCAGTCTGGATTTGGAGTTACCCCATCACGCTTGTCTTCAGCATAGATATCGGCAACCTTAATAACTACCATTGCAGTTATTCTATCACCAGTTATCTTTATAAGGGTTTCTTTAAGTTTTTCACGGTTAACATCTAGATAACCTCTAACTGCTGACCAGTCTGTCTGGCCCTCTACAGGTTCTACTGTACCACCTAGGTCTTGAGCAAGCTGAGCTATATCAGCAGACTCTACTAGGTATTCATTAAACGATTTAATCTTGTTCATAGTATTTCTTTATTATTATAAAGATATTTATTTGGCAAAAGACCTGGATAACCTGCCCCAGGCCAGGGGAAAATCTCTACCAGTAGAAATGCCCCTAGGAAAAGCTCGGGATAAAAGTCCGTCTAGCCAAAAAGGTTCCAGCACAGCTTCCAGGCCGGGGAGGAAAGAGAAAAAAGTAAAAATGCTTGCTTCCCCCTGGCTACAAAAAACTATACCAGGGATAGCCCCCGGGGTAGCCCCTGGGTAGTCCCCCAGGGTCACCTGGGAGCAGCCTGGCAGTCCCCTGGAGTACCCCTGGAGTCACCTGGGGGCAGCTGCCAGGACGGTCCCCAGGGCAGCCAGGGACAGTCCCCAGGAGCAGCCAGGAGCAGTATTGTATCAGCCCCTGGGCTAGCCTGGCCAGCTGACCAGGGCTGTTCTCCAGCCGGTCCTGGTAGCAGTATCTGTGCTAGTCTGGTACCTCCCCTGCGCAGCTAAACCTATCTGCCAGGTCTAGTATAATAACTATAATGTTTAAAGATAATGCAATGCCAGAGTACCTATCTGAGATAATTAAAGAACGTATCCTAACCGGCCTAGAAGGAGTAGGTCGAGACCAGCAACAGATACGCCAATGTCTAGGCAAGATAGCCGAAGATCTAGGCCGAACTGCAGGCGAAGAAGACTGGAGTGCTGAGTACCTAGAATACTTATTACATGCTCTATATCATGGATGTCAAGCTGCGCTAGACGAAGCTATAGCAAGGGAAGAATACGAATGGGCTGCCGAGCTATTCTATAGAGTTAAGCGCGAAACCGAAGTAAACAAACTATAACAACATATGCAGATACAAGAATTCAGGGTAGGGGATCCTATCCAATGGTTACAGCAATTCGAAGAGATAGATTACCCAATACGGGGAGTAGTAGAGATAGTTGAATCAGATAAGCTTACTGTTCGCGATAATCTCGGCAATTTCTGGCAGGTTACAGATAAGGACGAGCCGACCAAGGTATGGGAGTAGATTGTTAATAACTTTTATTAAATAAATTTTTTTGTATCAAGCGGATTGGTTATATTTACTATATCAATTAATTAATAAGCTATGATACACAGAGAATTTAAAGTAACGGTTCACGAACCTATACGCGAAGTTACAGGTCGAGATGTTCAACCTATCCGCTACCATACTGGTCAAGAGATTTCGCTAAGACAAGACGAGTTTGACGCATTAAAGAAAGGAGAGACCGTAGAGAGATTTACCAATGAAGGATTTATCCGATTCGATAAATACAACTTTGCAAATGGGGTTAGAGTAGTTCAAATCGAGATAACAGAAAGCGAGCTAAAGCTTGGTAATACTAGAGGTCGTAAACTTTAAATCTATCATTATGAATGATTTCTTTTCCACTATCGAAAAATTGGGTATATTAGCCCTAAAGATTATCGCGTTCTTAATTGTCGCGAAAGTATTAATTAAATTATTAAACTGGATATAATGGATTCAAAAACATCAGAAGCGTTAGGTAAACTCTTCGTCGCTATTTGTAGCTTCATGATAGAAGCTTTTATTCTTAAACTAATATGGAACGGACTTGGTCCTGATCAAGGTCTGCGCGAAATTACTTGGGTTGGGGCTATGGGCTGGATGATTATCGGTAAAACTGTCTTGGGAACAGGAGCAATTAAAACTGCAATCGCTAGTGCCAATAAGAAAAAGGATTAGGTATAATATCTTAAACTTAACATTATCTATGTCTATATCAAAAGTATTTGCAGCAGTTGCTGCGAAATTTAAAACCAAACCGACAACTATGTCAAACACAGCAAACCAAACCAAGATAGGAATGACCTATCGCAAATTGCCTTACACGGCAAAGTTAGCAGTTATCAACTCTCGCTTACGTCAAGGCGATGTAGTTAAAGTGGCTGCACGTACAGGATTCTCACCTAACTACACAAGTGAAGTTATCGGTGGCCTATACACTAACACGAAAATTGTAAACAAAGCTTTCGATATGACTCGCGGTCGTATCAAGAATTCTCAGCTTGTCTAAGTAGAGAAACTCTTTAAGCCTTGAACCTGCCCCGTAAGGCAGGTTTTTTTTTGAAAAAAAGTTAAAATAAATTTTTTACTGTCAAATAAATTGTTTATATTTACATATCATTAATCATTAAAACAATTAACTATGTCTAGATTACAATTAACCCTTATTTCAATCCTTTCTTTTGGATTAGCATTTCTTCTTATTATGGGAATTCCTCAAAGAGTTATCCATTTCGCAGGACCTGAAAACGAGATGGGTTGCTGCTTTATTGCATTCCTTATGGGGATCGTAACCTTTTGGGGAGCGTGTACTCCTGATAAACCTAAACCTTCTAAATTCTAAACTATGTCAAAGCTTTATATCTTAGGATCAATTATCCTATTCGTATGGGCGCTAGTATTCTTTGCTGCCCTCACTGCAGATCCCAATCAAATATGCGATACTACTTATTCTAGTTCGCGAACATTTAAACTATTTGTTTTTGGCGGTCCTATAATTGGAGTTGCTCTTAAATGGTTAGGTAAGAACCCAAACCGGATTGGGTAATATAAGATTATATGAAGACAAAGAAAGACAGGTTATGGTTAGTGGAACTCTGGAATTCAGATATCCTAAGCGGGCGCAGCGTTGTCACAACACTCAAAGGAGTCCATGCCATTGCTAAAGTCCAGCTAGATGCTAAGACCCTAAATATAGAATACAAAACACTATGTCGAGAAGCTGCGACCAAACCAGTTCTCTTATGGGATAAGGACAAGTGGGAGACGGAAGAACAAGCACTGTATAATCCAGAAGCCCACCATATCCAGGTCTCGATAGTACCCTTAATTAAAA